ACTGTCAGCGAGCCCTTTTATCGTTGCGGCGAGTGCTTCCGATTGGTCTACCATAGGCGCCACCATTGCTTTTCTTCAGGTTTTTCCACCTCACCCCAGGAAATGGTGTGCCATTGGTAACCTTCCTCGCCTACTTCACGGACGATCGAGTAGCCCAGATGCATAATGTGTTCGAAAGCGTGCTGGCGGACGAGGAAAGACGGGTGGCAGACGAGGGTGTGAGTAACCAGAGTGGTCAGGTTTTTAGAGCAGGCCGCGAGGACCTGCGATTCTACGGCGTTAAGTACGTTCTCAACTTCCGTCGCCAAGGCCTCTGAAGAGGACAGGACTGCTGATTTTGCTGAAATCATCCTTTGGTTCTTCCTTACGGTAGCGTGAACGGATGTAGCCATGCGGCGACATCTCCACGTAGTCACCGACTCGATACGGTCCGGTGACAGGTTTTGCTGAAGGGGGAATGTGGTTGACCGGCTCGTATGAGTTCTGGTAATCAACCTTCGTGATGCGTAACAGTTTCATGCTCCTCCACCCGTGCAGTTTTGCCATCAAATACCACCACGACGCCATCCTTCAGCTCAACCCCGTTGAGGTTCATGACGTTATTGTCAAAGTTAATCTGGCGGGTGTGCATCAAGTTGGCGAACCAGTTCGGTAACTCGTTAGCGTCCAGATCGACCTGCAGCTGGTCGCCTTTTACCGACTTGATGCGAACTTCCTTGGCTTCGGGGCGAAGAAAGTGGATGTGACCATCGCGTTCGATCATAAAGTCACCCAACCGAGGGGTTCCGCTGAACTGCATACAATCGGCACCCTGGGCTACTGGACGCCATACTTCTGAACTACCCTCGATGTGAACTAACTCTAAGATCTCTTGCATTTACTTTCTCCAATAAGACATTTCGAAGTAGACCGGATCGGTGACGTACTTCCTCATTTCCCAAATGTTACCAGACTTACCGTTGCAAAAAAAGCTTGTATTCCACACACCGTGACAATTTATCTCGTGGTGCATGTAAAACGTCTCGCCGGTGACCAACGTGACTTTGACAAAGTCGTCGCCGTCGCGGGAGTACAACCAGCGGATAAACTTGAACCAATTAATCACGCGGGCACCAATCCCAGGACTCGTTGTGCTCGTCCGCTTTAAGCGCCGCATGGAATGCTCGGTACGCCGCTTGCTGCTCTTCTCGCAGTTCGATAATGATGTTGCCACCTTTACCAAACCACTTATAGCAGAACCCCACGTAAGACTGACCAGTCTCGAACGTTGAGACGGATAGCATGCCGTAAGAGCGGGAGTATTCGCCGTGATCGGTCGGTTTGCTATCACAGAGCCAAATCTGACGACCACCGAGATGGCTATCCGAGCGGTGACTCGAGTGCACGAGCATGTAGAAACGCCCCGGAGTTAAATCCGGAAGGCCATCTAAGCCCGATTTAACAAGCCGAGGGTGCGACAAATACTTCTTGAGGTAATCCGGTACCGACCGCATTGGCAGGCTCCTTCACGTAGTATTTAGCAGGATCCAGAGCAGCGAACTGTTCCGGGGAGATGAACGTGCCACCATCAAAGTACCAACCGGGACCGACGTCACGGAAATGGCAGTACGCTTTCAACACGCCAGACTCACCGTGCATCAAGGCAAAGCCATCTTTGTCAATCTCATGGATGGCCAACAGCACGCGCTTATGGCTTTGTACCGGCTCCGGATGAATCCCGAACTTCTTCAGCACGCTGATGATGTGTCCCCGCTTACTCTGGATATTTGGGACGTCACGAAGCTCATTGACGAGCTCCGAGTACAGATGACGTTTCATTTGCATAGGTTAATCAGTCCTGCTTTGATATACAGGTGAAGGAAGCGGCCAGGGTATAGCTTACCGCCGTGGTAAAAGCCTTGGATGATCTTCACGTCCAGTTCCGGCCCGTGGGCTCCACGGTACCGGCATACAGCAACGGAGCGTCCACGGATGGTCAATCCAACCATGGCGTACAACCGCACGCCATTAATCAGAACGGGGACACAGCGTACCGGGTCTCGACGGAGACCATGATAAAGCACCATATCCCAGACTTCTTCCGGACGATCGTTGCGATGATACCAGCACAGAAACTTCTCGATCGCCCGAGAGATTAATCGCATCCGCTGCCCCCACCACTATAACTCCCGTTGTCACTGCCATAGGACGGCGAAGGATCATAGCTCGGAGAATGGTGGTGTGATGGAGACTCATAACTCGGAGTAGAGTGACGTGGTGCATCACAAGTTGACGTATCCACCGAACGGGACGGCTCACTCAGCACGGAGTTCATGATCAGCATCTGGGCCATCATGGCATCGCTCTGAGAGGAACGTGATCCACGGTGGCCCTGATGGTGAGCACGGGTTCCCGGGCTGTGTGGACGCTGAGCCTTCTGGGCCCGAGCAATCAGCCGCTCAGTCTCCGCTTGGTTGTGGTAGGTGGAACCGTCTTGCATGATCCGACCAGGCTCTACCGGGAGATCCGGTGCCACGAACAAGTCCGCCCGGGTTAAGGGTTGTTCCGGTGGCAGGCTCGACCGTACGATCTTAGACCTCAGCGGTTTCATGGGTTCACGGACTTCCGGTTTCTCAATCGACATGTTCACCGCCGCCCGCACGTCACGTTCAGTAACCGGCGTCAGGGATGCCGCGTAGCCCACCAGTACCGAAGCCGGTCCCCAGTAAGTCTTGCGGAACCAGCCTTTCTGGAGGATACCTGGGCCCGGACCGCGTGCTTTACGGAACAGGCCGTGTTTACGAACAGGAATCCCGACCCGGTCCAGGGCCCAGTGCTGCGGCGCTGCCCGGTCGTTACGCATGTCCATCACATTGTACAGATCGCTCAGACAATAGAGTGGACCATCCACACGGATCGAGCAGAAGTCATTAATCTTCAGTTTCTTCATCATCGTTTTCCTCAGTTTCCTTGCCAGCTTTTTCCGCTGCCACCAGTGCCTTAATCTTGTCTGCATCGAGTGTTTCATCGAGCAGCTCTTCGTAACCGCCGATGCCCAAGTGCGGCACGTGATCCCACATTGCGGCCTTCAGACCGTAGTTCCCCTGGATCCCGGAGTTCAGCGAGTGAATCATGTACATCGTGTCGAAGATACGCCCACGGACGCGGACGCCGGTGGTTACCGCACAGTACTTGATATCAAACTTCACGTTGTGACCCACTTTCGCACGCTCAGACAGTAACACCGCCTTCACGTACTCCCACGCTTCTTCCGGTTTGAAGAACCGCTGGTCTTTGTGCCACAGTGGAACGACGATCGCTTGCACCTTCCCGTCCGGACGGCGGTAGCCGAACTGAGACGTCAGGATGCGAGCATCTTCAGCCCACGGATCCAGGCCGGTCGATTCCAAGTCCCAGGAAATCACCTGGTTTGGCGGCAGCCTGAGGATATCTTCCATGGTATCGCGGACGTGGTCAAGTGTCGTGCACACAAATACTTGGTCCGCAATGATCCGCTCCAGGTTCTCCCGCAAGCCACCCACGGCAATCTGACCGTCGAGGATGCGGCGAATCTTGGTGAGATCGTTGATGATGACACCAGTGTAATCCGACCCGTACATCTGACCAGACGCATTCTGGCGAAGCATGTTGAGCACTTTCGCATGCAGCGTCAGGACGGTAGGAATAGGCGGCAGACCTTCAAGCTCCGTGTGGTAAAACTCCCCACGGTTCTTGTAGTTCGACTTCTTGGCCAGACCTAAGGCTTTGGTCACTTCGGTCGACATCGAGACGATTGCTTTCGGGCGGGTCCGGCGGATTTCTTCCATCAGGTAGACCGAGCACGGTGCCATCTGCGTGTACGTCAGTTTGACCCGGTCTTCAGCTTCGAGGTTCGGGCACTTGATCAGGTTCAGTACCTTAAAGTGCACGTCCTTACCGAACGCCAACCGGGCCATGGAGGCGATCTGCTGGGCGTGCAGCTGGTTCACCTGTCCGGCTGTCTTCCACCCGTCGGGACCGGCACGGTGATCCTGAATGATGACCACGTCAGCACGATCAGTGTTCAGGTCAGCAATGAGCGGCCGCTTCATGGAGCACGGCAGTTTGCACACCTTCTCGCAGTACCGCGGGCGAATTTCCGAGAAGTCTTCTTTGGCCTGAATCGCTTTGGTCACGGCCGTAGTCATCTTCTCTTGGGCGTACAGTTGGTCGAGATCCATGTCTTGGATCTTGGTGCGTTTCGGTTTGGGTTCGGCCTTGGGTTTGGTGGTCGATGCCCGCAGCTTTGGCGAGTTTATAGCCATGAATTGCCTCATCTACAGTGCGTTGAAAGTGAATGGAAATCCACTTCGCGTAAGGCGAAATGAGTTCCAGGCGGACCCAGATTCTACCATAGTCATCGTCGATCCGCACTTTCTTTGGTTTACGCAGACGGTGGAACCCGCCGGTGAGCAGCCAGCGGGGTGGGCTTTTGTAATCCGGACGCTGGGACGCCCGGAACACATCGTGAAGCCTAAACCACTCGCCTTCCTGTCGGATTACGCATCCGTCGATGACGAGCATGGGGTGGGCTCCATGGTTTTAGCAATCCCTTGTAACGCAGCGATGATCTGCTCAAGGTTTTCTTTACTCGGGAACGCCAGGGTCAGCAGGTCAGGCTCGTCTTCTGAACCGATAGTAATGCTGGAGCCTTTGCCGTCGTAGGCACCGAGGAACAGGTCATCGCTACAGTTAACGTATAGGCCGCCATCCATGTACATCATGCCTTTCGGCAGCGTCTGGTCCGGACCGGAATACGCCAAACCGACTTTCTCCCAGTACTTCAGTCGTCCCTCGCCTTTATCTTCTTGAGCAGCCAAGCGGCGTTCGTTATCAAGAGTAGAGATGATAGTGTGAGGGGTTTCTGGATCGAGGATTACGCGATGGTTTTCTGTAGCCTGGTAAATCACGCCGATGACTTTCTGATTATGCATCGAGCTCGTGATGCTCAGTTGGGCAATAGCTTCTTCACGGTTGCCAGAAGCAAGGAATTCGTCCAGAATTTGGCCGAACAGGATCTCTTTCTCAGCTTGCATGGTACTTCTCCATTATGGGGTATGCTTTTCTTATACCTCGGCTTCTTCTGCTTGTTTATTCTGCAGAATGAAGGCGCCGCGGATAGATTCCATTGTCTGCATGCATTGCATCATGACATCATTCGGCGACAGAGGACGTTTATGGCACCGCGAACGGTTGATCACCAGCATGCCGTCTTCGTTAACGGTATATCCCGAGATACGGAAAGGGATACCGATACGCCAACCCCGGGGGAAGTCAATCGCCCGCGGTTTTCTAAACAGGTTGATTGCACCCTCTGGCATCGGGCGGCGCTCGTGCAGACCAACGTCACCCTCGTAGTACCAGGCAATTGGGGTGAAGTGGGCGAAATTCAGACGCTGTCTTTCCCGACGATGACCGGCACGGGAGATTTCCAGTGCGTCGATCAGCAGCAGGACTTCCTGGCGGGAAAACGCGTTGTAACCGGCGTCAAGCTGGCGACGAACGGACGCTTCATTACGGGAAATGACTCTGATGTCATTCATTACTTTGTTCCTTCTGGGTGTTGAAGATAAAGGGTGTGGAGGTCACCGAGAGTGGTTTCCAAAACGTGTTGCAGTTCGGCAGCTGTCAGGTTGGAGAACATTCTGCCACACCACCAAGTACCATCGGATTTCGTGTGGAAGTTTTCCCCCGCATGGAACTGTTCAGACCCATCTTTAGGTTTGATGACCCAGTCCTTCGGAATCGTGAAATTATCCGGGCGGGAGAACAAGCCTTCCTGGAAGCTGGCAGGGCTAATAGAGCCGGCTTTGAGCATCGCTTTCTTGGCCGCATCACCGAGGAAAAAGCCAGTTGCTTGGTCTACCCAGGCTTTCGGGTCAAAGAACGCACGGGCCAGGCGAATCTTCAATGCCTTGGCTGTATGCTGCTGTTCACGGCCCCAGCGAAGCATCATTCGCATTTCATTAAGGCTGAACACGCGGGGATCTTCCTGCTTCACCAGATCCATTAACTCTTTGATGTTCTTACGTTCTTTACGTACACCCCATGGGTTTCTCTTAGTCACGTGGTTCACCAGCTGGCGAACTTCAACGAAGGAGAAACGGGTGATGTTATCGTCTTCGATGATCTTCAGGATTTCCTCCGGACTACGGGTCGGGCCTTCGACTGCCAGTTGCTTATTAGCGGTCTTATACTGCTCGAGATCTTTTTGGGTCTCTTCAAGCTTCTGACCAAGTCGGGCAATTTCTGCGTAGCTAAACAAATGGGTATCTTCACTGGGCGGCTGTCGAACAATGTTGAGAATGTGCTGCACCGAACGGTCACCGTCCGCGGCGTCCAGAGAGGCCTTGAGAATATTTTCCATAAACTGCAGACGGCGGGCCTTAGCGTCTAAATCTTTTTGAAGCATGTCCAATTGATGAGCCAGCTCGACCATTTCGTGAGACATGAGGGCACGGCCGATCGCCGCAAGCTCTCTGATTTTTGCTGAAGTAACCATAACATCACCTAAATATGTAGGGCTCCGGACGGAGACCTTTCGTCACATTTGTTATACCCGGATTTCGACGTTTTGGGGACGTTCCAGTAGGGTTGGCGACAGCTCGGGCTTTCTCGGCGTTGATACGTTTGGACGTCCATTACGTCCAGAACGACACCCGCTTATAGCCCTGAAGAGTAAGGGTATGGACTCTCTATATATCTTTAAAAAAGCCTTAGTAAGTAGTTTATAGTATAGGGGAACAGTTACACTATAGAGTGTGTCAAGGTTCGCGTACCAGACGTATCGGCGTACCAACTCCCCGCAAACCCGCGTGGTGTAAGGCTTTCGCTTGGAACATTTTGGGAACGTGGGGCGTATCAGACAAGAAAAAGCCCTCCGAAGAGGGCTCTGGGTTTTAGAAGTACGCAACCTTTCGGTCGACACCGTTGATGTTCACGGTGACGTAGCCGGCAGGGAGTGCGACCAGCGGGGCAGCCGCAACGGCCGTTTGCATGGTCAGGACACCTTGCTCATTCGCACCGATACCGGCCAGGCCGTTGTGCAGGCTGAAGCGGTTCTGAGGGACAGCAAAGTCACCCCCTTTGGTGAAGCTTGCCAGTAACGCATCCAGATCCGCATCGGCGACCGGGCCGTAGTCCGAGCTGAAAGCGGTACACTGACCGGCTTCAAAGCGGGTTGGACCAGTGGTGGTCAGGTTGAAGATCACGTCGCCGCAGTTCTTGGCCAGCTTGACCCAGACTTTGGCACCGTCACCCCAGACACGTTGGTAGCGAACGTCGACGATGGCATCCATTCCTTCCTGCTGCATGTCCGCGTAGACTTTGCCAGGAGAAGCACAACGCTGCAGGTTAATGCGACGTTTACCCACACCGTTCATGGCACACGGTTGTTCCAGTTTGGCGTTTGCCGCCGCACCGTCACGCTTGGACAGGAACTCGATTTCCCACACTTGGTTCATTTTCGGGAACGAGAAGTGCCCGACGTAGAACCACTTGTCTTCCGGTGTGGTGTTCGTCAGCTTGTAACCGGTGAAGTAACCGGCACGGAAGGACGCGTCGTTCATTTCCACACCGTATGTTTCACGACGGATCCAACCCTTCTCGTAGCCTGACAGCCAGGAACCGGCGACGCGGTTACACGTCATGGTGCCCTGACCTTGGAAGTACGCACCGTCGATGACGCAACGGGTGTTGTCCAGGCAAAGCGGGTTGTCTGACGACTCGATCGATAACGCTTCGATGACCCACTGACCGTTATCCAGGTTGCCCGGGAAGCGGGTGTGTTCAATCCACACGTTACGAATCAAGCCCTGAGTCAGGCGTGGCATATCCAGCAGGGCAGGACCGTAGCCGTTTTGGAAGTTAGAGTTCTGCAGACTGATCGCCGTCGAGTGGTTCCATCCACCAGCAGGGTTGTTCGAGTACTTCACTTCGATGACAGAGCCGAAGGACTTCGAGCTGTAGATCTGATCCAGCTTGGTATCCAAGGTGTCGATGAACTTCAGGCCGGTACCACCGTTGTTGTCGATACGGACAGCAAAGATGTTACAGAACTCACCGGTCTGGCAGATGTTCTCGAAGAACGGCTGGTTGTTCGAACGCTGAGCAGGCATGACTGCACCCTTGATGTTGTTCACGTCAGCGGTACATTGGCCATTCCAGGTGAAGCCTTGCATGATCACGCGGCGAGCGTTGACCTTGAAGACCGTGGCATCAGATTTATCCGAAATGATGCGGACACGAGGACGCCAACCACCCTTCGCACGGACGTCACCGTAGATGGCGAAGACCGGCAGTTCACCTAAGCCGGTGAAATCTAATGGCTTAATGAACGTTTGACCGGTTGGGATGCGGACACCCAGTGCGTCGCTGTAACTCTCGTAGTTCTTAGACCACAGGAAGTTACGCATGAACGCATCACTGTCGTCGGTCTTACCGTCACAGCGGCCACCGAAGTGGAAAAGGTTGATCTGCTCGGGATCGTCGATGATACGCTTCCAGAAGAACTTCTTGCCGGCGTCCAGAGCGACAGTACCACCGTCGTCTGCAGGCAAGTCTTTGGTCTGCACGAAACCGACGAATAAACCACCACCCCGGAAGGTGCTGTCTCTGTCGTAGTATCGTGTCAGCATGGCGATATCGCCAGATTTGGTCGGAGCGGTGGTACGGAGTTGGGCGAAGCTATTGACTTCAATCATTGACATTTCCTCTAATAATAATGGACCTTAAAATCGAAAAAACCCTTATAATAAAAGGACTTTCAGGTAGACACCTGTCAATTTTAACGTCAAAAATTTGAGTTAGACGAAATGAAAAAAGCCCTCCGAAGAGGGCCTGGGGGTGTTCTTAGCGACGAGACAGAGGGACTGCTTCGTAGTACTGCATTACGGTATTGGCAGGAATGTACCCGCGGACCACCGCCAGTTTCAACGCTGCTTCCGCAGAGTGAGCGTGGACGATTTCGCTAGATGGCTTTTTGCCGTAGCGACCCTTCTTCTGGCTCCCGTCTTTGTTCAGAGGGAGGACAGGACGAACTTCATACTGCATGCCGGACTTTTTCATGATAAAAACCTGGTGTGTGGTGGAAGATGGGATCACTATAACGGAGGTATCCCACTCTGTCAACACTTACAGAGAAATATCTTTCGAATACACCAAGTTCTGTCCGACACGGTGAATTCTGGCTAAAAAGCCGTTTACGCCGCCCCGATCGATCTGGCGTTCGGTACGAGCCCGTGCGAGCAATCCCGGGACGCCGACGACTTTGGTGCCGGTTCGCTCCAGATCGGACTGAAGTACAGAGCGCTTATACGGCGTGAAAGCTGCTGAGAGCTTTCCGTCTTCAACAAGGCGATCGTCGAGGATAACCGTATCACGGTTGCCACGAGCAAGCCTTTTACGTAACGAGTAAAAGATGTGTTCATTTGGATCTCCAAGTTTGACCTGGGCGCCGTGGGGCTGAACCTGGCCATTGTTAATGAGGTAGATATCCCGTGCGTTGTTATTATCCGGTGCACGCACAGCGATATTATCACCCTTCGTCAGAATCCTTGCAACCACTCTTTCCGCGTACGGACCGAGGTTCGTCATTTGGTGACGCAGATTGCCGTCTTCACGGTATCCCGCAGTGTCAGGGACAGAGCCCTTTCCGGCGAGCATCGCTTTGACCGTTTCCAAGCGGGTGCGTGTGTGGTTATTCTCCCAGACGGCCTGAGCGGCTTGGTCCAGGTCGAGATTGTCAATGTCCGACCAATTCATAGTATCCTCCGGTATCCCTATAGTTTAGCTAAAAAGAAAGGTAGGACCCCCGCGTGGTTGGGGCCCTACCCGCCAGTAATCACCGGCTATGTCGTACCATCGAAACTTGTGAATTGTAATCCATCGTGCCAACAGCTACGAAGGATGATGCGAAGAGCAGAGCGATTAGAATAGCTTTTCCACGGGTCATAAGAATTTCTCCTTTCCTGGTTTACACTCTTCTTATACCGCTCCGCTTCTTCGATATTGACTACGGCCGAGGCAACCGGACTTTCCAGTTGATATCGACTTGTAAGTGAGCTTCGTTAACCCAGCTTGCGTAAAAACCTTCGAGTTTCAACGCCTGGATCATCGCTTCACCTTTGTCTTGATCTTCACGGGATACTGGAAAATCGTTGATCTCAGCCTTACCCAACCCTGATTCATAACGGATTTGGTCCTGAACCTTGTGAGCAAGGTCGCCGGCCCGGGCCCACTGGAAGTCCGCCGCCCGCTGTCGGTTCTCTGCTAAGAAATTCATGACCAGGCTACCGTGGCGTTATGGGTGTACTGGTTGTAATCGGACACTTTAAAACCACGGCGTTCCAACTTGCAGATTAACGAATGGCGATCATTAGCTGCTTCTGGAAAGCTGATCTCCACTGAGTAGTAACCCTGTTCGGCACGCTCCTTGATTTCTTTCAGGCTGCCGGCTAACCAACTGGATACGTCGTTTTCGTTGGCCGTGTCGGCGATATTTCGCATGTCTTGGGCTGTTTGTTCGTTCATGCTGTTTCCTTACTTTTTCGTTGAATGATGCGAAGACGCTGCTCGAGCGTCCACGCGTTCAGGCGTTCGGTCAGAACCCCGAGGAGAATCATCTTCTCAACGGGATCCTTCTCGGCTTCGTACAAGCGGTTGAATTCTTCGCAGAAATCATTCGCTTCTTGTAGGATATCCCTCATACAAATGCCCCCATAAGATGGTAACTTCAGGATTATTAAGCCGGAGAACAACCTTGAAGCCGTCCTCCTTAGCCAGTGAACTGATCGCCTGTCGATCGACAGGGTGTTCAATCTTGAAGTCTGCATACATTTCACCCCGAAGGGTAGCCTCTTCAATCCCTTTTTGAATATCCCCGTAGAGCTCAGCTCGGTTCTTCTTCAAATTTGAAATCGTTTCGGCGTACGCTTTCTGAGCCTTACTCATAGATACGCTCTACCATGCCACGGGCGAACTGTGGTTTACCGGAATCCAGGAAGCCTTGGAATCGAGTAGTCATCGGCTTGCCCAGGATCTTATCCGGGTTGTTGGCCAAGTCTTCCTTCATCCAGTCTTCTGCCTTCAGCGTCACTTCGAACCGCACGCCGTTGTGCTCACATACCGCAATGGCATTGCCCTCACGGTCAACGCCGACGTCGACGACCATGAACTCCTGCTCCATGAAGTCCTTCCACTTGATCAGTGTCCGAGAGCGTTTCCACTCGTACGGAGAGCCGATCAGGTTGATCATGATGCCTTCATACAGCGCCTGCGTGAAGCGGTTCTTGTACTCTTCGACACGGGAGGAATCGATCGTGAAGTGCGGAACCACGAAGATACCATTCGCACGGGCTTCCTCGTTGTCGTACATCTCGACGATCATCGCTTTACGTTCTTCCACCGGAATGCGAGGAATCGGTAAGTCGAACAAGTGGTACCCCAGACGCGGTGTCAGCTCGGGATCCGGTCGGTTGACCAGGCCATTAAGCTTACGCAGGCTCACTTGATGGATGTACATCTCACCATCAACCGGACCGCGACCACGCAGGAAGTTCTGGATGCGTTGCGGAATGGCCCGGAACAGGATGTTATTGCGGGACAGGTACTGGTCGTTCAGCATCTTGGTGCGGACACCGTCGAGCTTCGGCGACACGATTACCGTATCCGGCAGGTTCACCCCGATCTTGCGTTTGGCTAAATCGTAGTAGTCGGTTGCCAACTGGACACCACGTTGTTCCACCAGCTCACCGGTCTCAGAATAACCCTTCTTCACCTTGTCGTTCCACGCGGACAGGGCTTCTGCTTCTGCCTGCGTGACCGGTGTCGTTTCGTTACTCCGTCCGATGTTCTTGCCCTCGCGGATGATGATCTCGTGCTCGATCATCTTGCCGCCTTGACGCCCGTAGATCGCACCCAGGGCACAGGTACCGTCAAGCTTAGGTTGCGTGTACACCCGCCATTCCTGCGTGACCCCTTTGCTGTCTGTCTTCAGCAGGGTCGGTAGGAAAGTTCGCATGATTGACTCCTGTGTTTGTTTACACATTACTTATACCTGTAATTAAGGGCGGCGAGTAACCCAAAGGTAAGCCGCAATCCAGACTACGGCAACGGCAATACCGCCGTCACCACCGAGATACTCTGTTATCACCCCAGCGATAAGCGAGATGACAATAGTGAAGAAGATGATCACCGCCGACCTGCCACCCAGCAGCAACCGGTCAGTGCCGCACCGACGCCAATCAGGGCAGAACCGGTCAGCGGGACGATCGTGGTCGCCAGCACGCCACCGACCATGAGGATAATACCGACAGTGGTACCTTTAAGCTTCATCGCGTTTTTTACTCCGGAAGCCGATAATCATGTATGTCGTCCCGATTAGCAGCAGGATTAACGAAATGCCCTGGGTACCGAGCGCCCACCACAGGTTGTCAACGAAATGCTGAAGCAGCGTGGCAATCGAATTGAAGATCCAACCGATCGCCGCCAGTATGATACCTATCACAAATTTCTTACTCATACTGCCACCGGTGCCTTAACGAAAGGCCCGTGCTCGTAACCGACGATCCGGATGTCATCCATGGTGAACTCATCGATGTCCATCCGCTCTGCCAGGTGGACGCGAGCCAGAGGGTACGTAGGAGCTTCCAGGAGGCCCTCAGCGAGCTCCAAATGGTTCTGGTATAGATGTGTGTCACCTGTGACGTGGATGAACTCAGCGGGCTTGTGAGACGTCACAGCGGCTACCATGTGGGCGAGCAGAGCGTAGGACGCAATGTTGAACGGCACGCCCAGGAACACGTCGGCGGAACGCTGGTACAGCAGGCAGGACAGATAGCGCTCGCCGTTACGCTCTTCAGAGAAGAACTGGAAGAAGCAGTGGCACGGTGGCAGCGCCATGTCGTCGATATCGGCAGGGTTCCACGCTGAGACGATGATCCGACGGGAATCCGGGTTGGTCCGCAGCAGCTCGATTGCGTTGGTCAGCTGGTCAATATCCCGACGGAATACCGCTTCCCCATTCGGGAGGGTACCGAGGTACTCGTAGCCATTCTCCAGCAGTAAATTACAACGGCCTTGGTCCAAGATGTCGATCAGCTTAGTGTCGTTCCAGCGGCGCCACTGCTTGCCATAAATCGGGCCCAACTCACCTTCTTCATCCGCCCACTCGTTCCAAATGCCGCAACCAAGGGTCTTGGTGTTTGTCTCGCCACGCAGGAACCAGAAGAGTTCTTTCTTAATGCTCAGGGTCTTGGTTTCTTTGGCGGTTACCAACGGCAGCGTGCCGTCGTACAGCGGGTAGCGGCGAAGCTCACCGATTACCCCAAGGGTGCCGACACCGGTGCGGTCGTCGCGAGGGATGCCATTTTCCAAGATCGTATCGATCAAGCTTATGTACTGTTTCAAAGGGTTTTCTCCAATAAAAAAGGCCCGAAGGCCTTAAGGTTTGTAACCGGTGATATTCACCTGGGCCGTCCAGATCGGATAGCCCGCGTCATAATGATCGCCAATACTGTCTTCCGAGCCTTCCATCGGGATGGCCACGGCGCCCTGCTTCAGTAAAAAGAACAGGTCGGGAGTATCTGCCGGGTTAAGCGTATCAACATTCTCAATCTCGTTCAACGCCGAGAGGGAGATGACTTGCATGCTACGCCCGAAGGTGAGAGTCACACCGTTCTGTGCCGCCAGATAACGTAAAGCATCTTTGTTCAATAGGAACTTATCCAGTTCCATCCCGACGATAGAATACGACCGGGGTTCTCCTTTTTTCAAGTTGTCGATCATGAAGACTAAGTAGTCGACCCATGATGTAACATCAATGCCTTCTTCCCGATAGCCTACCGGAAGTTCAGTGATTAACGAGTTTGACGCCATTTATATACCTCTTGCATTTCTAAGGCCTGACGAACGCAGTCGCCGAGTGCTTCATGTTTGGTACCCCAGTCCAGCTTGCGGTTGCCGAAAACAAAGCCACGCAGCGAACGGACATCGATCTCTTTGTAGAACGGGATCGGAAGAGACTGGTATTCACCTTTCTCGTCTTTACCATAGACGTCTTCTACTGCACTTTCAAGGATGCCAACGTCAAAACGTGGGGAACACGCAAAGATTGCTTCCGCACCGTTGCGGGCTTGGTCCGCCATCCAATCGTAGAAACGACGGATACCGGTGTCAAAGTCCAGACGCAACAGTTTGTCGCTAAAGACAGAACGCTTGGCATCGACCGATTGCTTCTCCCACCAGGCAATGGTGCTCGGAGAAGTGGAGCGAGAGGTTTGGGTCGTTTTGTACTCGAGCACCAAGTTGATGTTCGGGGCGATGACTTTGTCACCCTCTACCAGATCATCTTTAGTACCCAGCGGATTGAACGTTAAGGCGGCCATCGACAGGATCACCGACTGGGGACGCTTATCCAGAGTCTCAAAGTCAATCATCACTGCTTTTTTAGGAATGTTCGGAACGTAATTCATGTGGACTCCAGTAAAGGGGCGGCGAACCGCCCGTCAAATTAACGAAGGATGCTATCCTGGGAGACAGCAGCAATTTCTTTGATGATGGTCGGTGCGTCTTCAATCTTGAAGGACAGCACACGTCGCTGGTGGTTAGCGGTTCCCATCCGGTGCGTGGTCTCACCGCAGAAGTAGGATTCTTCCATGATCGCCGTGCGGATGGTCGACTTGGCGTGACCCATGTGGGAAATCTCCCGTTCCATCGCATCGATGGTGCCCGGGAACCACACGTACAGCTTGGTGCCGTCAGTGGTCACGTGGTCACCGGTCACGGATGGGCGAGCCGATACCTGGCAGGAAGCAATCTTGTTGAAGAATTCGGTCACGATATCAACCTCTTCTTGCATCACGACGTCCTGCTTAATCTGGTTGACCATCCACGGCAGGTACTCTTCACCGGGGAAGTAGGTCTTCATGAAACGCATGGCGAACCATCCGACGACCTTCCAGATTTCTTTGGTACGCGAACCCACGTCGGAACCCTTCGGCAGGCTCTGGTTGATGAGTTCCTTCATCTCTTCCCAATTGCCTTCCAGTTCACGTTTATCCGTGCGGGTCGATTCCATGATCCAGTGGTAGCCGAAACGTGAGAAGTAGTCCACTTCCTCGTTCAACCAGTTGTACGCCCGCTGGGACTCGGCATCGTTACGCAGCGACGTGGTCTTTAAGGCCACGCAGCGTGACTGCAGCGCCGCATCGGTGAAGGAATCCTGACCGCCGAACCCGATGTTGCCCCGCACTTTCTGCACCTTGACCACACCCTGACGTGGCGTACCGAGTACACGCGGCGCACGGTTGAACATCCCACGCCACATAGAGTAATGCTCACGGGTTTTGAAGTCCGCACGCAACTCATCGACGATGATCGGCAGGCTTGAATAGTACTCGAGCTTACGCTGGAAGCCGACGGTGGATTTCTCCATCGAAGACACTACCATGTAGCCTTTGTTCGCTTCCAGCATGTCAAACATCGCGAGCATCCATTGGAGCAGCGTCGTTTTGCCTTTACCGTGACGTCCCCACAGCTGGAGCATCGGGAAGAAGTTCTGGGATTGGAAAATCACGTTCGAGAACGCATTCGCCTGAGCCCACGCCATCAGCGTACACGCTTCCGGAATCCCGATGATCTTAGACAGCTTGTCCAGCACGGCGCCTTGATACTCCATGAACTCCTCGTGATCCTGAATATCGTTCATCAGGCGAGGAATGTGGATATTGTCATCCGCAGAGATACCGTCGTTCAGGATATCCGACGAGATGGACTGTGGCATGACGCCATGGCCCGGCTGCGTCCAGAAAATCCCACGTTCATCCGGATAGTACACCGCACCGGTCGCGTTATTGATCATCACGTTGCGGAAAATCCACATGTTCAGCTCACTAACGTACCCGCAGTATTCCGGGATGTTCACCACACGTTCACGCTGGGTCTCAGAGATGTGCAGCCACAGGTTGTTCAGGTCCGAGTCAGAACCGAAGAAGATACCGTCACACGCCTTGGAGCAGAACTCTTTGAACAGACGCAGCGAAGAGCGGGCTGACGAGTTCAGGAAGACTGCACCGGAGCGGGATCCGTCTTCACGGGTGAACTCCATTTCACGCACACGTTCGCCACGGTGCAGGTAGACCGTTTTGACGCGGAGCGTGAAGTTGGTTAACCGCGTGAGCGTTTCCTTGGTGTCGCCGTTCGCCGAGGTGAATTCTTTGAGGCCATAATAGCTGCCGTCTTTCTCAACAATGTTGCCAGAACCCGTAACCTTAAGTTCCGCATTGTCACCTTCACCAAGGTTAGGACGAGGTACTTCGCCATCATTAAGAAGGCGCTCAACAGGATTAAGCTCATCAGAACGACGTCGCTGAATGTAGAGGTCGATATCTCCATCTTGATCCGGAACCTTATACTGGTGCAGTTCACCCTTCGCCCACTTCCACGTGTTCGTACGGTATTTATCACCAGCTTCATCTGTGTCATAAAAAGTATGCACACGCTTGTGGCGAAGCGCCTCGGCGATGTACTCGTATTGGGCTTTGGACAGCTGGCCATTCACGCAGATGATGCCGCCATCCCAACCCATGTCGATCAGGGAGAGCATATCATTCTCGCCTTCCACGACGGCCACGTCTTCGGCGTGTGCCACCGAGTCTTGGCCCATGACCACCACGCCGTTCAGCCAGTATTCTTTCTTCAGCTGAAACTGCAGCGGCTTATTGTCTTTGCCCAGACGCAGCGTCTTGAAGGTAAAACGAGACGCTCGGCCGTTGACGTATGCCACGTAGATAAACGACTCTTTGGGCAGTTTGTCACGGATCGACCCGTTGCCCGCAGCACCCAGACCGGACTCCAGAATCTCCTCTTCGGAGAATCCTTTCATCAGCAGGTGTTTGCACAGCTCGGCATTGTCTGACCAGCCGACACGGGCAGATAAAAGGGTGGACTGCTTATGACCACGCACCTGCTCTTGGTAATCCAGCGGTGATTTCTTACCGAGGGACTCGTAGATTTTGGTGGTCATGAGCAGGTTGTGGTAATAGTCCGCCGCCTCGGTGAAGATCTTCTGGGATGAACTCACAGAGAACGTCAGGCCGAGGTCGAAGTCTTTGATGATGAGCTGGGCGGCCTCTTTCGGCGTCTCCAGACTCATCGTGCGACGGACGAATTCGATCACGTCAGCCGGAGACTCATCATGGATACACGCCGAGGAGAAGCATTTGGCGAAACCCTTCTCCGGTTCTGACTCGTCGAACGCAATGTGGAACGAGCCTTGACCGCCGTGCCAAGGACACAGGTCGTCGTCAGGGATGAAGTCATTTTCGCCACGTGCCCGCAGTGGTGTCCCGGGGCAGTATTTGTCGTAAGCATCAACGATAGATACACGGTTCTTTATTTCATTAAACATTCTGTCACGCCCTTGTTTGCTAATGCGTCTGCTGCGTCATTACCAGGATCATTGCTATGACCCTTCACTTTATGAAGACTGAGTTTGGCAGCCAGTTTATCATAAAGAGGAATGATTTGCTGCCACAGCTCAAGATTTTTTACATCTTTGAAGTTTCTGGCTTTCCAACCGGGCAACCATTCGGTTAACCCTTTCAGTACCAAGTTGGAATCCAAATAGATAGAGGCTGTACAGCCCGTCATGTCGACCAACTGCAGTGCCTTGAGCATCGCGGTCATCTCCATGATGTTGTTCGTGGTGTGCTTACTGCCGCCACATAACCCCCAGTTCAACTCCTGGAGGTGCACGCCCCAGCCGCCGGGGCCAGGATTGCCTTTACAGGCACCATCCGTGTAGATGGTTAAGTGTGAGGGAACGTCACGTTTCAAATAGCTTAGCTGTTCAATAATATCGTCCATGGTGCCTCGAATGGGTTGAGTGGTCTCTGAAATTCTTATACCTTAAAATACCGATATGTGGATTTAGGAGACCATTATGAGTGATTTGACTGTTATCTCCGACGGTATGTTCACTTCACCGGGTCTCGTCCGAACTGACGAACTCCCAGTGATGGACGCAGACATCGTCGAACTGGAGCATAAGGTAAGCCTTTTGCTTCAAAGTTTCAACAATAAGCTGTACCAGCAGACCTCTTGGCCGTGGGCCGGAGTGGAAGTCCCGTATGCTCAAAACCCAGGCCTCGGCTTGCCGTGGGGTGCGGATGCTATCCCTGGATTGCTGCAGTACGGTGAACCAACAGGGCCGATCACGGATGCTGATCACTTGCTGGCGGCCACACCGGATGCCGTCCGCCAAGTCCAAGCGTACTTTGCCGATGGCTTAACCGCTCGTCGGTTAGTGCAAGGTCAGGACCTTCGCAAAGACATTTGGATCTACGGCAACGATGTCGGCGGTGCCACCGGTGAGGAAATTATCCGCCTGGCCCAGTCTCACCGTTTTGCCAAAGAGTTACCGGGCAGCGATTACGCTTATGTTCTGCATAAAGCAACGATTGACCCGACGGCCGCCAATGACGATACTCGCCCGCTGACCCGCATCACGGCCATCAGCCCGACGTCGGTAACGGCAGAGTATAAGGCCTTCAAAGTCCTCGTAGACGGGGAGTGGAAAGTACAATGAGTGAGACCCTAGTAACGCTCGGCGGGATGCCCGTTCCCCGCCCGCTCGCACTGAAAGACGACATCGGGCAGTATTACACCCGCTTGGACGCTATCCAGGTGGCGATCAATCACGTTGACGTTAATGTTGACACCCTCTCGGACAAAGGTGGTCACATCCGTTGGGAAAACATCGTGAACAAACCCGCTGCGAGCCTCACGGCGCCCGGCGTGGTGACCCTCTCGAACACCCCTTCCACGGACAAGACTACCGGCGCTACCTTGAAGAGCCTCTGGGCCGTGAACGCCAACGGTTGGGGCTTCGTGCCCAAGACCCGGACGATCAACGGGATCGGTATGGCAGGGGATATCACCATGGCCGCCGATGACCTGCTGTCGTTCGATAAAGCGGCAACCGATGCCCTGGCTGCACTCGGTGGCAAGGTGAAAGACGTTCGCTTCGGTCCCGCCGTCCAGTCTTCTCTGGACAAAGTGCCGTTGAATAACTTCATCACGTCCTTCAATGGGCCGGGTCAACCGGTGTATTCTCGTCCGCTGCAGTTCCAGGTTCGCCAGAGCGATGGTACACTAGAGTGGATCAACATTCGGAGAACCGCATGATCAATATCGTAACAGAAGGCGCCGTCGATCCTTCCTTCCTGACTTCCCAAGACGTGGCCGACATGCGTGCGGACATTCCGAAGAAGTCAGACAAGATCGACGAGCTCATGGCCGAACTGGCCGAGAAAATGGGCATTGACGAGAAGGTACCATGGGAAAACATCGACGATCCGATTCAAGCCGACGCCTCCGCCGGAATCAGTGGTATCGCAACTGTCGAATCAGTGGCGAACAGTGTATCTCAGCAGGGTGCCCCGAGTATCTGGGTCATCAAGAAGCTCTTGGCACAAACCAAGGCGTCACCGAGCCTGAAGATCAACGGGAAGCCTTTGACGGCGGACGTCACCTTCACGGCAGCTGACTTCAATATGTACGACGCGGCAACGGTCCGGGCGAAGTTTTCCACGCCGGCTACTCCCGCGAAGGCAATCCAAATGGGTACCGCCACGCCGCAGCCTACTTCCAGCAATGAAGTTGCCGGTAGCGTGCTGGTCGACGTGAAGTATGATTCGGCTGCGGGAACCTGGTCTGGCGTGTTCCGTCCGGTGCTTGCCGTGCTGCAAGACGGCTCGACTAAGCCCGTCGCATTCTCGTAAAATAACGGCTATTACAGGAGAAACGCATGAATGAATTAACAGTGGTGGGGCCAGGTGGGGTCTTACGTCCCGACATCCTCACTGAAGCAGAAGCCCAAGCCTTACTTGACCGTTACGGTGTCGGTGGGACGGCGATTACGATCCCTGCCGGTACCAACCTGCAGAAATACCTGGGCCGCGTGGACGGCGGGTTCTATTACGACGATGCGACGACTTCTGGCACAACCGGCGGGCCGATTCAGGACAAGGTTCATTACACCGTCCTGTCTGCTGACATCCCGGGCAACCGTACGATCCTTGCCGTCACCAAAGGAAACCACCTGTACACCGCCGAAGTCTATGGCGACGTGTTCCAGGGTTGGGCGTCTTACGGTAACTCCGTTGACGTGAAGTCCTGGATCGATGCGGCTATCGAAGCTCACGAAAAGACCCGTGACCACCCGTATGCCACCGAGACCGACCAAGGGTTTATCGAGATCGCCGCTCAGGAAGAAGCCGTGAGCGGTACCGATAACACCCGTGCCTTGACGTCGCTGCGGGCCCAAAACCTGCTGAGCACGTACGGTCTGGGCGCCACGTCGGTTAAAGTCCCGAACAACGCTAACCTGGCGACGTACTTCAACACGGTCAAACCGGGGTTTTACCACCTGGATGCGTCAACCGGTTACGGTTACCAGAATACCCCGACGGACGTGGCGTTTGCTTGGGCGGAAATCATCGTTGGGGCTCATGAAGCGACGAACTACCGCAGCCTGCTAATGATCACTGCCGAAGGTCGCCTGTATACCGCGGTCGTGAGTGCCGGATCCTTCAGTGGCTGGCGCCGCAAGATCGAATTCGCCGACATCCCGCATGCTTCGGGCTCTGTGGATGGCCTGACGAAAGTCCTGGACTCAATCTCCAGTGGCGATCAGGTTAATGCCGGTTCGGCCAACGCCGTCCGTGTTGCCTACGAGACGGCCAACTCCAAAGTCCCCCTGACCCGCCGTATTAACGGTCTGGCACTGACCGGCGATATCAACATCACGCCAGGTCTGATCGGGACCTACACTGCCCAGGAAATTGATGCTAAACTGGCCGGACTCGGCACCATCCAGGATATTCGTTGGGGTGGTCTGCAAGGGTACGGCAACGCCTCGTTCATCGGATGGGAGAAGGGCCGTAAAACGGTTACCCCTGCGGGCGGCGTGATGGTTGACATCGCTGACTACAGCACGGGCAAAATTTGGATCGAGGACGTGGATAACGTCTGGTGGCGTTACCTTCAAAAACAGGTGAATGGTTCATGGTACAATGTCGGAGCAATCTAATCAGAGGCCCGTGGCGGGAGTATAAATCCGGCCACAGTACGAGTGTAGTCTTCCTGCAGTACGCGGGGATTGACTGGTACAAATACCGAGATTTGGTTGATAGTAAGTACCTGGTGGTGTTCGAAGGCTCCGGTGTCATCCTCAAAGTATACGAGGACATTCAGGAAGCGTTCCCGGGGGATTTCTTCACGGCAGAAGTGGATGAGATCCCAGAAGACTTTTCAGTTGATAAGTACCGATTCGGGAAAGACGGTTTCTACGTCTACACGCCAACTGAAGAGGAAGTCCGGGCGAAGAACCAACGGATTGTCGATGCAGGTTGCAAGCGGGTGGCAGGGGACATTAACACCCTGACCATGCTGGGCAACATTGGGATTCGCTCTCCTGAAGAAGATGCCCGGTTGGAACAGCTGGTTACCTTCGTCAAAACCCTCCGGTCAGTTGACCTGTTGAATCCGGTCTGGCCTGACCTGCCGGACTAAACTCAACGTATTACGGATAGGCAGACTTCGGTCTGCCTACTTATCGCTTAACCGCGACACACAGACATTTGGAGAAAACAATTGGCCAACTTGACGCAAGTGATGCCGGGTGGTGTAGACCGTCCGGACGTCGCCCTCAAAGAAGACCTGGATGCTATCGCTCAGGTTGCAAACAATGCGAAGGCCCAAGCCCAGGAGACATCTGACTTCCTGGAAACCCGTGTGCCTGTAGGCCGCACGATCAACAGCATGCCTCTGGACGAGGATATCGTCATCGACGCTGATTCTATCGACACGTACGACAAGTCGACGATCGATTCGAAGATCTCAGCGGTTGAAGCGGGTGGATACAACCCCGTTCACGTTAACGGCCATTTGCTGGATCAAGATGTTATCCTGTCTGCCGGTGACGTCGGTGCCTATTCGTCTTCAGAAGTTGACGGCAAGGTTGCCAACCTGGTGCCGAAAACCCGCACGGTCAACGGTAAGCCGCTGGATGCTGACATTACGATCTCAGCGAGCGACCTGAACGTTTACACCAAAACGGAAGTCGACGGTAAGACCGACAACTTCGTGACCCAGGACCGCAAGATCAACGGGAAGAACCTGTCGTCAGACATTACGCTGACCCTGTCCGATCTCGGTGGTGCAGATGGTTTTGTGCCACGTACCTTCAAGATCAACAACAAAGCCATGTCCGGCGTAAGCCTTGACCTGACCGCTGATGACATCGGGGCGATCTCTCAGTCGTACGTTGATGACAAACTGTCAAAATACATCGGCGTGGACAACCAGAACGGTCTGGGTAACGCCCCGTATCCGGTGACCGACAAGAGCTTTGCGGAAAACGTCGGCGGATCGGGCTTCTATTCTTACGCTGCCGGTACCACTCAGGATGATCAAGGCAACCCCGTTCCAACCTCCGTTTCTGACCGCCCAACCGGGTCACAGAGCGGCCGCGTGGTGATCCTGACCAACAAGGCGACTTACGACCAGGACGGCAACGTGGTGACGCCTGCCTCTCAGGATCTGCTGGCATTCCCGAACGATCTGGACGGCCTGTGGTTCAAGAAGAGCGGTTCTACCGTGTGGCAGCAAGTCGGCGCTGGCGGTGCGGGCGATCTGCCGTACCCGAACGTCTGGGCTCCGATGGGAGATACCCTGGCAATCACTGCCGGTTCCGCCCCGTATGACACGATCACGATCGGCGGTGACACCATCGATCTGAACTCGAAGTCTGTGACCTTCACGCGTTCAACCGTGGCGACCTACGTGGACAACGCCGGTGTACTGCAGTCAGCAGAAGTCGATGAGGCTCGCTTTGAGCGTCAAGGCATCCTGATTGAAGGCCCGTCGGTCAACGCTCTGTTCAATTCGAACACGTTGGGTTCTTGGCAGAAGACCACGAACGCTACCGTAACGGCGGGTGCTGCAGTGGGCCCTGACGGTGTCAACGCGTCAGCCAACAAGCTGAGCCTGACCGCGGCAAGCGGCGAAGTGACAGCACAGGGTTCTGTTCGAGCAGATACCTTCTCGGCGAACGGCAACGTTGCGTTCTCAATCTTTGCGAAGGCTTCTGAGCGTTCACTCCTGCAGCTGAGTTTCGCCACGAGCGTTAGCAGCCTGTACGCCAACTTTGATCTGATCAACGGCACGACGGGTGGAAATGCGACGGTTAAGTCAATCCAGAAACTGGGTAACGGTTGGTTCCGCTGTTCGGTTGTCGTCAAGGCAATTGCAGTACCGGCGTCCGGTTCAAACTTCAGTGTTAAGGCTACGATCATCAACGCATTGAGCGATACCCTTGCTCCAGCTGCGTCCGGTGTTGCCGGTGACAGTCTGTTCCTGTTCGGTGGCCAGGTTGAAGCCCTGCCGTTTGCCTCATCGTACTTCCCAACCGGGAATACTGCCCCGACGACCGGACGTGCGGCTGACATGGCGAGCATGCGTGGAGCGGCTAACTGGAATGCAGGTCCTTTCACGCTCTTTGCAGAAGTTCACACCAACTGGGACGCTACTCCTCCGAACGAAGCGCCTCGCGTCTTTGATCTGGGTGGTACGGTCGCAACCGGCGTGGACTACGTGAGCCTGGCCGTAGGTTGGAACACTGCGATTCAGCAAGCAACGGCGGTGATTGGTGACGGAGCAGCAGCAACCCAATACGCGGCAGCACGGAGCTACTCTGGACGAAACATTATGGTGGCCATGCGCTACGACGGGACCGCTCTGGACGTTGCAGCGAACGGTATGCTGTCAGCGAAAACCGCCGTACCGTACACCATCGGTAACTCGTCGACCGCCCTTCGTATCGGTGGACAAGCGGCAGATGGGATTCGCCACCTGTTTGGGCACATTAAGAATTTACGTGTCTGGCACCGTGCATTAAAGGACTCTGAGGTCAAAGGGTTGCAGTAAACTTAAGTGAAACTGGAGGTTTCCTCCAGTTAACTTAGGAGGCATAATGGCCAAGCGTAAATCGATCATCACCCTTTCAAACTTTGTCCAGATGGCTGTCGGTTCGTCCGGCAGCAATGTCGTTAATGTAATGCCGAACGGAGGTCTCCAAGTAGGCAATAACACTGGCCAAACCATTCTGTATTCAAGCCAAGATCCTACCACCATCGTCGACGGTGTCACCTACAAGCTTCTCAGTGAGAAGAATATGGCGGACTTCGTCACGGCCGGTGGACTCAACCGTATCACCATCATGAAAGCCAACGGTACTTTTACGAAAGACACCAAGACTAAACGCATGATTGTCGAAATGGTAGGCGGCGGCGGGGCGGTTCCATCCTGTGCGGCACTCGGGTTGGCAGCAGTGGCTGTCGCGTCGGGCGGGGCGTCCGGAGCATACATGAAGTTGTCCTTCGACTCTGCTCAAGCGGCACTGGTTACTGCCGTTCCCGTGGTGATCGGGGCGGCCGGTGTGATCGCCGCAACCAAAGGTGGCAACGGTGGAGATACCTCGTTCGGTGCACTGATTGCCCGCGGCGGGGCCGGCGCTACGATGATGACTTCAGGGAACTTACTCGGTGCCTGGACCATGACGGGGCGGGCCAAAGGCGGTTCTTACCAGACCAGTGCCAATGCCACGACCATGCAGTCACTTCGTGGTGGGTGCGGCCAGGAAGGGATCTACTCCGGGGCAGACGGCCGGGGCGGTACCGGTGGGTCTAACCCGCTCGGTTCCGGCGGGCAGGGAATGTCTACCCGGGATGGTACGTCCGTTGTTGCCGACATGATCCCCGACGGGTTTGGTGCCGGTGCTGGCGGCTTCGTGGCAAGCGGTCTGGGTGGATTTAGCGTAGGTTGCGGCGGGGCACCTGGAGCGGTCATCGTCTGGGAGTTTTTCTGAGCTAAAAAAGAACCCCGGGTTTCCGGGGTTTTTCATTTAGAACAGCTTACGGGATTCAACCCTAATGGATTGAAGGTCGCCGCAAGTGTTCCGCTTGCCGTTCTTACAGAGCGGCTTGAAGTCGCAGTACGTACACGCCGTACCCTTGTTCGGGAAGAACTCTTCAGCTTCGAGGACGGTTTGCACCGCTGTTTCAATCTTCGCGTCCAACCACGTTGGGAGCAGATCCTCGATGTTCTTCGCCTTGATGTAGTCGTTCATGACGACCTGGCCGGCTTCCATGAAGTGGATCCCTGACTGCATGCCCCGCACTTTACGGTGACCAAAGTGGTACAGCAAGTGGTACGTTGAGAGCTGCGGACGGTGATACTTCAGGCCATAGGCCGGTGAGCCACCACGCTTGTGGTCGATGACCAGAGCGTCGTCGTTCTGCAGGTGGATCGGCAAGTCGATAACACCACGGAAGTACGCATCCGGTGACGTGAACCCGGTTGGTTTATAGTCACGGGTAATCGCAAGCTTCAACTCCGGAACGATCTCGTCAATCGGGTGATTCTCTTCGAACACGCCCATGCGTTGACGGAAGGCTTTGAGGTTAGCGTAGTGCTTCTCGACAAACCACCAGCGTTCTGGAGTCACGGCCGAAAAGTTTTCTTCCTTGCCGAGTGCTTCTGCTTCTTCAAACGTGTGGCCTTCGAACATCAGTTCGAGCATGCGGTGCAGGGCCGTACCGGTATTACGCAGCAAGACATCATCCGGGTTCTCTTCACCAAGAACACGCAGCTTAACGCCATACTGAAGTAAAAATTGTAGCGGGCATTTCTCGAGCGTCTTCAGCTTGGAGACTGACCACGGTCCGAAACCCGTTGGGGAAATGTCGGTAACACCTTCGAGGCGGGCAAGCGCTTCCTCGAGTTCTTGTTTCTGACTCATGAAATCTCCTGAAAGGTTAATCTTATAAGAGTTTAACCTCTCCAGGCACTAAAAGAAAGGGCCCCGTAGGGCCCTCTGGTACACCTTAGACGGTGTAGTTGGTTTCGTCAGTGCTACCAGTCAGTTCCTGGTCGCCGCCGGCTACCGGTACGTCTGGAGCAGCGAACTCGCCGCCTTCAAACTCACCGAACTCATTGTCGGTGCCGCCGCCGCCATACTGAACAACCTTGATCAGCTGGATCTTCTCCAGACGCAGGCTCACGCCCACACCCTGAGTTGCCATGTTGTAAGGACGAGCCGTTACAACTACGCGAACGATGGTGCCGTTACCGATCTTGGCTGCTGCCAGTTGCTCTTTGCTCAGGTATTTACCCTTGCTGTCAACGATCGGCAGGTTGATTTCCTGCACTGCGCCATCTTTATCGGTGAAGCGAGCAGCACGTTTCAGCTTGAGCTGAAGGGTACCGTTCTCCATTTCACCGGCCAGCCAAGGCTGAGTGTCAGAAGCTTTAAGCTGTTTGGCTTTCTTGCCTTTCTTCTTAGCTTCTTCGTTTTCGATTTCCTGGTAGATCGGCAGAGCCGCTTCCAGAATTGCCTGCATGTCTGCGAAGTGGGTACGCATTTCTTCAGGCTTAGGGTAAACAGTGACTTTGAACTCACCCATTGCGTTGAACTTGGTGTCCGGCTCCAGCAGGTGGAACCATTCGCCCGCTACTGGGCCGATGATGATGCGTTTCTCGAGTTCTTTCAGTTGATCAGCTGCTGCCATGTTCGTGTTCTCCAGTGGAAGTGTATTTGTGAGTCATAATTATGTCGGAAAGCTCGGCTAAAGTCAAGCCCCAATTCTCACGAATTCGTTGAGATACTCGGCCGTTACGAAATTCTGCCCAGTCCTCGGGTGTCAAAACGATGCTACCTGATTTCTCCATATTAGTTATACCCTCAAATGAAATCTTATTGGATGCTTATTCAGCACCCTTGACGTGAATCTCCATGACATTCCCGCCGCCAGACATCGGGTAAGCGCCACGCTTTTCGCCGGCATCCATAATCGCCGCCCCGATCAGATCAAGTTTATCCTTGTCTGCGGTGACGTCGTTCGTGGTAAGCACCAGAGTGGTGATACCATTTTGTTTCCGAATTGCATCGATCTTGATCATATCAGTCCTCAATTGACTTATACTGCTCTGCCGAGTACTATACCGTGACTAACCTGGAGAACACAATGGGATTGACAAAATACTACGAGGATATCTGTGATCGGTATCCTATCCTCAGTCGTGAGGAAGAAAACAAACAACTGGGCATTTACTTCTCGACAACCGCCTCGGCCAAAGAGAAGTCACAGGCTCGGGATATCCTCATTTGCTCAAACCTGCGGTTTGTGTTCAAGAAAGCCAAACGTTACTCCCGTGGGAACGTCGAGCAGTTTGAAGACCTGATCGCAGCAGGCAATGAAGGCTTGCTGGCCGGTCTGGATAAGTTCGATCCAACCAGTGGGGTTCGCTTACTGAGCTACGCCGGCTGGTGGGTCATGCAACGTCAGCTAAAGGAAATGTCCCGCTGGCGCCTGGTCGCTCTTCCTGCTCAGAAGCAGCAACTCGCCACAAAGATCAAGAAGTTCGTTGAGTCTAAGGACGAGATGCCGAGCATTGAAGAACTGCGTGAAGAGTTTCCCAATGCGTCCATCAAGGATCTGCGTGAACTGAGCAAAACCCAGTACATCACATTCTATCTGGACAACATGAAGGAAACCGACACACCGATTGTCCACCCGATTGATCAGTTGGTGGAAGAACTGGAGAACGATAGCTTGCTTACGGCTATCAATGCACTGCCTTATCCGGATAATGAAATCGTGAAGATGTCTTACGGAATCGTCGATGGGGTTGAAATGAAACCCGTTGAGATCGTTCGCGTCTTAGACAATCCGAAATATAATCAGGCGTACGTTAAGCGATCCCTGGTGAAAAGTGCTGAAGCATTGCGTCTAGTCATGGTGGACGGTTACGGGCAAACGACAACTTCCGGGTATGACGTTCCGTCCAGCGCCCTGGGGTATATCGAGAACGACCTGCCCTGGTAAAGTACCTGGCGTGGCTCAACTCGAATATCCGGTCGGATCTCAGAACAGATTGCCACCGCAGCATAGATCCGAGCCACGCGAGACGAGACGTTAAACCTGGTCATTGCCAGTTTTGTTTTACGCTCGATGTTCTTGCGTTCGTGGATTCCCTCGGGTGTTAGCGTTAGCTGGCACTCGTTCATTTCGATCTTCATCTTCATCTCCGTTCGGAAAATAACCCCAGTTCCAAATATTCATTAAAACCCCTCGAAAGAGTCTTGCAGCCAGCGTGGTATCCACTGACGGGTGCGGTTTAGAAACGATGGGAATCGGCTATCGAGTAGATAAGTGATTCCATAATCTTGCTCAGATCTTACTGGTCGGCCAAGCATCTGGCCAAATACTACGAGTGTCTTCAAGTCGTACCATTGGGGATTCCGCTGCATCATCTTGCCCACGACCTTATCCCCGACGTTGAGGTAAGGTACGGATGTCACAATCTGGAAACGAGCACGGTCGTCCTTGAAGTCTACCCCTTGCTGGCAAATCGGTGAGATGAATACCGAGTTGTCGCGACGGAGGTAAAACCCTGATAACTGCATGCCGAAGTCATCAGAGGTGTGCGTCACAGTACGGCCACCTAAGGCTTCCTGTAACTGTGCAGCCTTAACGTAGCTACTGACGTGAATCAATCCCTTCTCGTCCGGATGTCGAGAAAAGATCCTACGGATTCGATCAACGAGACGACCGAAGTTATTCTCCCACTCTGCAGCATTGAGCTTCACAGCGCCGGCGTCCATCACGACCGGACGGTTCTCTACGGGGAACGTTGAGTTCACACGAAGATAAGCCGTCTGGGCCGGATCCAGTCCGTTCTCATAGCAGAACATGTTCTTGCTGAAGATCGTACCGGACATCAGCAGCACCTTATCCGCTTGATCGAAGATTAAGGAGCGGGCTTGACGGGACACGTCCAGAGGGCGGAATGTGAAGTACGTACCGCTATCCTTATGGGTTACGTCCGTGGCGAATTGTCCAAACATCATCACGCTGGTGGAGCCGTCGGCATTGAGCTGGTACATATTGTCAATCTGCTCGCCGAGGTCACTCAGGTACTGGCGGAACTCCCGGGTGAACGCCCCTGTTGGCTGGTGGGCCGGGGCACGGAAGTAACGCTGCCAGTCCTGCATCGTCCAGCGGTCCATTTGTGGAAGCTCGGGCAGTCGCATGCCTTTGATGAACACCGTTTTGGCCAGTGTATCGCGGACAATTCCCGCCAGATCGTGGCACTCGTCCACAACCAAACGGGGGCGACGCTCGAAGCGTCCGGCATAGTGGGTCTGATAGATGAAAGAGTGCAGGTTACACACGATGTGTTCCGACTCCAGGGCCACGTTAATGGCGGTCTGGTACGGGCACTCGATGCCTGACAATCTTTCACAGCTCTCTTGATAGCCTAATCGAGCATCCGGTTCGGTCTGGGACAGACAGCGACCCTGCGAACAACGGATGCCACCCTGAAATCGGGGTGACAGATTACCTTCGAGAATCTCAGCATGGATCTGATGAACCGGTAAAGATTCAAGTCCTGGACGTCTGGGGTCGACGCAAGGATAGGCCGCACGGCCTTTAAGTGTTACGATATACTCACTGAAATCATCAAAGTACTGATCTTGTAAGCTTTTACGGGGAGTCAGGATGAAACTCTGGTGGCCATGTCTGGCAAACGCAACTCCCATACCTGATTTCCCCGAACCTACAGGACTTTCCAACAGGACGTAGGGATGACGCTGTATGATTGGGTCAAGAGCGGTCAGAACACGGTCCTGCGTTTCGCGAATCGTTCGAAACGGAAAGAAATCCTTTAGCATTACGGAGCCTCAATTGTGTGTGTACACATTATTCTTATACCAGTGGTTTAAGCCTTTTCGAAAAGTCCACCAGTATCGCTTCACGGATCACCATCTTGTTCTGCAGGGCTTGATAGACCTGTTCTTCCGCCTCACACTCCGCTAAGAGGATGAAATAGTCCACTTCTCGGGTCTGTCCGATACGGTGCGAACGGTCTTGCTGCTGAAGGAACACTTCCAGCGAGTAGTTCAGCGAGTAAAACACGTGCGTATACACACGGGTTGAGAATTCCGGCAGCACCTCATCGATACCTTCAAGGGCCTCCGGGTCTTTGCCGAGTACGGTGATCCCGTAGTTCACGGCTTTGGCCTGACAGATCATCACGGTCACGTTCGGATCATTGTTGAACCGACGGACAATCTCACCGGTGTCCTTGGTGCCGCCGCGGACCGACAGGTGGCTTATTCCGCGAGAGTCCATGAACCGGGTGATGAGCTCGTGCTCTGCCTGGCAGTTGTACCACAGAATAAACTTGCGGCCGGCGAGTTGGTTATCCAGAAGGTTGCCCAACTGGTTCATCTTCGGTTGATCCTCGAAGAAGTAGGTCTTGCGGGGTGATTCTGTTTTCTCGCCGCCGAACAGGATATCCAGGTAGTCGTCCTCTTGCTCCTTGTAATACAGGAAGCCGTTGGCGATCTGCTGCACCTTGGAGAGCATGCCCAGGCCGTTTTCAACCGAGACAACTTCGCCATTCGGTAAAGTGTAGACGTAGTTGCTGACAAGTCCAGAATACATGGCTTTCTGAATGTCCGACATCTCGAAGCGAATCGGGTGGAAGTTCTTCGCCGGCAACTGCAGCCAATCTTCTTTACGCATGACGATCGAACAAGACTCGAGAATCTCTCGGATTTCCTGCACGTTCTTCTTGCTGACCCCGATTGTCACCGAGAACGACTTGCCCCGTGGCTTGATCTTGATGCCGTAGTGCTGGTCGAACTTCCCGTACGCCATGCCGGTCAGGGCGGGTTGCAGGAAACGGATCGGGGCAAAGGCGTCCAGGGCCGTGTTGTTGATGAGCGTTCCCGACATGATCACACGGTAAGGCACGACGGAGGCGAGCTTCAGCAAGTCCCGGGTGCGGGCCGAGTTGTGTGTCTTGATCAGGGCTTCATCCAGGGCCACGAAGTCGAACTTGAACTTATCCGTCAGGTAATCCACACCGGTCGGGATTCGGTGGGCTGCCATGTCGGCATCGATGGTCGCCTTGTTGTAGTTGATCACGATGATGTCAGCTTCAGCCGCCGCCGCCAGGTCCGCTTCACGCTTCTCTGGGATGGTCAGCACTTCACGTTCCGCCGTCTTCACGTTAGAACGGGCACGCTTCCACTTGTCGGAGCCTTCTTCCAGCTGCTCCATGATCTTCTCCCACTTCTCGACACGCTGCTTGGCCGAGACCAGCGAGCGGTTCCAGTTGGTGGAAGCCAGGACGTGGATCTTCAAGTCGGGACGGTGCGTGGCCACTTCATCGATCCACACGTGACGGAGCGCCACCGGACAGACGATCAGGCTCTTCGAGAACTTCATCAAGGCGATGTAATCGAGAATGACTTTGGTTTTCCCCAAGCCCGGGTCAAGCAGTAACCCGCCGCCGCCCCGCGTGTAGAGGAAACGAAGGGCAATCTCTTGATGCTCCAACGGCGACGTGTGATACTCGAAATGTGGCGGGAGAGGCAACAGGACCGACTCCTGACGGAGCAGATCGACGATGTCTTTCTCTTTGGTGGTGATCGAGGTCTTGAGACTCTTCTTCAAACGACCCACGATATTCTGTAAAATAGAAGGGAATGCCGGCGCCCACCGTTCGCCGCGTACCTTATACAGTGCAGGGAATACCGTAAGTATGGTATCCTCAGCCGTCGTCTCAGGAATGAACCGAACGTTCTTCCTGTCCGGAGTGAAAGTTAATTGCATGCTCCACCTGTGGTTAAACTATGAGTACCTAGCGCGAGGATAACATTACATGGCTACAACTCAATCGAAATTAAAGCAGGTCCGCTACTACACGCAGCTGGATCCGTACTACGTCGATGTTGACAACCGTCCGTTAAAGGACATCATGGACAACATGGGCATTCTAGCAGATCAGCTGGATATCACCAAGGGGTCTTTCAACCGTGGTTCCCTGGCCGCAGCGGCAATCGGCATCCAGTTTGCGACTGACCAAGCGTTCGTGGGCAACCTGTACTTCCCAGGCGGACTGAATCTGAGTGTGCTGTTTGGCTATCTGATCCAGACCATCCCGTACGATATCGACAACCCGTACTTCCGCGTGCCAACCATGGCCATCCACGACGCGCCAACCAATCTGGTTAACGTTGCGGCACCGACCACTGCAGGCAAGAACATCAAGTACCTGCTGCAGGGCTACATGGAAGAAGCGACGGCGTCATCAATCGTTCCGGGCGTTGACTCGTTGACCAAAGTGGCACGTTTCGCCCTGAAGTCGAGCGGTGAGTACGACAACACGGCGGCCGAACCTATCATGTACCCCGATACCGGGAACACGGCGGTTCTGAGCTTCGTGATCAAGTACGGTCAGACGTCACTGACTAAAAATGACATCCAGGAAATCCACTGGGTTGACCAGTCGAACATCTCGGATCTGGTTACCGGCCAGTCGAAGACCAAGCTGGAAAATGCCCGCTTCATCAAGTACCGTGCGTCACAGACGGTCGTGAAGGGCTCGAAGATTGTTGACCTGTCGAAGAATACTGACATCGATCTGTCCTACGGGAAAGACTCGCTGGACGTGTTCGTGTCCGGTGTGCACCAGACGAACTACTCAATCGATACAGTGAACCATACTGTTATCCTGGGTGGGGAGCTGGCGTATGATACGGAAGTAACCGTGGTGCAAACCCGTGTTTACACCCTCGGCAACATCACAATTTAAGCAGTTCATCCATGGTCGTCTCGCATTTCTGGATCAACTCCACGATTTGCTTGGCGACCAAATCCCTCCTGCCCTTATCCGTTTCTTTTCTTACTGTAGAAACCATACCTGCCAGAGTATTCACGTTCGTTTCCAACACCTTCATCGGAAAGCAGAGGATGTTGCGATCATTCACGTGGTGAGCCACTTGCTGATACTTCGCCCAGAACAAACGCAGGCAGTTATCCTTTGAATTCGGATCCCGTGCGTCTTTCACAATTTGCATGTAATCCATGTTTGACCCTATTGTAAAGTAAAAAAGGCCGAAGCCTTTGGGGATGTCCCGCCGGAGCGGGACTACCAGTTACTGCTGGTGGGGTGTGACGCGTAATACAGCGACAGTACGAGGGGAGGAGACCAGCTCACTGTTTCCCTCAAGAGTACGGCCGCGGAAAGCGTCGTTCTCTCGCTTTTTGCCGTACGCCTGTAATGCCAGGGTAGTGCTGATACCGACCGCGACGCCTACACCCACCGCTACAGCCAATTTTACACTTTCATCGCTCTGCTTGAACTTGCCCAGGAGGCCATTCTTTTTTACGTCTTCCATCTGAATTTCCTTAAGGGGTCTTAGCTATTGACCCCTCCTTAATGATTACTTGTTAAGGCCCAGACCCTGACGGATTGCATCCTGCTTGGCTGGAGTTACTGGAGTACCGATAGCCTGAACGCCCAGAATGTTCTGGTCTTCAATGGCTTTGCGGCCCTGATACATTTCGTAGCCTTTGTAAGAGGCATAGCCAACGCCGGCAACCACAGCAGTAGCTGCAGTAGCGATGATGACTTTCTTACCGGTAGATGCCTGTTTGAATTTACCCAGGGCACCGGCTTTGATCTGCTCAGCTTGCTCGACAGCAGCCTGCAGATTTTCTTCTGCGTTCTGCTTAGCCGAGGAGCCTTCGATCTTGTTCAGACGGCCATCGAAGTCTGCAACGGTGCGAGCCATCACATCCTGCTTCTGCAGCACTTCAGTTTGACCCTGCAGAATCTTCTCCATCATTTCTGCCATGTTGTCAGCAGTAACGGTTTCTTTGTTGGTAGTTTTAGCAGCATTGGTAGACATAAGGAAACTCCTGATAATGAAAGTGATTGTATGTTTTGTTACACGATACTTATACCGTTACGCTTCTAACTTATTGATAGACAAACGTATTGCGGTTATTCTGTATACAAGATACTTATACCATACCGATTATTCGATATTGGATTTACGCTCTTTTGCCACGTGAGTGGTCAGGGCCAGGATAGCTGAGGTGTTGATCATGATAGCCTGGTTGTGAAGATCCAGGGTCTTCTGCTGCTGGCGGATGATGTACGCACCGGCGACGACGCCGACAGCAGACCCAACGACCATACCTACCATCATGCCTTTACCGGCAGCCTGCTTGTAGTTCTTTAAGACGCTCATGGTTACTTCCCCGCGTCATCGATGAGATAGGAGACTTTACGTTCCAGCTCTTCGATACGCTTGTTGTGGTAGACGATAGCGCCTACGGTGAATGCACTCGCTGCAATTAAACCTACCGTTACGGCGGTAGATCGTTTAGACTGTTTGTACTTCTGTAAGACGGCCATAATATTCTCCTGTTTCGTTACACCCTTCTTATACCATGGTGGATTATGATAGTGGAATCCGCTAAAATCCCTTTAGTCTAATTAACGAGGAAAACCATATGTCAGGATTGTTCGGATTGAACCCTACGCCTAGCGGCATGGCTGATAGCTACGAAGTAGGGCAGCTGCCGAGCCCGTTCTTCACGCAGGCGAATCAGTTCATCCCACGAAGCTTCCACGATATCATCAAGTGGTCGCGCTACATCACGACTCAGTCACCTACCACGACCGAGGTGATTCGTAAGCTGTCATCTTATCCGATCACGGACTTCATCATGGATTCCGATCAAGAGCTGACGGTCGATACGTACAAGAAGATCTTCAAGTCTGTGAAGTTCAAGGAAAAGCTGTGTGATTTTGGCTTTGACTATTACACGCTGGGTAACGTCTACGTGTCGATTTACTTCCCGATCGACCGCCATCTGCACTGCCCGAACTGCAAGTCGAGCTACGAAGTGCGTGCAGCGATGCGTTCAGGCTTTGCGGTCTTCAAGAAGTGGACATTCCAAGGCGAATGCCCGAACTGCTCGAACCAAGTGACTTACAAGGTCGTTGACACCAAATCCCGTGACATCAACCGTATCAACCTGGTGAAGTGGAAAGCAGAGCACGTCTCGCTGAACCACAACCCGGTAACCGGCGAATCGGAGTTCTACTACACCATCCCAGGTGACGTGAAACGCAAGATCATGATGGGTGACGCTCTGTTCCTGTCGACGGTGCCGTGGTCAATGGTTGAAGCTGTACGCTACAACAAGGACTACATGTTTGACCCGAGCAACATCTACCACATGAAATCCATCTCGATGGGCAACATGGTTGATGGCCTGGGTATTCCACCGCTGATCTCCCACTTCGGTCTGGTGTTCTACCAGCAGATGCTGCGTAAAGCGAACGAAGCCGTGGCGGCTGAACACATGGTTCCTCTGCGTGTGCTGTTCCCACAGCAATCTTCTGCAGCGGCTGACCCGGTGGCATCCATGTCCCTGCGTGGCTTTGCGAAAAACATGCGTAACACCATGCGTAAGATGAAGTCGGATCCGAACCACATTCTGATTTCTCCAGTGCAGGTTGGTTACCAACAGCTCGGCGGCCAAGGTCGTTCACTGCTGGTTTCCCAAGAGCTGCAGTACGCTGAAGAACAACAGCTGATGTCCATGGGCGTGTCCCGTGAGCTGCTGTCCGGTACCACCAACTGGACGTCATCAACCGTCGGTCTGCGTCTGCTGGAAAACACCATGGGTAACTACGTTGGCCAGATCAGCGAAGTCATCAACTGGGTTATGGAAAAGATCGCTCAGTACCTGTCGATTGAGATCACCGACGTCAAGCTCGTGCCGTTTAAACTTACGGATAACGAGGCTCTCAAAGCGACCATGCTGGACATGTGGAAGTCGAAGATCCTCTCTGCGTCTACCCTGCTGGAAACCTTCGGCATGGACTACAACGAAGAGCTCGACAAGATGGGTCGTGACCAAGTGTCCGTCGCCGAGAAGGAAATCGAGATCAAGGACCTGGTTGATAAAGCCATGTACCAGAAATCGAAAGGCCTCAGCAGCGATAAAGATTCATCTGGCTTTGCAGATAACCGCACCGAAGCGTACAATATCGCGAAGAAGATTCTGGCAGCCAAGTCTCCAGAAGAACAACGTGATATTCTGATGGATCTGCAGCATACCGATCCAACTCTGTACCAGACGGTAATGGGCGTACTGAATGATATGCCTAACCCGGGCGGCCAAGAACCAGGAGAGCAAAATGAGCAAGCACAACCCGCTGGAAACCAGTAACAGCGGACAAAGCATGCCGGGGATGACCCCGGCTTTAGAAGACGTCGGGTTCAACCCTGAAGAATATGTCTACCGCGTCGGTCACTTCACGATCGGCGGGGAAGATGATGACACCATCCAGATGGAAACGCTGCTGACCCGCAGCCTGTCTGGAGACGTCGTTGTTATCGAACGCAAAGACTCAATCTCAGGCACCACCGGCGTCTACACCTGTGTGGTAATTTATATGGAGAAGCGACTGCATGCCTAAGTCAGCCAGTGATTTGATCCCGATTTTCTCATCGCCAAAGTCCATCAATGATGCGACTGACCACGCGATGCTGGACGGGATCGTTAAGCAGTTCCCAATCGAAACCGGGAAGTACACCCTCTCGGTTGTCGACCCGTACGTGGACAAGAAAGAATACACCACGGCCGACGAAAAGGACGCTATCCTCAAGTCACGCTCGCTGACCTACCCAATCCGCGGTACGCTGCTGCTGCACGACCGTGCGACCGGTAAGCTGGTGGACCGTGTGCAGAACTTCGCTTTAGCGGACACTTTCCACGTGACCAACAAGCACACGCTGCTGTACAAAGGGAACAACTACTCGGTTGCGAACTTAATGCAGCTGCGTCCGGGCGTCTACACCCGCCGCACCAACAACGGTGAGCTTGAGACCAACATCAACACCGGTAAGGGTGCAACGTTCTCGCTCGGTCTGGATTCCAAGACCATGCTGATCTACTTCTCGAAGATCAACGGCAAGACGCTGAACATCCCGATCGCCCCGCTGCTGACCAAAGGCTTCGGCCTGAGTGCTTCAGAAATCACCAAGTTTGTCCCACAGGACGTTTGGCAGGCGAACCTGAAGTTGACGCAGGGTAAGGAAGACACGGCACTGAACCAGCTGTACAAGCGTCTGGTGGACCGTCGTGAGCAATCGAAGAGCGTCTCAACGGAAGAGATGGGTGTTGCACTGAAGAAGCGTCTGGGTGAAATGACCCTGGACAAGGAAACGACCGAAGTGACCCTGGGTAAATCCTTCGGTGGCATCGAGCCGGAAACCCTGCTGCGTGCCATGCACAACATCGTTCAGGTGTACTCGAAGAAGCGCCCTGAGGATAACCGTGACTCCCTGCAGTTCAAACGTGTACAGAACCTGCCAGACTTTATCGGTCGTCGTTTCGAAGAGAACAAGACGCACCAGACGGTCGGCAAAGCGTTTGACCGTATCAAGTACAACATGAGCCGCTTGAAGGAAGACGCTCCGTCACTGCGTGAAGTGATTCCGTCGAAGCCGTTCAACAAGATCTACACCGATTTCGTCATCGGTTCTCAGCTGTCGTCAACGCCGGATGAGACCAACCCAATCGAGTCGATCGAGAACGTCGGTAAAGTTACGCTGATCGCCAAAGGTGAAGGCGGGATGTCCTCTGAGCGTCAGGCCACCAGCGAGTCACGTAACGTGCACCCGTCAAACCTGGGGATCATTGACCCGAGCCGTACCCCCGAGTCATCCTCTGCCGGCCTGGACCAGCGTTTCACCATTTCTGCCCGTCGCGACAAGGAAGGCGGCATGTATGCCCGTGCCCTCGATGCGAAAACCGGCAAGATGGTCTACTTGTCCGCCAACGAGCTGATGACCAAAGTGGTCGGGTTCCCAGACGGCATCAAGAGCGGCAAACCTCAAGTTCAAGCCCAGGTAAAGGGCGAGTTCAAGAGCGTGCCCCGCAGCGAAGTCGAGTACTGGATCCCGTCGGGCACCGACATGTACACCATCACGACTAACCTCGTGCCGTTCCTGAACGCCAACCACCCAGGTCGTCTGACCATGGCCGGTAAGGCAATCCCTCAGGCACTGTCACTGGTACACCGTGAAGCACCGCTGGTGCAAACCTTGGCGGACAACGGCCAGACCTTCGTGAAGCAAATCGGTCAGATCGTATCTACCGTGGCACCAGCGGCGGGTACCGTCGTGAAAGCTGAGCCGAACAGCATCACCATCAAGACCGAAGAAGGCAAGCAACACGTGGTCGACTTCGTGAAGAACCTGCCGTTCAACATGAAAGGTTTCCACGATGACGAAGCTCACGGCCTGCAGGTCGGTGATCAAGTCAAAGCCGGACAGGTCCTGTCGGACAACAACTACACCAAGAACGGTGAGTTCGCGATTGGTAAAAACCTGGAAACGGCCTACATGCCGTACAAAGGGTTCAACCACGAAGATGGTATCGTTGTGTCCCGCTCTGCGTGTGCCAAGCTGACTTCGAACCACGCTTACAAAGTCGAATACTCGATGAGTAAGGAAACCGTGGCCGACCTCGGCAAGTACAAATCGGCCTTCGCCGGCAAGTTCACCGCTGACCAGTTGAACAAGCTGGACAACCGTGGCTTCGCTAAGCCTGGGGTGACGCTGCATTACGGTGATCCGGTTTACGCCGTCCTCGAGACCCGTACGCTGACCGAGACCGACATGGTCCTGGGCCGTCTGCACAAGACACTGGTGAACCCGTACCGTTCTGCCGCTGAGATTTGGGACCACGATGAGCCCGGTGTTGTTACCGATTGCTCAACCGACGGCTCGAAGATCCGCATCATGCTGCGTTCTGAACGCCAGCTGGAAGTCGGTGACAAGGTGACCGGTCTGCACGGTAACAAAGGTGTGGTTTCTGCCATCCTGGAAGATGACGAGATGCCGCATGCTAAGACGACCGGCAAGCCACTCGACCTGATTCTGAACCCGGCGTCCGTGACTTCACGTATCAACCTGGGCCAGGTCTTTGAAGCTGCAGCGGGCAAGATCGCTCAGAAAGACGGCCAACCGTACAAGACCAAAGTGTACGATGAAGGCAACGTCGTGAAGAACATGATGGACAAGCTGAAAGAAAAAGGCTTGAGCGACACCGATACCGTCTACGATCCGAAGACTGGTCACGTCTACGGCGACCGCGTCCTGACCGGCCCGCAGTACATCCTGAAGCTGAACAAGACAACGGATGCCAACTACTCAGCCCGTTCAGTTGGCGGTTACGACAACAACGCCCAGCCGACCAAGGGTGGTGACGATGGTGCGAAGTCTGTGGGTTACATGGAGTTCCTGGGCCTGCTCGGCTCAAACGCCCGTGCCAACCTGAAAGAGATCGGAACAGTCAAATCGGAAGGTGGTGATCATGCGGATACTCACGACTACTGGGACAAGTTCATGCGTGGCCTCCCGCTGCCGCAGCCGAAAACGACGTTCGCAACGAAGAAATTCTTCGATTATCTGCGTGGTTCTGGGATCAACGTGTCCGAGCGTAATGGTAATCTCGTCGCGTCGCCGATGACCGACCGTGAAGTACTGGCCAACTCGTCCGGTGAAATTCATAAGCCTGACATGATCCTGGCTCGTAACGTGTCTCCGGTGAAAGGTGGCCTGTTCGACATGGCTGTAACCGGTGGTCCAGAAGGCACCAACTGGTCGCATTACAAGTTGATGGAACCGATCGTCAACCCAGTGATGGAAATGCCCGTGCGTGACCTGACTGGTCTGAACCAGGAGCAGTTCAACAACGTCGTCAGCGGTAAGTTCGGTGTCATTCGTCGTGGCCATGGCCAGTTCGACTTAGTCGACACGCACAAAGACGACGCCGTCATCAAGCGTATCAACGTCACCGGTCTGCTGAACAAAGCAGCGTCGGACGACGGTGAAGCGCTGGTGGGCGGACACGCTATCAAGGCGATGCTCGGCGACATCCACGTTCAGGACGAACTGACCCATCTCCGTCAAGCGGTAGCCGATGAGAAATCGACGGCGAAGCGTGACAAGATGATCAAGAAGATGAAATTCCTGGCCGGTCTGGACAAGCAAGGGTTCAGCGACCCGTCGAAAGCGTACGTGCTGCACAACATGCCGGTTATTCCTCCGGTGATGCGTCCGTACTCTATCTCGGGTAGCCGCCTGTCCTTCGCTGACGTGAACGAGCTGTACAAACACCACATGCTGGTGAATGGCCGTATGAAACGTCTGGATGAAGAGATCGGTATGGACATGACCTCTCCGGACATGGAAGGGATGGTTGATCTGCGTCGTGACCTGTATGAAGGCGCCAAGGCTATCATGGCCGGTGGTGAGCCGATTGACTTCCAGGCGAAGCAGAAAGGTCTGAAAGGTCTGCTCCAGCAGATCAAAGGTGATGAAGGTCCGAAGAACGGTTTCTTCCAGAGCAAATTACTGTCTAAAAAGCAGGACTTCTCTGGCCGTGGCACCATCTACGCGGCGCCGGACGTAGGCTTCAACGAAGCGAAGATTCCAAAGGATCAGCTGTGGGAGATGTACAAAATGCACATCATCCGCGACCTGAGCCAGAAGGGTTACGATCTCGCCGAAGCGAAGAACGCGTACGAGTCTCGTAATGATGCGGCCATGAACTCGTTCAACCACATCGTCGACACCGTACCGGTCCTGCTGAACCGTGCACCGACCCTGATGCGTACCAACATCATGGCGATGCGTCCGATTCCTTCCGAAGGGAAGACGATTGGTCTGAACATTCTGCACCTGCCAGGCTACGCAGCGGACTACGACGGCGACGCCCTGTCAATGTACGTGCCGATGACGCCGGAAGCTGTGAAGGAAGCTCGTGAGAAGTTAATGCCGAGCAACCACCTGCACGACGCCCGCCGCGGATTCGGTAACCCGATGTTCGCCCCAGGTCACGAAGCCATCCTCGGTTCCGTACACCTGACGCAGCCGGACATGGAGCAGAAGGTCCACGAGTTCAAGACTGAGGAGGAAGCTCTCACAGCCTTGAAGGAAGGGAAGATCAAATCGAACACCCCGATCAAGATCGGCTAAAAAGAAACCCCAGGGAGACCTGGGGTTTTTTCTTTTAGAACCATTTAATGTTCTGTTCGTACATTTCGTTCACGCGATCTTGAATCTTATCGGCGTGCTTGTCGACGTACAGTGCGGTGAGATCCGTTCGAAGAAATTTGAAGTAACGATCCGCGAATTCTAGCGGGATGAAATACACCACCATCTCACGGTCGTTCTGCCACACTAAGCGGGGGCGGAATGGGATCATCACGGTATTCTTCAAGGATGGCTTCAAGCTGCACGCCACCCGTAAATCATAGTGAATCCCATGAGCTGCTTGCTCGAGCTGTACTGCACAGACCCAGACCCGACCGTTCTCTTTGTACGTCGAGAGGCGGAACCTGCGGTCAAACTCAACATCAACGACCTGTGGTATATTCATGTCCCCGACGTTAAACGTACGGTCCAGAACCACATGTTTAATGAGCTCGCGACGATAAAGCCCATCCCAATCGGTTTCCCGAAGGCTCGCCATCAAAGGGAGCAGTTCATCCAACGGTATGCCGCTGGGAGTTTGATACGTTTTGGCAAGTTCATCTACCAGTATGCCTTCCATGTTTACGTAGAATTGGTCTTCTACCTTAACTACATCAATTTCTTTGCCAAAGAAGTTCATACGATTTTCCTGTGATCCTTAAGTATTTCTGTAATCAGTGCATCGGGTAAAGCGTGTTCCAATTTTTCGTTCAGGGTTTGCAGATCCTCCAAGCGGATGCAGGTGGTGTGGAACTCCCGCGTACCCCAGGATATGAGGACGGTCTTCGGGGATATTTTGGCAGACTTCAAAGCGGTCTTGACTATCTCGCCGCCGACGTTGGCCAAGTTGCGGATGGAGCTTACTGTGATGAAAGGACGTTTACGCTCACGGACCAGTTGTAAACCACGAAAGGACATGATGTTCTGTCCTATGGTACTGCTCTTCACATGTCTCATAATAGGAAAAGGCCCCAGCGGGCCTTAGTGTTTGAGTGGAGTGAACTCCGGAAGCGAAGACCAGAAGCGGAGCAAGACCTCTTCTAAGGCTTCGATGAACAGGTCCCGTTGATCCGGGTAATCCAGTCCATTATCGGGCATGGCTCTCAGTGCTGCCATGACGTCCGGCACCAGGCTGTAATGGCCAAGGGTGAACGCTCTATCCGATTCCGAAGTGATGATGTTCGAGTACAGCGGAAGTGGTGCCACGTTTTCACGGACACGCAGAGTTTTCCAAAGCAGAACGACATCGACGTAGACTTCCTTGTTGAACTTCACAGTACTCACGGGAAGGGTGTTAATGTACAGAATATAGACCATGGGCGGTACCTCCGCCCTGATTTTACTTGAGGATCGTTGGACCCTTTAAGTTATTGTCTTTGTAGTATTTACGGACACGACGGACACGTTGATGGTCTTTTCCGGCTACCCAGCAGAGGTATCCTGCCAGTGCAAGAATGACCGCGATAAGGATTATGTCACCTGGTTCCATAGTTACTCCAAAATGAATGTGTTTGTGTACACTTTCCTTATACCCTAAAATAAAAGCGGAATGGAGGAGATCACCATGAACCCAAATACAGACTCTTTAGAGCAAGGTATCCGCGTCGGGGTAACCCTTGGATCACTCGTTGCTCTTCGTGCGGCCTTCAAGGGCTCACGTCAAGCCGGCAAAGGTATCTACCGCCGGGCAGTAAAACTGAGAGGTAAGAATGGACGATAAAAGCCAAGTCATTGAAGCTTACCGTCAACCGGAAACGAAGATTATCCTGAAGTCGATGACCGACCCGCGGCCGCACAAGATCGCTTCGGCGTACTTGAAAGCCAAGGTTCGGTTACTCTTAGGGCGATCGCATGAGAAGAAGGCACTCTGGACCCGACCGATTGACGACATGTCTTTCCTGGCCGTCGACGCTCTGCAAGGCGGAGGCGCCCTGGGAGGCTCTCAGTTGGGACGTCGTGTCGCAGCAATGGTAGCGCCCCGGTCTATGCAGATGCAGGCCGTGGGGATGATTGGGGGCGCTCTGGCAGGGTCTTCTCTGGCCGGTGCCGTCGGTAGGAAGATCATCGGCGGAGCGATCAATGCGGCGGACCAAGCCGGCGTGCTCCCGGAAGCGTTGACACACGTCAACATCATGAGTGAACGCCAGTCGAAGTACTCGAACATTGGGTCGGCAGCGGGGATTGCCATGGCGGTGCCATTGTCTCTGCGTCTGCTCTTGAAGCCAGGAACTTCGCCGATTGCCGCGGTGGCCGGAAGCTTAGGATCTGCTTACCTGTTGTCCCGTGCTGGGAACGCGGCTGGGAACGTTGCGGGTTACTACGCGGACAAACGTTCCGATGTAATCGGTGACACGGCAAGCGATCCGGACGCTTGATACGCCGATACGGTATGTACGTGGAAAGTCACACCCCTCTATAGCTCTCTCTGGTGGGTATAGATACTCTCTATATATCTCTAAAAAAGCCTTAGTAAGTAGTTTATAGTATAGGGGAACAGTTACACTATAATAGGTGTCAAGAGTGACGTACCAAACGTATCAACGTACCAACTGCCCTTAAAGCCTTGTGCCACAAGGGTTTTCTCTGATACGTCGTTGGAACATTTGGCGTATCAGAATGTAAAAAGGGGAGGTGACTCCCCTTTGTTTTATCAAAACGCCTTGGCCATCAGGTTAGGCAATGTGGTCATACAGGTTCTTTGACGGTCCAGTTTGGACATGTCTTTGAGCTTTACCTTGGATGCATAGAGCGACAGGTTGTCCAGAGCGATCCACAGCTCTTTCTTCCCGTCCGGAGTTTGGATAACTTTTGCGTGTGGTGTCACGTGCTTGTTGACTTGTAGTGCCGCCTTTGAAGTATTAACCACCAGCTCGGTGATTTGCTCTTCGTAGTCCAGTCCCAAGAATTCGCTCAGTGAACGAACAGAGACCCAAGTGGTACCCTCGGTGTGTAACAGATCAATTGGTGAAGCTTGTACTTGAATAGTTTTGGTCAGCATAGTTTTTGCGAGCATGGTATGCTCCCTCTGTGAATGTATGAGAAGTTGGTTATTTCTTACTACTTTGCTTATACCAGGATAGCCCTTCTATGAGGGCTCAATTAGCCAAACATCTCGCCTAATCTCCTCGGTACTACGTCGTGCGTTTCCTTACACACAAGTCCCACAGTTCCTGTGGTGCTTCAGACTTCCACTCCGTGAAGCCTTGCGTGCCCTCCTGGATCCAAGCCCAGTTAGGGACGTGCTCTTTAAAGAGGGTCTTCGAGTAGACCCGGATGCGGCCAAAGAGTAGAATATCTTTGACGAAATACTGCATGCGACGAAGCTCCTTATCGATGTATCCCTGCATCGGAAGTTCATACTCCCGAGCAAAAGCGCGATGTCGTACCACGAACAGCTTACTGAACATAAATCCTCCTTAGTTCTGTATATTACTTATACCCTAAAATAGGTTCAGTTGATCAACGAAAAAGGTGACATGATGACTCAAATTATCACTCCCGGGGCGCTTCTCGTTAAGAGCATGCTCCCTGAAGCTTCAAAGCAACACTTTGACCCACACGTGGTGTTAAACAAGAACGGCGTTAAAGACCTGATTGCAAACGTGATCACTCACGGCGGTGATAAAGCAGCGGACACGATCTCGGACCTGTCTCACCTGTTCTTCCACACTGCAACCGATCACGGTTACTCGACGCCGCTGTCCGACTATTACAACGATTCCGACGAACGTACGGCATTACTGAAAGAATACGAAACGGCCGTCAACCACGTGAACGACAAGGAAGGCCTGTCAGAACGTGAGAAGCGTGAACAACTGTCCGAGCTCGGCAGCAAGTACGGCGACATCCTGACGAACCAGAACCTGAAGTACCTGATGTCCCGCAAATCGACGGCGGCACTGATGGCACAGACCGGTGCCCGTGGTAACCCAAGTCAGCTGCAGCAGGGTACGTCTTCACCGATTCAGTCAAAGCGCATCGACGGTACGCCAATCCCACTGGCGATCACCCACTCGTTCGCAGAAGGCTTGACGCCAGCGGAGCACTTAGCCATGTCCTACTGGGGCCGTAGTAACACCGTTTCTGCCCAGCTCTCGACGTCGAAACCAGGTGACATGTTCAAATCGATCACGCCTAACCTGTATCACGAAGTGGTGACCGAGACTGACTGCCATACTCACAATGGTGTCGTTGAGCCGATCTCTCAGAAGAAGCGTGTGCTGTACCATTACGAAGCCGGCACCGACCGTCTGATCGATGAGCGTTACTTCAACGATCTGAAACACGACGGCGCCAAAAACGTGAAAGTCCGTAACACCATGACGTGCCAGGCCAAAGAAGGCGTGTGCCAGAAGTGCTACGGTCTGGATTCCCGCGGCAAACTCCCAGAAATCGGTGAGAACGTCGGTGTGATCGCGGCCCAATCGGCGTCAGAAGTTCTGACCCAGATGATCCTCGGTACCAAGCATGATGCGAAGTCCGGTAAGTCTGTTAACCCGTTCGACCAGACGTCTAACTTGCTGATCAACCAGGAGAAATTCCCGGATAAGGCAACGATCTCTGAGACCAACGGTGAAGTGACGCACATTGAGACCACGTCTCTGGGTGATGCCAAAGTGCACGTGTCCGGTAAGGAATACTTCATCCCGAACTCACAGGACGTGATCGTCGGCGAAGGTCACAAAGTGAAGATCGGTCAGCCACTGTCTACCGGTACCGTGAACCCACGTGAACTCGTGGCGCTCCGTGGCCTGGGTGAAGGACGTCGTTACATGTCCAACAAGCTGTCTGAGATTTATGGCGGCGGCATGGACCCACGTCACTTCGACCTGATCGCCAAGAACCTGATCAAGTACGTTAAAGTGCGTGAAGCAGGAGAGACCGGATACATGCCAGGCCAGGTCGTTTCTGTGAACCACATCCAGGACGAACTGCAGAAGGACCAAGAGCTGCTCCCAATCGAGCGTGCTGCCGGTAAACAACTGGCACGCCCGGTCCTGGAATTAACCCCAGGCACCGTACTCGATGCGAACCACTTGCAGTATCTGAACAAGCATGGCGTAACTGACGTTCACACGTCTCGTTCCGGCCTGGTTGTCGATCCGCTGGTTCCCGGGATCAAAACGGTCAAGCTGAACGACACCAACTGGATCTCCCGTCTGGCGTTCAAACAGATCGGTAAGACCCTGAGTGAAGCAGCTGCAACGGGCATGGAGTCCGCGGCCACCAGCACCGACCCGATCGCTCCGTACATCCTCGGTGGCGCATTCGGTGAAGGCAGCAACGGGAGATACTAATGGCATATCACCTCCAGGAACATCAGGAGCGGGTATCCAAGAAGATCGGTGAGGGCAAGTCTGTCCTCGCTTATCACTCGTTAGGGTCAGGGAAGACCCTTACGGCTTTGGATTCCGCCAGCAGCATCCTTAAAGCTAACCCGAATGCTCGGTCGCTGTTTGTCGTCCCGGCACCACTGCGTGACAACCTGCAAAAGGAAATGGACAAGCACGGTATCGATCCGGAGATCCGCAAACGTATCGACATCGATTCCTATGAAGGTGCCACGAACAAATCCGAGAAGTACAAGAACAACAAGTACCACTTGGTGGTGATGGATGAGGCACACCGCGTACGTAACTCCGGGCTCCGCTCGGACGCTGTGCGTGACATTGCCCGTTCTGCTAAGCAGCGCTTGACCCTGACGGGAACACCAATCTATAACCAGCGTTCTGACATTGCCAAAGTGATCAACACCACGGCCGGCAAGACGGTGATGCCGGAAGACCCGACTAAGTTCGACGAAGCGTACATCAACAAGCAGATCGTAAAACCCGGTCTCTTGATGCGGATGCTCGGGGTGACCCCTGGTGAAAAGCTGACGGTGAAGGATAATGCTGTCCTGAGGAAGATCGGTAAGGAATACATGGACCGGTTTAACGCCATGGAATCCCTGAAGAGTGACTTCCCAGATCGGACGGATGAGATGGTTCACGTTGACATGAGCCCGCAGCAGCTCCGTGCGTACCAGTACGCCGAGGGCACCATTCCGCTGCCGATGCGACTTAAGATCCGAATGAACCTGCCGCTGGACAAGAAAGAGGCTCAGAACCTGAACTCGTTCTCAACGGCAATCCGTCAGATCAGTAACACCGATGCCGGCTACACCACGCGCCACCCGAACGCCCCGAAGATTGACCGTATCGTCAGTGACTTCGAAGGCATGATGAAGGAGAACCCGAACCACAAAGGGATTATCTATTCGAATTACCTCGGGTCCGGCCTGGATGAAGCGTACCGTCAGATGACCATGAAGAAGATCCCAACGGTCATGTTCACCGGTAAAACGACCCCGGCCGAACGTAAGCAGGCGATTAAAGATTACAATGCGGGTAAAGTGAAAGCGATTCTGTTATCCTCTGCAGGATCGGAAGGGCTTGACTTGCAAGGCACCCGTTCCTTCCAAGGGATGGAGCCTCATTTCAACAACAAGAAGATTGACCAAGTTATCGGTCGCGGCATCCGTTATAAGTCTCACGCGATGCTTCCAGAAGAAGAACGTAAGGTCCGTGTCATGCGGTACGCGGCGACTAAGCCGAAACTCTTTGGACACTTCTCGCGTGGCCAGGGGATTGATGACTACCTGAAAAACTCTTCGGACACCAAGGATTCACTGACCCGTGAGATCCTCAAAGCGATGACCGATAGCGATAGCTAAAATACGAGTGATTAGCTAAAATAGTGTTTATTTAACGGAGAACCGAACTATGAATTTTAGTCAAATGGCTCTGGAAAAGCTGAATGCTGCTTCTCCCGGCCTGAGCAAGTACGTGATTGCGTTCAAGGATATGACCTCTGAACTGCAAGATTCGGACGGGGTGGAAGTCGGCGTCTTCATCATGCGAAACGGTGGAAGCCTGTTCTACGTCCCAGTGATCTCTCGCGGCGGCGTGACGTTCCCTATCGACTCCATCTATTTGGCTGATCGTAAGGCGTTCTTCCCGTTAACCAAGAAGACCATCGAGCAGATTAAGACGAGCCAGAACTCAAACGTTGGCCAGTCTGCACGCATCCCACAGGGTGTCATCAGCAACCCAGATCTGAAAGACCTGGTCGTACCACCACGCACCGGTAAGTTCATGTACGCAAGCGACGGCCGTTTAGGCGGTATCATTGCGCTGTCTGCACCGGAAATCCGTAAGGACCTGGCTGACGTGATCACCAAGTCTGCCGAAGTGAATGACGCCCTGGGTGCCATGCTGGACCTGCCGGCACTGACCGAGTCACTGCTGAACGACGAACGTCTGGAATTCACTCTGCAGAAGCAAGCCCGTGTGCTCTTCGACGGTGATGGCCTGCCGAACGAAGCGGTTCAGAACATCCTGAATAAGGGTTACCACATCGAAGGCGAACATGATCACACCCGTGTGGTTGTTGAGTCTGCCGGTGCATCCCACTTCACCAAGCTGACCGCTTGTGAACCGGGCCACGCATACACCGCAGAAGGCATCGGTGGTGCAGAACTGCCAATCGCTATCCTGCCGCAGAGCTCGATGAGTCTGCAGCACAAAGCCGTTCTGGTTGCCCAACCGGATGGCACCTTTGCGTTCATCGACCCTAACGTCGTTGTCCACCAGCAAGAACGCCCGTACGAGAACATCGTGAAGAACTTGCTGGAATCAAAAGCCAGTGACGCTTTCGTTCTGGTCGAGCAAGGTGACAACCGTGAAGTGATGTTCTTCGACGGCAGCGGCTACTTCGTGTTCCGTTCAACCGGTCCGGCGACGCTGGATAACGGCGTGACGATCATGAAAGGTTACGTTCTGCAAGGTGCCGGCGGCTCTACCATGGCAACCCTGGTGATTTCAGAAGGGATGCACGGCCTGATTCACGTCCAACCGACGGAGAACAAGGGTCTGAACATCTACCTGAACGCCTCGTGCAAAGCCTTCGTGGGTTACACGCCGAGCCTGGATTCTCGTATGGAACGCTCACTGTCGTCTGCGATTGTTCGTCACGAGCACCGCACACTGGCCGTTCTGCCTGAATTCCACACCATGACCTTCCACAATGGTCAGTTCGCCATTGACGGTCGTATGGTTGGTGGCCGCGGTGACGCTGCCCGTATCCTGGTGGAAGAACTGAAGCTGCAACCAAACGATTCTGAATCGCTGCTGAAATCAGCCGAAGAGAACCGCAAGGTTGAGATGCACATGTCGAAAGAAGCGGCAGAAAGCTCGAAGCCAACCCCGATCGTCGAGTACGGTCAAAAGTTGACTCCGCAAGTGCAGATTTCCGGTGACGCCCGTCAGCGTCAAATGGGCATGGCTGATCGCGTGACTGCTGCGGCGAAGACCCGTGATAAGTCTGTCGTTGAAGCGACGATCATCTCTGAGCTGCTGAATGACCCGGACATGTTCGGTACCATCAACGAATATCTCCCGGACATCGGTCAAGCTGTCGACCGTATCGGTCGCGTACTGTTCCTGGCCCGCGTTAACTCAAACAAGCTGTCCGACACAATGGATCCAGAGGCACTGAGTAACATGGTCACGAACCTGCGTAGTTCTTACACCAATCTGGGTGAGAGCTACATCAAGCTTGAGCAGATCGCCTCCAATGTCTAAATCTGTAGACTACCGTGGCAAGCTCTTGGCAAGGGGCACTCGAGAGGCGGATCCGATTGTGGATCAGCTTCTTGATGGTGCGTTCCCTGAAATTGTCGAAGCTGCTACGGTGCTTTACAAAGACCGGACACAGAGAATGTACGTGGAGTCTAGCCTACTGGCCACGAACGATCTCGAAGTGATCTCCAGGTTCCTTGAACTGGAGGTCGCTGTCCTCGACATGTACCGGTCGCTGTACTTTGATGTGGCCCATTTCACCAAGTTACAACGCATGTCGTATCTGGATTCCGTCAAGGAAGGCCCAGATCGCAACATGAAGTCCTGGGCTCTGACCCAGGGCGTCCGCTTCCTGGAGTGGCGGTTCGGAAACGACGTCAGGATTTCCCCAGTGGAAGGCTTGTCGGCGATCTTCTCGGATTGCTACTACAAAAGCAAAGAGGCGTTCTTCAACGGCAACTCGTCGGAAGCTTCGAAGGAAGCCGCCAAGTGGACTAAGCAAGCGGTGGAAGTCGCCCGTCTGCTGAAGTCGTGGGTAACCGATGCGAACGAAGCCATGAAGGACATCAATATCGCACTCGAGCAGTATATGGGTGACGATATCACCTTCCCAACTGAAGAAGACCTGGAGAATACTTGATGGACATGTCTGTGGATTTTTTAAAGAACGTCGGTGCGGGAGTCGTTGCGGCTTTCCGTACCGGGGGCGTTGCCCTCAATGACGGGATCGTTAAGGCGGCGAGTGATAACCAACTCAATGCTGACCAAGTGGCCCGCCTCGTTGAGACGGTAAACCAGCTGGCGTACCTGTCGGGCCCGCACAACTCAATGGATAAGACGGCAGAGTTTGCTCTGGCTGATTACGAAACAGTGCTTACCACGATGCTGACCCCTCCTTCGATCGAGAAGGCGGCATCTGCCCGTCGTCCATCCCCGCTCTCGCTTTTAGCTGAGCCGATGGAAAAGGTTGCGAGTGAAGCGGATTACCAGTTCCAGGCGAACCCGGTTGAAGTCCGTAAGCATGCAGAACGTGAGTTCTATGCCGGTCGTGACAACCTGAAGCGTATGGATGTGGAAGAAGCGAACATCGTGGAAGGCCTGCTGAAATCGGCTGCGGCCGTGAAGAGTGACCCTGATGCCCTGAACAAGATCGCTGCTCTGGCGGGTGGAGACAACCGTAAATACGGTGAGCTCTGCAGCCTGGTGTTCGGTCACGTGAAGGAAGCGTCCGGCCCGCGTGTTCGTTCTGCAGTGGACTTGATGAACGTGCAAGCCCTGGCGGACCAACTGGGTCTGGCCAAACAGGCGTCGACCGATCGCAAGAACCTGGAAGAGCGTCTCACCAAGATCGCCGAAGAGATCTGCCCGGCCGGCATGGACAAAGAGGCGTTCGTCGGTAGCCTGCTGCGTGCCGCGGGAACTGCTCTTCGTGGTGCCAAACCTGGTTTAGCTACTGCTGGCAACGGCATTAAACTAGGTGGTACAATCGCTGTGGCCGCTCCGGAAGTCTCTCAGATTTCGCGTTCGGCGGCACCAAAGAATGATATCTGGAGCAGTCTCCATAGCTAAGAGGTTACCATGAACGACACTACTGAATTACTGAAAGGGCTGCGTGAAGGCCTGGAAGCTGGCCTGCTGAAAGAAGCGGGCGTTTCCGAACTGAATGACGGTCAGCGTGAATTTATTGACATGACCGTGGCGGAATTCGAGAAGCAAGCGGGCTTCATGGGCGACTTCAAGAACGCTTTCTCTGGCGACGAAGTCGGTAAAGCTGCACTGAAAGCCGGTATCCCGCTGTTAGGTGGTATCGGTGTGGCTGCTGCGGCTAAAGCCGTTGGCGCTATCGCGGGTGGTATGAACCGCGGCAAGTTCGAAACGGCTCTGCGTCTGGCGATTTCTCGTAACGCCATCCTGCAGCAAGCAGATCAGGAACGCCTGAAGTCTCTGGCTGATTCTGTCTATCACGCTGCCCCAACCGTCTCCACCGATCCGAACATTCTCGGTCAGGTCCTGGTGAACGCCATCCGTGGTGAAAACCTGGATATCCAGACTGTGAAGATGTTGGGTGACCTGGAAGCGCGTCGTACTCAAGGTCCGGCCTTGACTGCCCGTAACTTCTCGCTGTAATATAACTGGGTGCCGAAAGGCACCCTTAGAGGAACCCAAATGGATAAACTTTTAGACAGTCGCCACGAAGGCCATCTCGAGCTGGGCCAAGCGACGTTACTGTTTGATGACGCTGGCGGCCTGACCAAGGTTGCGGCGGCTGCAGAGATCGATAGCTTCGTGAAGGATATTCCTGTTCGCGACGGCTTCTTCTACCTGCACATCAATGCCATGGGTGCCGGCGAGTACTACGGCTCGAACAGAAACGGTGACTACTTCCCAGAGGCTCAGCTGATCCGATGGCACAAGACCTTCGAGACGTCACCTGCCCACGTATTCCGCCACCACGTCAACAAGGACCCTGCCAAGTCAATCGGCAAGGTCATTTTCTCGTATTACAACCCACGCATGCACCGCGTTGAACTCATTGCCGAGGTCAGCAAGGAATTGGGTGCGGATGAATACATGAAGATTACCCAGTTGGGTCAATACCCGGCAACCTCTATGGCTTGTAATACGCCGTTTGACGTGTGCTCCATCTGTGGCAACAAAGCTCATTCTCGCTTGCAGTACTGTACTCACCTGACTTCCCAACTGAACACCCTTTACCCGGATGGCCGTAAAGTGATGTCCCTGAACCTCGGCCCGCTGAAGTTCTTCGACATTTCGATCGTTATCCGCCCGGCAGACATCACGTCTTCGGTTCTGGAAAAGGTTGCGAACCACCAGGGCGTTATCTCCTCGACGGAAGCCGCAGAAGCTGAAGGCTTAACGTACGAAGAAAAGATCGACGTGCCGGTTGGCATTAAGAAGGAAGCGGTTGAGAAGCTAGCGGACTTGATCAAAGAGATTGACGGAAACGTCGTAGGCGTAGATACTCGTCTCGATGCGGTACTCGATCGTATCCTCGACCCTGAGGACAGCTTGATCACGGTACTCCAGGGCTATCCTTTCGGGGAAGTTCTTAACGCATTTGCCGAACTCGGCATGAACCCGTCCATGAGCTTCTGGTCGAAGTACTTTGCCCGTATGTACCTCGGAAAAGAACACATGGGTGCTCTCGCAATGGCAGTGGCTGAGCATGTTGGTCCTGCAGCTCTTCCCGTCCCGGAAAGCATCCCGGAAATCGATGAGAAAGCGGCGAGCCCCATGCTGCTTAAACTATTAGTCAGATACGTCGAAGGCTCGTCCTACCGTGCTGACATGGTAGAAAAGCGTGCAGCGGCTTATGTTATGGGCACTCCCGGTGTGGCGTCAGGTTACACTAATTGGGAACAAGGCCGGTTGCCACCTCCAAAACTGGAGTTACCACCAGCCACAGCAGAACAGGATTCAACCCTGTTAAGTACCCTGCTGACGATTGCCGGATCCGCTTTACTCGCCAAGTACATGATTGCTGGGCTGGTAAAGAGAAAGTTGGAAAAAGCCAACAGTTGGATTAAAATGCCAAGTGTTGAAACAATCGTGAAATCCGCAGAGGTAACTGTTAAACTAATGGAAGGTTCCATTAAACGCCATTGCAGGAGAGTAAAATGAGTGATATTACGCTGGACAGTCTGATCGCTAGCATCTCTAATGAAGATGAAGTGAATCAGGAAATGACCAAACAGGCATCTGATGCCACGACTGAGCTGGAACAAGCTCTCTCAAATTCTAACGTTGGAGAAAACAACACCATGACTAAGAGTGCACACGAAGTAGCCGGTCAGTCTATCGCTGACGCTATCCTGGCTGGCCTGAACAAGCAGGCTTCCGAAAACACCGTAGCAGCTGAAACCCAGACTATGGTCAACGAAGACACTGCCAAGATCAAAGAAACTCCGGTAGCGGGCAAAACCGTTAGCGAAGTTGCTCAGGCTCTGCTGGCACGTGCCGCTTCAGAAGGTAAAACTGAGAAGCCAAAGCATGTTGACGCTGAAGTGAATGCCGAAGGTGGCGCTCAGACCGCTGGTCGTGCTCCAATCGATTCACAGCTGGACAAGCAAGCTGCTGAAGCCCTGTCAGCCCTGATCGCTGATGGCGTTGACTTCGCAGAAGCTGCCGAGCTGGTTAAAGAAGCTCAGGCTCACCTGAACTCTGACCTGGAGAAAGCTGCTGCTGTTTCATCTCTGATGGACAGCGGTATCGACTTCGCAGAAGCGGTTGAACTGGTTAAGCAAGCTTCAGAAAGCGGTGCTAACGAAGGCGAATACAGTGACCTGGAGAAGAAAGCTGCTCTGGATCAACTGATGGACGAAGGTTTCTCCTTCTCTGACGCCCTGTCAGCCATCGAAGCTGTAGTTGCTGGTCAGTAAGTCCTGTATGCCCCGCTCCGGCGGGGTTTTCTGAGGTGAATATGCAAAAAGAATCTTCAATTGTCGGTGCTGCAAAGGCCGCCCTGGAGTCAGTCCGGGCGGGCAGAGCTGCTATTGGCAAGCAGGTTAATAAAGCGTATCGCCCCATCAAGTCCATTTCTCCTGCTGCTATCGGCGGGGGTCTTGTAGCCGGTCACATCGTGGGTGGTTACAGTGGGTCAGCGGCTGCACAAGCCGGCATGTACCATATCGGTTATAACGACGCAATGAAGAAGCAAGCAGGCCTGTCTCCGTTTATTCGGAACGGTGTCACTGCGGCTCGAGGCTTTGTGACGCGTAGCGGAAATGCAGTACGTGGACTCGCATCGCCGATCGGCAAGAAGATCTCTCAGAATCCTGTTAAGGCTGCAGTGGGTGTCGGCGTTGCCGGCGGCCTGGCAGCTGGATCCATGACGAAATCTTCAGGTTTGATGAACCGCAGTATTGCTCTCGCTCGTTTGTACGGCAAAAAGGCACCCACTACGACTAAAATCGTTGCAGGTACCGTGTCTGCTGGACTCGGGCTCGGAGTAACACACGTGGCCGATGAGAAATTGGATGGCGCCGCAGGGCGAGCCGCAGTGTATAATTTCCGTAAGAACAACGGAAGCATTTGACCAGAGAGGATCTATGAATACTGAACTGATTCGTAACCGAGCTGGCGATCTGAACGCACAAGCTTCTGCTATTCGCAGCAAGTATGATTTTTCACTGGTGAAACAAGCCGCGTTAAACTCTTTAGCAGAGAACGGCGTGGATATGGCCCAGGCGGAAAGCATGCTGAATGGTTACGAGAAAGAATTTGCTCCTAGCCACACTGCTGAAATGCTGCAAGCTGCCGCGGATTTTGAGAAACAAGCGTTTGTTCTTGAAAAATGTGCTGATATTATTGATGATCTCAGTGCTAAACTACAAAGTAGTGAAGAACAAGTTGCACAGATGACCAAAGCCGCGACCGTTAACCCACAATTAGATGCATTAAAATCTAAAGGTGGATACAGCGAGTCTGATCTGGAAGCGTTAAAATCACTTCCGAAAAGCACGCTGGAAAAGATCGCGAGCGACCAAGGCCCGAGTGACCTTGGACGAGCAACCAACAGAAGCAGCGCCAACTCGGTAGACCCGATGGTCGCTTTCTGTATGTCCTAAGATAACCAGGAGAAATTAATGAGCAGACTGCCTCAGTTAGAATACCGTGCGGAGTTCCTGAAAGGATGGCCACGTCCTAATGGGCTGCACTTGAACCTCCAGAGCGACGACGCGACTCTGACCAACGGTGACCTGGTAGTTCCAGTAGCTGGTGGTAAAGTTAAGCGTGTTGACGCGGCTGGTAAAGCCAACGGAGTTGGCATCATCGTTCGCGGCCCAGTGGACGACAAATCTGTACGCGTAGCAGGCGGAATCGCTTCAGGCAATGGCCGTGAAGTTGTTGGCGGTGGAAACACTTGCATCGTTCTGTTTGGTGGCTACATCGTTCGTACCTCTGCGTTCGACGACACTGCAACCTACGTAGAAGGCGACGCGGTTAACACCTCCGCTGCTGGCGTGTTCGGCAAAGCTGCCGCCGCTGATCCGGTACTGGGTACAGTTCTGGAAGTTGAAACCCTGTCCGATGGCAAGAAAGCCCTCGTGATCCTGGTTCGTTAATTAGGAGCCGATAATGAACACCGAAACTGTAAACGTGCAGTTCATGAACCAATCGTTCATCGACAAGATTGACCAGGGCCTGGTTAAAGAAGCTGGTGCTGCAATGTCAGCATTCGTTCGCCAGAAACTGCGTGAAACGGGCTTTGCTCGTAAGATCCTGACTCCGCAGATGATTACTGCGTCAGATCTGGACCGTGGCCTGGATGATCAACCTCGTGTGATCATCGAAAAGGAACCTGATTCAGTCGCGGCTTACATGAGCCTGTCTGGTCAGCCGACCGTTCGCTACTTCACCGGTAGCCGTTACGAAGTTCCGTTCTATAAGATCCAGTCTGAGCGTTTCGTTAAGTCGAAGTTCGAGCTGGCTACTTACCGCACGGACATCCGTAACATCCTGCAGGAAAACTCCGTTAAGGATCTGCAGAAACAAGAAGACATCAACTTCTTCAATGGCCTGCGTGCTATCCAGAAGAATGCTCGTGGTGTTGAGTTCGTAGCGACCACTGGTGATCGTATCACCGACCGCGTTATGAGCCTGATCCAGACTCTGGTTAAAGACCATCAGAAACCTGGTAAGATCCTGCTTTCACACGCTCTGTACCTGCAGATGCTGCGTGAGCCAGCTACCCAGCTGGGTGATGCGATTGCATCTAAGCACTTCGAAACCGGTTCGATGGACAGCTTCTACGGCTTCGAGATCGTTACTACCATCAAGGGTGACATCCTGTCATCTGAAGAAGGTCAGAACAAAGGCGATCTGGTAGCAGTATTCGCACCTGAAGAATACCTGGGTCAGTTCTACAGCCTGCAGGAGCCAACTGTGTTCCTGGAAGCGAAAGCTGACATGATCGAATTCCAGACTTACGAGTCAATCGGAATCGGCATCGGTAACACCAAAGGCTTCGTGATCGGCAAGGTCGATCTGGTTTAATCGCCACCACGGTTCTCAAGGACCTTTCTATAAACCCCCGAAAGGGGGTTTTTTATTAGAGGAATCAGCATGTTACAACTCAAGATTGCACAACCGGTGAACGTCATCGGTATTCAGTACAAAGCCGGCGATGAAGTTCCGGTGAACAAGACCCTGATCCACCGTGAAGTGGCGAAGGTGGCTTCTGGCATTCAGAAGTTGCTGGATGCTGGTTCCATTCAGGAAGTCAGTGCCGACACTTACAAGATCGTTGGTGACATCGAAGTGAATACCCTGGGTAACATCTTCGGTAAAGGCGATCAGTTCGTTGCTGCAAAGGTTTTCGATTACGAAGACGTCGTGGATTACCCATCGTGGGTCCAGGAAGGCGTGACCAAAGGTCTGTGGACGCTGGATGACGGCATCAAGCACGTGACCGGTGTGACTGTCGCCCCAACGACTTTCAACATCCAGGTTGGTGCCACTCAGGCTCTGACTGCAACTGTCGCTCCGGCTGACGCTGCGGATAAGACCGGTGCATGGTCAACTTCAGATGCCACCGTTGCGACTGTCGACAACAAAGGCGTTGTGACGGCCGTTAAGGTTGGTACTGCGAAGATCACCTTCACGTCAACTGACGGTGCGAAGACCGCTGTCGCCGACGTTACCGTTGCTGCCGCGACTGTTGCTGTCACCAGCGTAGCCGTTGGCCCGACCTCTCCGTCTGTAGCCGTGGGTGCGACCGTTCAGCTGAACGCTAACGTGAGCCCGGCTGGTGCCACCGACAAGTCTGGTGCGTGGAGCACTTCTGATGCAGCTATCGCAACCGTCGACCAGAACGGTCTGGTTACCGGTGTTGCAGCAGGTACCGCTACTATCACGTTCACCACGACTGATGGCGCTAAGAAAGGCAACCGCTCAGTTACGGTTACCGCGTAATCCCCTAAGGGCCTTCGGGCCCTTTTCTTTTAAACTAACCTCAGGACTTACTTCGCGAGGTTACCCATGTCACAACTATTCAAAGTCTCATTCTTAGAACCGATCAAGCTCGGCGACGATGTGTATTCTCCGGGATACGGCTTCACTGCACCTGCTGAACAGTTCTTCGGTTCGTATTTCACCCGTGAGTTGGCCCCACTGAACCTCTTCAAGGAAGGCCTGTTTGCGGAAATCTCCCGTGGCTACTACGGCATCTTCCGGGACATCCTGGTGGAACTCGGCAACGTCACGCTCCGTAAAGGCGATCGCTTCTACGGCCTACCTCAGGAATCGAGTTCGCTCGGTTTAATCACGTTCCAGGAAGATCCTGTTGGCGACTTCATCATGCACGTCTCTTCGGTAAGCATGACGTCAAGTCTGACCCTGATTGACCCGGGTAAAGTCACACTGGTGCCACTGACCTTCAAGGACGGCAACAAACCGGTGAAAGTGACCGGCCCGGGCTTAGTGGCGATCGACGAGGCAACTGGGGAGTACAGCTTCGAGGTATCAGCACCCCTGAAACCTGGTGTATTGACCGCAACGGTCGTCTTTAAAGCCGGTGACACGAACTACTCGTACCCGCTGCTCCTGAATGTCAAATCCCCGGACGTGACATTCACTCAGAAGACAACGAGCATGCTGGGCGGCCAAACACTCGGGATCGAGTTCACAGCGGACGTGGCGGGAACCAAACCGGATCTGACCTTGGTATCCGCATCGGCAGGTTCTGGCATCGTGAAAGAACTCGTGGCCATCGATAAGGAGACCGGAACGTGGCAACTCTTCGTCACGGCACCCATGGTTGCAGCAACGATGAACGTTAAAGCCACCTTCGATCTCGGCGGCTGGACGTATGCCGTTGTGTTCCCGGTGAGCGTGACCACTAAGGAAGTCGTACCGGAACTTCAGGGCAGCGTTCTGGATATCAACCTGACGCAACTCGTTCGGATGAAGATCATCCTGGAAGGTAAACCGGTCACGAGCCTGGTGACCAAATCCCTGGTGGCGAGCGGCTCCAAGTCGTTCAACACGTACACTAAGAAGCTTGTCAAAGTGGACGATAACGGCCTATGGCAATGGTCGGTTTACACCAACTCAACCGAAGGCCCGATGTATTTCGACATCACGATCACCGTCGATGGTGTGGATTACGTGCTGCCGCAACAAACGGTCATTGTTCGCAAGGGTGGTTAATGCGGAACCCTCTGGTAAACCAGGGGGATTCTGTTAAACTATCAGAGAACTTTTCAACCCGAGGTCATCATGCAAATTACCAAATTAAGCTTTCTTAGCACACAATCCCTCGGAGATAGCGTCTTTGCGGTCGAGGAAGTCGTTGACATTCCTATCGACCAAGTCTTTGGTACCCACCGTGCTCGTGAAAAAGCCCTGATCAACTTGATCGGGTCTGACGGCGTGCAGAAGGTATCTCGTGACACCTGGAAAATCGTCAAGGACATCACCCTGGAAGCGGCCAACGCGACAATGCGTAAAGGCGATTACTTCCGTGTGAAACTGGACGAAGAAGGGGACGACTCTCCAATCCACTTTGACCTGGACGCGACTGGCGTATTCGTACTCAGCCGTGAGGTATTTGCTTCACTCCAAACCTATGCTGTTCTGGAACCGGGTAAAGAGCAGGCGATCCGCATGCAGTTCACCTTCGGCGGTAAGCCGGTGGTTGACGCCGTGCTGACCAGTGCTTTCAGCTCCCTGAACTTGGTCCCCGTAGACGCCACCAATGGGGTCTATGAGCTGCGTTTCTTCACAGCCATGGCACCGAGTGATGACATCCTGAACATCGAAGTGACCGGCGTCTCGCTGCGTAATTCAGTGTACGAAGCCCCAGTGCACATCACTGTACGTGAGCCCGTGCTGTCAATTGTCCCGGTTGACCTCGAGCTGCACGCTGAGCAGACCAAAGACATCACCTGGCAGTTGCTGATGGAGGGTAAACCCGCTCCAGTTTCAACTTCGCTGGGGGCAACCGCTAATCCACAATCTGTGGGTGGCGTGAAGACCGACCTGATCGCCAAGATCGGTGCGTTCAAACTGATTGATTCTGCCAACGCGATTTACTCCCTGAACGTGACGGCGACGGATGAAGTCGGTGCAGCGTCCACTATCGACACTACTTACCGCTTCTCTGCCAACTTTATCGGTGAGATCCCTGTTCCGATCAAGCTGCTGAGCAAAGAATCGCTGTACATCACTCACAGTATTGACGTGCTGGAAGCCAACCAGACTCAGCTGATCCCGATCACGCTGAAGCTTGGCGCCACGGCTCAACGTCCAGTAACTGACGCGAAGGCGGTTCAGATCGTCATCACCGGTGCGTGCATCCAGAGCGTTGAATCTGAACTGGTTCCTGTCGATCCTGCAAAGGGCGTTTATGCGTACCGCGTAACGACGAACCATAAAGGTGGTCCAATCAGCATCCGTTCGGTGCTGTCGACCAGCGGTAACCCGTACCCAGATTTCTACAACCTGACGGCCAAAGGCACCAAGGTCATTGCCCGTGCGTTGAACACCCTGCCGGCTGCCGACACCGCAGACCTGACTTTCCAAGTCACCCAAGATCGCCTGGGCGGCACCACCAATCTCGTGGGCGCGATCGCCAGAACCTTCACTGTTGGCGGTGGCGCTATCGCTCGTGTTAACGGTTCCGTAGAGGCGGTAGGCCTGGGCGTTTACAAAGTGTCAGTCACGACGAACAACGTCGGTGGATCTGTCCCTGTGACCGCAACCCTGACGATCGAAGGTGCGGACGTGGACGTTTCGTTTTCAACGTCGGCTGCCCGTCTGTCGGACGCCGTAGTGACCCCGACCGGCCCAGCGCTGACCGGTGAAACCGTACAGAACGTACCACTGAACATCAAACTGGATGGCGTCGACTTCGACGTGACCAACGCGACCGTTCGTCTGTCAGGCTCGTCTTACGTTGCCAACGGCATCGTTCGTCGTACCGGTAAAGGCACCTACGAGATCGTGGACGTGGATGTGAACGGTAAAGGCGGTGTTCTCAACATCTCCCTGACCGCCCTGGTTAAGGGTTATTCGCAGACGATGTTCACGACGGTCCCCGTCAACCCGATTTCAAACGTTCTGGCATCGAACGTGACTCACCTGCGTCCAACGACGACGGACAACATTCAGTTCAACCTGACCCGTGACGGCTTAGTGCTGACCGGCATCAAGCTTGGCAAGGCGACCATCACTGGCGGCCAGGTCGTGTCATATGACGGCACCACGACAGCCATCGATGCTAACACTGGTCGTTACCAGATCAAAAGTGTGACCGCGGGCGCCCCGGCGACGCAGGAATACTTCCAGATCAGCCTCCCGGTTGTGATCAAAGGTTACAGCTACACGGTTATCTTCAACAGCTACACTGAAGCTATGCCGAACTTCAACGTTGGCGGCGGTTCTTCAAGCAACCCTGGGGCCGGACAAACTGTTCCTGGAGGCGGCGGTCCGGTTGTTCCTGGACTGGTTGGTGGAAACCTCGCAGGCGGACTGACCCAAGATTACTGCATGTACTTCGAAGTGGACGGCAAACCTGCCAACATCACGAGCGGTACCGTGACGGCGTCTGGGGTTGTTCTCGCTTCCGGCCCTGATGCACAGCTGGCGATCAAAGGTCCCGGAATTGCGTGTATCACCGGTCTGTCAACCACCTCGGACGGCGGATACCTGACAATCAAAGGCTCTATGGTCATTGACGGCATCACCTATCCGTTGAACTTCGTGATTCGTAACGCCCCGGCGGCGCCGACGATCAGCAACGTGACAGTCCTTGAGTGCGAAAGCATTCAGACTCTGTACTTCACGATGAAGCAAGGCGTGACTCCGGTTCCGGATGCCGTGCTGAGCAACGTTGCAGTGACTGGCGATGCGATTGAGAGCTTCAGTGATTTCGGTCTGGTTGACGCGGACAGCGGTCGTTACCGTGTGAACGTGATCACCAACGATAAGGGCGGAAACGTTCATATCACGTTGGGCGCTACGTTTGTCGGCATGCTGTATCCAGTAAGCTTTGACACGACGGCCAAAGACCTCACCACTGTCGGTGACGGTTCTGGTTGGAAAATGGTGGCAACGGCCCCGACGGCGGCGACCATTAGTCCTCAATCCTTCTTGTTCACCCGTGGAGGCGATCCGGTCAAAAACCCAAGCGTGAAAGACGTGACGGTTACTGGTGTCAGCGTCCTGAGCTCAACGGATAACGCTGAGAAGATGAGTGAAACCACTTTCCGTGTTACTTCGGTATCACTGGATTCTCGTGGCGGTGCAGTCAAGCTGAAAGCCAGCGCCAGTGTTAATGGCGTCACATGGCACCCTATGGAGCAATCCTTCACTCTGGCTCAGGCATCGGCACCGGTTGTCACCGGTCAGACCAAGATGCTGGTTGCCCGTCAGGAAGCTACCCTGCAGTTCTCTCTGACCCGTAATGGTCGTCCCGTGAAGGCGAATACCATCACGAATATCCGTGTGAGCGGAACTCCGGTTGCCAGCGCTAAGCAGGATCTGATCGTGGTCAACGCCGCAGCAGGCCAGTATGGCACGACCGTGACGCCAAACGACCTCGGTGGCAACATCGACGTGATCTTCGACCTGAATGAAGGCGGAGTGGATTACCCGAACCTGACCTTCACCGGTACAGCGGATATCTATCACCCGTGGAAAGCGACGATGCTGAACGGTCCGGTTCCGGAGCGCCTGACAGCAATCGACTTCTCGTCACATCTGGATGATGGCACCCCTGTTGCAATCACCAGCGGTACTGCGGTTATCACTGGCTCTTGCCTGGTGTCGCCAACAGCGGAAACCACCCTGGTTTACCAGGATGCGACCAACAAGACGTATCGCATTCCGAACGTCATGGTGAACAACACCGGTGGCAACATCCACGTTGTTCTGAAGGTCATCTACGAAGGTGCTGAAATCGTTCAGGAATTCGACTTCACCGTTAAGGCACTGCCTGTTCTGCAAGCAGCGGCGACCGGTGCAGATCTGCCATTCCAGACCACCAGCGACCTGACGTTCACCGTGGACCGTGGCCCGAGCAACCCGTCAGTCTTCAATAACTCGATGGTGAAAAACCTGACCGTTACGGGTGCAGCGGTAGCCGGCTACACTCCGACGATTATCCAGATTAGTCCGGGTAACTTCAAGCTGTCCGTACAGACCAACGGCAAAGGCGGCACCATCAACGTGGGCTTCACCGTAACGCTGGCCGGTATTGACTACCCGCTTAGCTTCACGAAACTGGCCGTTGTAGAGCCCCCGGTGACGGCGGTAAGCACCAACACGCTGGTGACCAACACGTCTGCCACCAACATGGACTTCACGTTAATGCGGGGAACCGTGCCGTGTGCCGACGCCTTCGTGGTCCAGAGCATCTTGATGAACTCGAAGTCAGTGAGCTCGTACTCGCAGTCGATCATCAACGTGAACGTGGCACTCGGCCAGTATCGCATTCAGGTTACGACTTCGGCGTATTCTGATCCGATCCCTGTCACCATCGTCGGTACCGTTCGTGGCGAGCCTGTTACGCTGACCTTTACGGCCCAGATTCAAGCCGGTGTACTGCCGACGGTGACCTTGCTGACGTCATCTCTGTTCCGTGGCCAATCGTCTAACGTCAACTTGTCCTTTAAGAATGGGACTACGGATATCAACGGTGCGGTGACGCTGGATTCCGTTGACGGTCCGCTGACTAACCCGACGTTGAACACGAATGGGGTGATCACCGGTATTCCAACTGTGGCAGGCGCCATCGACCTGACGATTAACTTCACCTGGAAGGGTGCAAGCTACTCATCGACTGTTACGGGCATCCCTGTGACGGAAGTGTACCCCGCGACACTGACCTCTACGTCGAAACTGACGGTAGGGAAGTTGAACACGACGACCTTCACGATGAACGGTGCGGATGGCAACGTGTACCCAGCTTCTGGTTTCACTTTCGCAATCACCGGCTCACCGTTCACTATGAACCCGACTGTGGCTCGTCAGAGTGACGGCAGCTTCAGCGTTGGGTTTACCCCAGGGAGTGAAAGACTGTCTACCACGTTGACGATCGTTGTGACGGAAACGGCGACCAAAATCGTCCGCTACCACACCATTATGCTTGAAGCGTTACTGAGCCTGGAGGCCCGCTTCGTCGGCACTACGCCGCTGGATTCGTCTTCCCTGACTAACCAAGTGGTCTTCGACGTGTACAACACTGCGACGAATGCCGTCCAGGGGATCTACACTAAGGTCGACATGGACAGTCTGAAGGTCGTGGGACGTGGCTCCGTTAATAACATCACCGGGTGGTCAAGCTTCTCTGTACCGGGAACTCCGACAGCGGCTCGCGGTTCTTTCTACGTGAGTGCTAACCAGGTTGACATCGTTGACGCCGACTACACTTTTGACTGGAACTCTGGTCTCCGTGTGTACAAGATCCCGGGTTCATTCCGTCTGCAGAAACCAATGACGGCCACCTGGACTGACATCGCGGGTGCTCAAGGTTCTGTTAAGAAAACGCTGAAAGTGAAGCTGCTTTCTGGCTCAACTCCAGTGGTCGACGCCCTTGATTCAGGAACGACGGTCACCAATGCCACAATCAATCAAAATCTTTATCTGATTGACGCGGCAACTGGCACCTACGGTATTGACGTGACACCCAACGGTGCAGCAACTTCAATGGTCGTGACCCTGAAGGTTAAACAGGCGGCCATGCCGTCAGTGATCAACACGTTCACCGCACAGACAGTTACCGTTACTCCGGCACCGATCACGGCTGTTGCCAACAACGTTCTGGGTCGTCAGACTCAGAATACCGGCGTGCTCATGGAAGTCTTGATCTCTCAAGGCACCGTTCCGATTACCAATGCCGTAATCAACTCGTACAGCATTACAGGTCCTGCGGTTGAAAGCGTCTATTCAGGACCAACTAACGCCGGCAGCGGCCTGTATCGTTGGGCGGTAAGAACCCGTTTCGACGGTGCGGCTAACCCACAAGTCATGATCAACGCGACGATCAACGGCGTGGGTTACGTGTTCAACATTGATTTCCCAATCGTTCCGGTTCAAGTTCTGGCACTCTCTGTTGTTTCTAGCGATCCACTGGCTAAAAACATCAGCGGGAAAGTGACTCTTAACGCAACCCGAGACGGTGCTACTCTCGGATTTGCAAATTCCATTGGTAGCGGCGGTGGTGTCGGTGTCCAATTCGGCACTAACATTATGGGTGCATCAAGCAACTACTCAATGAAGAGTGCAGTGATCAACCCTCAGTCGGGGAACTACATTGATTTCGTTGCTATTCCTTTGACCAGTGGTACCGCTACGTGGACCGTTCGTCTTGTGTTGTATGGTGCGACATATGACCTGCCGTTAACTGTTACTGTGGCGGATGCAGGAACAATCACTGTTGTGGGTGGCGTGCCAATGTATGCTGAAAAGGCTAACACGTTGATCTTCAACATGACTCCCCCAGCTGGCGTGACCTATGACGGTACGGAGACGTTAACGGTAACGACTAAACCGACTCAGTGGGTTATTACGACTCCGCCGGTGCGTAATCCAGACGGTACTTACAGCATGGTAGTCACACCAAACGCAGAGTCTAACGACGTCTTCACCGTGACCGCTGCCAAAGGTGGAACGAACTATCGTAATGGCTGCCCGACAAACGTTGAGAACCGTTATGAGCTGCGTTTTGCTCCTAGTGGCGTGAACAGTGAGACCACCGTAGGGTTGATCTCCGTTCCGTGTAACTTGGTTACCAAACTGGGCAACACCCCCGGCGGATTTGATATGCAATCGGCAACTTTGGTTGACCGTGCGAGTGTCAAAGTGTACGCGGCGGCAGGGGTTATCAATCCAGCGGGTGCCGCACCGGATGCTGTTTATGGCAATAACTCTGCGTCATTCCGTGCGACGGTTCTTCAGAATGACTACGCGACAATGCACTGGTCAATCATCATCACGTCTCGTAACACTGGGTTTGTTTATACCGTCTACTCCGACGAGATCAACATCCATGACAATGCGAACTTGACGATGGTTACTACCGGGGCGCTGGAGTTCGGCCGTACGTTAGACATCAAGTTCAAACTGACGTACGCCGTTTCGGGTAAACCGGTAACGAACGCCGTCCAGGCCAGCTCTCCGTCGGTAGGTTCAGGTTTAAGCAACCTGTCCAGCCTGAAAGTGATCGACGCAGCGAACGGGATCTATGCGGTGACGGCGACAGTGACGGCAACTTCGGGTAACGTGCTCTTCACGCCTCGTTGGTCTTGGCCTCTGAGCAAAACTATCTATACTGGCGCCCAGCAGACATTTGCAACAGTCCGTGCAGTGACGGCGACGGTTCCGGCAATCGGTGCGACCACTCGTAACATCTATTTCTTGATGGTGGACGGGAACGGCCCGATCAAAGATGCGACCATTACTGCAATCTCTGCCGGGACATACGTTGACGCGGCTGCAGGTTCATTCACGGCGTATGACGCAACCAAAGGGGTTTACAAAGTCCCGATGACGGTGTCGAAAGCGATGGCAAACGGACAGCCTAACGATAATGTGAACGTAACTTACCACCGTACAGGTGGAGAAGACATCACGGTTCCCGTTGCGTTAGTCGTTCAGAGCCCTGGCGTCAAAGTGAGTGTGGATGGGCAAGGTTGGCCGAGTACCGGAGGTGTGGTGCCTGTAACGCCAGTGAATAACTGGTTGAATGCATCCTTCACGACCTTTGCAGCACCCCGCTTGCAAACGCTGGATGGAGTAGACCTAGGACTGATCGGTGGTAACGTGCAGAATGACTATGCAAATACCAACAAGTTGATCTATAATCCTAGCGCCTTCTTCTCGCCACAAAAGGACGTGACTCTGAAGGGTGGGACAGTTACCGCATCAGGAACCACCTACTACGTTTGGTCAGATCCGTTTGACGTTTACCGAGTGCCGTACGCAGTGATGACTCCGACGACAATTAAACTCAGGGCGACAATCCCGGGTAACTCGATCCCAGCCCAAACTCTGCCATCCTTCGAAGTGACATTCAAGGATGACTTGGGTAACCCGTTAAGTAATGTGACTTTGACTGGAATTAACAGTAATAACAACAGTACTCACTTCTACCCAGTAGAGACAGATGCATCGTGGGCCTCAGCGATGGTGCCTAAGACTGATGGATCAGACGGTGTGTACGTGATTTCAATGAGAACCGATGGTTATGCCTTCAGCTACCAAGCGTCTTACAGTGCGACGTTCGGGGTGGACATTCCAGGTTTAGCAACGAAATCGGTGACAGCCGGCATCCAGCTTAACTACTAAACTAAAAGGGCCCTTCGGGGCCCTTTTTATGGAGATCACTATGAATAAACTCGTGTCACGAATCGCAAAGATCCCCCTCCAAGCCGCCAATATCGTGGCCGGCGGGAACGCCATCGATGTTTTAAAGAAGCACAACAACCCGCTGCTCCGCAAGGCCAAGAACACTTTGACCGCAGACAGTAAAATCATGAAACGGATGGTTGAAAGATACGGCACACAGCAAGAACGTCATGCCTTCCACAAGGAACGTGTAAAGACGCATGCAGCCCGGGTAGCGACCATTGTAGGTGGATCGGCGGCCCTGTTGCATGAACGGAACAAGAGTAACCAGAGGCCTCAATATGTTTCTTACTAAAATTCGGGCAATTCTTACGACTATCCTCAGAATGACGACATCCTGGAAGCGATTCCTGATGAGCGTGACTCTGATGCTGATGATCGGCGGCGGCGCCCTGGTGTACCAAGCCACGACTTTATACCTTACCGGGAACTCGGAGTATTACTCCTCTCTGGCAAAACGTCTGAAGGCGGACGACAAGATCACTCCAGTCATGGATACCTTTCGTTCAAACATTTCCGCCGACCGCTTGATTGTGGCTGAGCTGCATGACGGCAAGAAGAACACCACCGGTGTCCGTTTTGCTTACATGAGTGGAACCTACGAATCGGATGACCGCGGTCTGACCCGCGTCCTGATGGAGTTCCAGAATATTCCGACATCGATCTTTGCCGGCATGTGGACCCCGCTGTTAAACGGCGAATGTGTCATGGTGGCGAAGGAATCGGAAGCTGGTCAACTGGCCGCCCGATCTCAGATGGAAGATTACGGTTCACGCCGCACGTACATGTGCCCAATCCAATCTCCGGATGACAGCTCAATGATTGGCGTGCTGATCGCAACCTGGCGTGTGGATCCGGAAGATTTAGATCCGGCCAACGTCGACCGCGAGCTGAAGAAGGCATCTTACGTGATCTCAGGCCTGATCTACGAAGCGAAGGAGTAACCATGGCAACTTTAACCACCCAAATGGTCCGTGACTACCTGGCGGACTCGAAGGAAAACAACCACTTGCTGGACGACATCGAGTTCTCTGATGCTCGTATCCGTTTGGCAATCGAGCTGGCCCTGAGCGATTTCAACGCTATGCCACCAAAGTCGGTATTCCAAGCGCTGGACTTCCCATACATGGCGACGTTGCTGGACGGCACGTGCTACCACATTTTTCGTGGCCAAATGGCACTTGCAGCCCGTAACACCATGTCGTACAGTGACGGTGGGATCGACATCCCGATCGAAGAACGCTTCCCGTACTACACGCAGATGATGCAGATGTTCGGCGAGCAGTTCAAAGCGTCGGCCGCCCGCGAAAAGATCCAGCTGAACCTGGAATCTGGATGGGACTCCGTCTCGTCAGACTACTCAACTTTCCCAGCGTGGTAATCTATGTTCCCAGTAAACGTATCTTGGCTTAACTTTACCGGCTTCACTGAAGTCGATACAGTCGTGGGTGACGAACTGGGGTACTTTGACGTACGTATCAACTTTTTCCCCGATTGGTTCCAATCAATCCGTATGGACTGGGAGGTTCCCGGGGAAATGTTGGATCTGAACCCGAAGTTTCGTGTCATGGTGTCCGAGTCTGAAGAAGGCCCGTTCCGCGAAACGACGGCACAATGGTCCAGTGACCCGTTCGTCACGGTGACCAACACGTTCGATTCCTCAAAGTTTGGCCGTGAATTCTACGTGCTGCAAGTCCTGCTCTCTGACGGGCGAATCCTGAAGTCGGCACCACAGGTCATCGGGAACCGCTTGCCCCGCTGGCAGTTCCTCCGCTGGAAGGAGATCACCCGCCGCGAGTGGATCATGTTGGACAAATTCTACGGGGTGGAGTGTGTGATTTTCCGCCGCAAGGAGTATGGCCAACGGTGTTCTTACTGCTGGGACAGCAAGAATGAGAAAGTCACCCGGGATCACTGTGAGCACTGCTTCGGCACGAGCTACGAAGGTGGTTTCTACAAAGGGATTTCTCAGCTCCTGCAATTCAACCAGTGGGCCGGCACGAAGAGCAACACGTATTTCGGCAAGTATGAGCCCAACCAGGTCATGGCATGGACGATGAACTACCCAACGATCAAGCCGCATGATATCATCATTCGACTGACCGACTACACGGTGTTCCGGGTAGAAATGACACAAAACACGACGGTGATGACGGTACCGCAGCGCCAGATCTTCAAGTTGACGCAGCTGTCCAAGACATCGATCGAAAACCGGTTGCTCCAGCGTGGCGGATGGTCGCCGCAGCGGGAAAGACCGTTACACATTCACCAGTGAGGTTAAAATGCAATCATATATTGGTTACGGCGAAGGTATCTCTCAGGAAGAAGACTGGGGTGTTTTCTCAGGTTTCGGTGAGGGCTAAGCATGCAGGATGAACGACCGGACTTAATCACTAACGAGGAGAACTGGGATGTTTGATGAATTCGATGGATTTGACGAGCACCCTGACTTCATCCGCGGTGAAGAGGATTGGGGAGTCTAAATGGCTATCAACTTCACGCCGCTGAAAGTCGTCAGCATGTTCCGTGATAGCCTGCGGGTCTGGTTCCGTCAGTACGGCGGGCCAGATTTCGCGTGGGATCCTGATGTGAAGAAGAATCAGATCTGGATCGGCACGGTAAACGACTATAATAGTAATGAAGCCAATCAGAAAATGCCGCGTATTCTTTGTCAACGTGGTTCCGTCCAGCAGAACGTTCAGTTCATCAACAACAGCGAGGAAGTGGTGGAAGGTACGCCGCAAGAACCTGTTAAGAAAATGCGTATGGACCTGAACGGATCGATCACCGTCATCGTTGAAGCCGATAATGAAGGGAGCTGTGAAGCTCTTGGTGAAGCAGTCCGCCGTTTCGTCACCCGTAACCGCCCGATGTTCGAGGAAGAGTTTGGGTTCCAACGCTTCGGATGGCAGATCATGGTTTCTGAGTGTCAAGCTGACACAGAAGACAAAGAGAAATTTAAAATACAGGTACAGATGCCGTACATCGTTGAGGATCGCTGGAACTATAAACCAGATGCAGTGCTCCTTAAGCAGATCGTCGGTGATGTACGTGTAACCAAATAACCAGTGAGGAAAGCATAAATGGCTTACAGAAAACCCAGTACCGCTGTGTACCAAGAGTTGCAAAACTCTGGCGGAGCAGCTTCGGCTACTCCAGACCTGCAGACGGTCATTATCGGTCCGCTTTACAATGAAGTGAAGATCGACCCGACTGATGAAACCTCCCTGGCAAACGCCAAAGGGACGGACGTCGCTCATTGGCTGGAAGCGGGTGAAGCCCGTAAGATGATCGAGATCGCGATCAACGGTGGTTCTACCTACCCAGGTCAGAAAGTCGTTGATGACGAGAGCATTCGTCTGTACCTGATGAACGTCCAAGTGAAAACCTACTCGTTCACCATGCCGTCTCTGAGCTTTGTTGAGCCAGCGACTTCAGCACAGTTCGTTGCAGACGTGTCTGCGGTTCAGTTCGGTTTTGCCGATAACAACCCGCTGGCATCTCTGGCTTTCGGTGACAAGACGGCTCACGTCAAGTCTGGCGACCTGCTGATCGCAACCAACGGCACCCTGACTGTTGAGACCACCATCTCTGCAGTAAGCCTGTCTGGTAACAAACTGACTGTCAGCGTGACTGACTCTCTGAGCGCTCTGGGTGGTTCTACGCCGGTGACTTTCGAAGTCTACCGTCTGCAGACCGGCCTGGAACTGAACATCTTCCGTGTTAACGCACAGGATGTTGACGTTTCGCAGATGCTGCTGGGCCAGGAAGTCCTGAAGATTTCCAACCAGTACCAAGTGCTGAACACGCCGGTTGCCGGCGACGGTTCGTACACCCTGCGTTCACCGGCTCAGTCTGCTGGTGGTGCTGTGACTCAGACTTACGTGGGCTACCGTGCTCTGCGTACCGACAAGTCACGTGAGATCCTGACGATCGAACAGACTCCAGGCGACCTGGTGTCAAAACTGGGTGCAGCAACCAGCTCTAACCCGCTGGCGCTGGGCGTAAGCATCGCTCAGAAGAACACCACGACCAGCCTGCGTGCTGTGGCGATCGAAGAAGATACCGTTGAGGCGTACCAGTCTGCTCTGCAGCTGATCCAAACCGAACGTCTGTACTCTGTGATCCCACTGACGTCGAAGATGGAAGTGCTGACCATGGTTGAAGCCCACGTTAAGCAGCTGTCTGGTCCGGAAGAAGCCATGTGGCGTATCGGTATCCTGTCATCTGACCCAAGCGACGTCCTGAACCTGGGTGTCTTCAATGGCTCTTACGCCATCAAGAAGAGCTCAATCGGTGACTCAGCTGGCCGTCACAACATGATCCTGAGCGTTCCAGGTGCAACCTTCCTGAACGACGGTATCGAGCCGGGCGACATGTTAAGCATCGTGACCGCTGACGACGCGAGCATCCAGGGTACGTTCAAGATCGACACGATCTACTCGAACACCACCATCGGTATCAAAGCCGGCCTGGCAGGTGAAACGGGTTACATCCCGGAAGTGGAAACTAACGTGACCAAGTTCGAGATCGTTCGCAACCTGGACCACACCAGCAAGGCACGTAACATTGCGGCTATCTCAGGCACCTTCAAGAGCAACCGTGTGATTCACATCATGCCTTGCTTGGTCGGTATCACTGAGAACGGGACTGTGAAGTACCTGCCGTCGTACTACCTGGCGTGTGCTGTAGGTGGAATGGTAGCTGGTTTCCCAATCCAGCAGGGCCTGACCAACCTGACCGTTGCGGGCATCGACTCGCTGCAGGGAAGTAACTTCTACTTCTCGAAGGACGATCTGAACACCATGGCTGCGGCCGGTACGATGATCTTCGTTCAGGATACACAGTCGGCTGCACCGTACTGCCGCCACGAGCTGACCACTGACATGAGCGTGCTGGAATACCGCGAGCTCCTGAAGGTGAAAAACTGGGATTACCTGTCGTACTTCTACAAGGACATCCTGGATCCGTTCATCGGTAACTGGAACATCGTTGATGACACGATCCGCGTGATCCGTCAGACAGTGATCTCCGCTTCCGAGAACCTGAAGGCTCAGAAGCTGCCACGTATCGGAGCACCGCTGGTGTCATACAGCATTGATACCCTGGCTCAGGACGCGACCACGAAGGACAAGATCAACCTGATCATGAAAATCGCGATCGTCGACCCGAACAACTACACCGATGTTCACCTGGTGATCTAACGGTCTGGGCCCTTCGGGGCCCTTTTTCAAGAAGGGTTGATACCATGACGCTGAAGAAATTAGCGGAAGCTCACTTAGAGCTTCACAAAAAGCACGGCTTTAAGTCGAAAGACTACTGGCACCACGACGAAGATCAACACAATGATCAGTTATCGAAAAAGAACCTGAGTAAGGGCAGCACGCATGTCGCTATGGCGGCAATCGGGTCTATCCCAGGTATGTTGCTGAAGAAACACCGTGGTGCCGCCATAGCCGCTGGGGCTGTAGCAGGTGCACTCGCCGGCGGACCGGTGTATCGCCGAGTGCAGGCCAACCTGGATGACCGTATTAAACGCCGCAAGGCTTTAATGCATGATCTGCGTAAACGTGACAAGATCGATGTCTGGTCTCGCGGTAAACTCTAAAGAGTTAACAAGAGGATTTAAACATGGCTACTCCAAATGACGCACTGGGCGTCGCTACCGACAACGAAGGTCTGTCGGCTGCTTGGGACTGGAAAGGTGAATACGTTGACGGTCTTGCCAGTGGTGACGGTCTTGAGCGTTTCTCTCAAGGTTCTGCTACCCCTGATACGACCATCCTGTTCGCTGGTCCCGCTCGTTTTACCGGTATCGGTAGCAACACCAAAAAGCTGCATCCAATCGGTCTGATCGATGGTTTCAGCTTCTCGAGCTCTGCACAGCTGCAGCGTATGTTCGAGATCGGTTCTAACCGTTCGTTCTTCACCCGTGGTAAGACGATCAGTCAGATCCAGATCAGCTCTATGATCGCCGACCAACAGAACCTGCTGAAGGTCCTGACTCAGGAAGCGTACAACAGCAACTCTCTGTTGGCGGGTAAATACACGCTGGACGCACAGGGAACCAAAGCCGCTGGTGTCAGCAACCTGTATCTGAACCTGGACTCGGAAATGATGGGCGTACCGTTCGGTATGCTGATGCTGTTCAAAACCAAAGGTTCCGAGGGTGCTTCTGGCCTCCGCGGTAAAATCTTAGGTGCAGCCTACCTCGAGTACTGCATGCTGTCTGGCTGGCAGTTCAACGTCCAGTCACAGGCTCCGGTTATCCAGGAGAACGTGCAGATCGAGTTCGACCGTGCGGTCCCAGTTGACCTGCAATAACGGTAAGTGATCAAGAAAGGGCCTCCGGGCCCTTTTTTATTGGGAGAAGAAAATGTTCAACTTAGCAAGATCCCCTGGCGGTTCCTCAGCCCTTTTCTACGAAGCGTTCGTAGCCGGCGTTGACTTGAAGCGCCACGAGTGCAAGATCCGTACGGACTACGGCCAGACGATCAACGGTGTTCGCTGGCTAAAAGAAGGCGGTGCCGACGGGTACGGTGAGAACAAAGCTCCGACTGAGCGTTCTCGCGTGTTGGTCATGCGTCTGGGTGCATCCCACATCATTATGGGCTCACTGGGCGTGATCACTAACGACAACATCCGGGCGACCGGGCCGGCGATCGGTAAGCAAGGGTCCCCGAGCATTGAGCCTGGGAACTACTCCGTTTCACAGTCATCCAGCATTGCCGGTGATCAATCCTCTCCGGCCGATCAACGAGTCGGGGACTGGACGCGTACGTCTCACGGCGGCGGTATGATTGCCCTGCTGCGTGCCGGTACCGTCATGATGAAAGCCTCACCCACCAGCATGCTGATGCTCTCCCCGTTTGACGATCTGGGCCGCTTGGTGACCCGTAACTGGGAGCATTTCACCGACGTGGACAGCACCCGCAAGGTCTCCTCCGGTGGTGCGGTGTCGATGACCCACGAGGTCTTCCCAACGTCGGCCCGAGCACGTTCCGAGCTGCCATCTATGCGGGAAGTTCGCGGTGGGGCTGACGCCGTCGGGGATGCCGGAGGGATCGCTCGCCGCCAGACTTTTGATGACGGTGGCACCATGACGTCACAGCAGACGGAGTACACCAACGGCCGTAAGCACCAGCTGGTTCAGACGGGCGGAAGCATCGTTGAGACGGACACCACAATCACCGGGCATTTCACCAAGGTTCACGGTGGTGACAAGACGTACTTCAACATGGGGGAATCTTCCGTTCACCTGGACGTCGCCGGCGACATGACCGTTGATATGAACAAGGACGCGATCTCCATCAAGGCGGCCGACGGAGTTGAGATCACGTGGAACCGCGGTGGCAAGCTTCAAGTGAAGACCTCCGGGGATGCAGACTTCAACATCGGCGGGAATCTTACCTTTGGCGCCCAGAGTGTCACGTACAACGTGTCGGGTGTGTACAAAGTTAACGCGGCGGCGATTGAACTTGGGTAAGCGAGTGGCACTTCAGGGGACTTTAACGGCGGGAATCACAGGATGGTCCCGTGTCGCCCTGTACCAGAACCCGGCGGCGGCCAAAGTCACGATCAACGGGCGTCAAGCCCTGAAGGTCGGCTCCGGCGGGGAAGAACACCACAAGGATGATCGAGATCGGCCATGCTACGTGCTCGGGGCGTCGGGGAAAGTGAAGATCAACGGTGAGTACGTGGCCCGGGAAGGAGATCCGGTTTCTGACGGCGACGTGCTCTCAGGTGACGGGGCGTCGAGCAACGTGACCTTCGGGTGAGCCAGCGTCATCCTCAGGCGTTTTCTGGCTAAAAACGGGCTGACCTACGTCCTACCCTGCAGAAGCGCTTACAGAGCGTCTGAGGGCGTTCTAAAAGAGGGGGCAATTGCCCCCTTAAGTTTTAGTCAAGGTGTCGGTCAGATGGGTAGTTCATCTCACTTTCTGAAGCTGTTAACATTAGCTTATCCTTATACTATTAGAGGAGCCCCACACGGATTCCCATTCGGGCAATGTGTGAAGCAATCAGCCGGATTATCACAAGATAACGCGGCAGGGTCATAACTCGCATTTTGGGCATCAGTGCACCAAACATAATCGATCTCCTATTTCCGTTACACTTTACTTATACCAGCTTTCCGAGCGGATTAGCATAACGGGTTTCGAGTTAGGATCGTGCAACGTGGCCAAGACCGCCAGGAGTTGAATGTAATTATCTTGGTCGAGTTCAATCTCCGGGCCACCCAACCCACGCTGCTCCAGTAGGGTTAAGACACCACCGAACCACCAGAACGTGCCCGTGCAGAAATGGGCGTACACTTGGTCCATCAAGCGAGCACAGAAGTCCACGGTCGGCTTCTGCAGGTCTTCAAGGTCGTCAATCGTGAAGCGACGGTCTTCATCGAACACGAGTGTCGTTGACTCGAAGCATTCCAGGTCATCTTGCTGGAGTAAGCGGTTAAGCATTTCATCTCTCGAGACCGAACCGATCAGTGGCATCCTGAGGCCGAGTTCCGGGAGAGTATATAATTGGGGTTTTACGTTTTCTGGGGTCATGATGATCTCAACTAAAAAGGGGCCCGGTAGAGCCCCATAGTATTACTTCAGATTGCCAAAGAGGTCAATCTCTACTGCCGTCCGCTTGGCGTTTTCTTCCGCCAGGCAGTCTTCGTAGATACCCACGATCTCAGAAACGACCGGGGCGAACTCCACGGCGTGCGTCAGTTCACCGTGCAGGATCGCAATGGTGCTGACACCGGCATAGATAGTCTGGTTTTCGAAACGCACGTCATGCTGGAATGCATCTAGAGCCAGACGGTTACGCAGGATAACCTGGGCAATATAGGCATCTTCGTAATCCAGGCAGTACGCCGCAAAGTACAGATCTTTCAGGTTGAACAGGATTTCACCGTTCTCTTCATCCTGCAGAACGCGGATCAGATTACCAGCGAACTTCAGCTGCGGGAGATTGCTGCGAATACCGGTTGCGACCGCCGCTTCCTGAACACTGTCGGATTCCATCCAGCTCGGAGTATCCTTGAACAGTTCAGCTGCCGGCAGCGCCGGACGAGACGGAGTGGTAAAGCCTTGTGAAACAGGGATTTCCAGTTGGGTTTCCTGTCCGTCCTGACCGGAGGCCAGTTCTTCCACTTCTTCCTGGAAACCGTTGGATTGCAACTTCAGGACGCCGCCCTGATAGTTGTCGATCTGCTGGGCAATACGGGCAACCACTTCATCCCAGTCGTTATCGAACAGGTCGTTAAAGATCAGGACTGCAGTAGCGCCGTCGACATACAGGACGTCATCCTGGATGGTTGCGTACTTGTCGTCTGCGTCCATCAGATCAGCGTATTCGTCACCATGCTCACGCTCGATAACGTCCAGGCACTCGCTCTGGATGGTATCATCCTCTTCAGTGATCTGGCGGATCAGCTGCAGGATATCGATCTTGTTGCCAAACGTGTTGAAGAAGTTACCGCCAATAAACAGGTTCATGATTTTCCTTACAGCCAGTAGGCTTGTGGGTTTGTAGTATAGGTGTAGAGATCGACTTCAGCCAGCGGATCAACCACTGGTTCAGCCACAGGTGCTTCAACGACCATGGTAGCGTAGCGTTCGGCGAGCGTAGCGAACTCTTCTACTCGGTTGCCGAGAATGACGCGGCCACGAGACACTTCGTCAATGTTCACTTCAATGGCCTTCTTACGGGCCATCATGATGATACCGTCCGATAACAAACCGGGGAACTTGCGGAGGAACAGACGTCCGCCGATGACCTCAGTTTTGATCGGGTAGTAACAGAACGTTGGGATGGGTGGTGTCCCAGGCATACCGTTCTCATGATCAACGGTAACGAAATAGTTCACTTTGTTTTCAAGTGTCCGGCTGATAAAACTGGGCTTTTCTCCGAAGGGGTTAATCTTCAGGTTGCCCATATCTTGAAAGCTGAACACACTTCCGACTTTTTCCACAGTTCCCCCTTATAACCAATGACGTTTGATTGCTTCACGAACGATGATTGCTGAGATAGCCTGAATAGCAGCCAAAAAATGAACCAAAGTAATACGACACAGCATTCTTCCTCCAAGATGACACGGAATCGTCTCCTATCCACAATGATAGGGCTAGGTGCCACCCATGTTAGTTATACCTGAGTACGCTTAAATATTGAACACGTTCCACGACAAAGCGTGATACCATGCGGGTTAGCGGAGAGTTGGGACGTGGGAACGGGATGTACGTGAAAACCTACATGCCCCTATAGCCCTGAGAGGGTGGGTGGTAACCCTGTATATATCTTTAAAAAAGCCTTAGTAAGTAGTTTATAGTATAGGGGAACAGTTACACTATAAAGGGTGTGTTAAGTGACGTAACAGACGTATCAACGTACCAAATGCCCGCAAACCCTTGTCCCACAAGGCTTTCACGTGGTACGTCCTTGGAACATTGGACGTATCAAAGCCGTTCTGGCTAAAATATCAATAGGATTAACCACGAGGAATCTCCCTAATGTCACTGACAACTGAAGAAATTATTGGAGGGATGCACCGAGCACACCGTGCCGGACAGTCCTTCGCTGCACTGATGGCGAACCCCCTCTTTGCAAACCTCCCACTGGATCAGAAACAAAAAGTCCTCGGTGGTCTGCATGCTCACATTGCCGGAGAGTCACCATCGACGGCCGGTGCCATTGCGACCTTGCTGAAAGGCATGGCCGGTGGTGCAGCCTCGGCGATCCCGGTAGGCATTGCGATCCCACTGGGGATGGAACTGGCTGAAGACGGAACCAAGCGCTCGGTCCTCGAAGCTTTGAAGATGGCGGCTGGCAACAAGAAAGTCAAAATGCTCGTCGGTACCGGTGCAGCAATCGGTGCAGCTGGTGGCTTAGCCCGCTCGGCCTTTAACCTGTATTCTGCCCGCCAGGATTCCAACAAGTTCAAAGCCGGCCTAGCGGAAGCAGCCGAAGGCGGAGAAGGTTTAGCCGGTGCCCTGTTCGGAGCAATCGGTGGGCGTTCAGCCCCAAGCACTATCTCCACAGCATCGATCGCCAAGGAACTCGGCAACGCCGCGGCACCTAACGTGATGGCCTCCGCCCGTCTGGGCCACTTGAACTCCCTGGTGACCGACGCAGACACGGATGGCTACAACGCGGTCTACCAGCGTGCCATGTCGAAAGCTCAACAAGGTTACCCGCTGTCTCCGTCTGGCTTGAATGCCGTAGCAGAACGCTTAACCGCTGTGCACCCTCGCTTCGCCGACATGCACAATCTGGTCTTAAACTCTCAGAGTGAACTGAACATTGATCCGAGTGTTGCAACCGACGTCGCTGACGACATTGCCTCAGGACAAAATCAGAACGCACAAAACGTAAATAACCTGAACGCACTGGCTGAGCTGGCGCTTCAACTACGAGACATTAAGAGAGGAAATACGTAATGTCACTTCATGCCCTTAAAAATGTCCTTGAGCTGGTTCCCGAGGCTTCTGGATTCATCAAACGTGCGTACGTGGAAGAAGACTTCCCTACCAAAGATCGGGATAGTACGGTAGCCTCCGCTCTGGAAATTAACTTCCTGACCAAAGTTGCTGGTCAGACCGTCGATTTCGACGACATGGCCCGTGTCAACAAGGCCGTCCGCTTGTACGGTGTCGGTGACGAAGTCCGCCGCCTGTCTGGCCAGATGGAAAAGGCTGCCTCACAGCGTGCAGAAGATGCCCGTGGTGTGGAATACGAACTGCGTACCGCTGAAGCGATCATCGAGTCCAAGTGCTCGGGCTTCATGGATATCGAGAAGGTTGCGAGCCAGTCTGCAGCCCTGTATGATAACTACGCCGATGAGATCCAATCACAGACCGTCCGTCTGTACGCCGGTGCAGGTAAGCTCAACAAAGAAGCTGCCCTGATGGCATTGGAAGCTCGTGCAAAAGTTACGGGTAGTCCGGAGTTTGTGAAGCTGGCGGGTGTATTCCGCGGCACCAACCCTGATGCCCTTACCGTCGAAGAAAACCGTGCATTGGCAAACGCCGTGGTTCACTTTGAGAAGAAAGCTGGGTACCTCGGTGACTTCTACAAAGACGCTTTCTGGATCACCAAGGAAGCCATGGACCGTTCGATCACCGTTAACCTGGGTGCCAAGAGCGTCCCTGCAGTTAAGCTGCAAGGATTGCCAAAGGCTCAAATCCAGCAGATGATCGGTGACGACATTGCGGAATTGCTGTCCGGCGATCTGATGACGATGAAGCGTGGTGTGGAAGCCCTCCCGCTGCCTGAAAAACAACTACTCGCGAGAATGTGCTAAATGCTGAGCAAACTGAAAGCAACCCTGGATAAACGTTATGGCGCCGAGTGGCCACACCTGGAGCTGGAAACCATCTCTCTGGACCTTGGTGTTGTACTGACGCCGGTGATGCTTTCACAGCTCACCATTCTGCGTGCGGTGGGTGACCATCCGCACATGTTTGAAAACGACGCGTCTTACTTCCTGCGTTTCGTAGAAGCGGCTAACGCCCACGTGGTCGACCCGACGGTGGCTTACATGCCAAACGTGCTGGAGCTCGCGTGGGGTTTGATCGAGCTAAAAAGAATCCTGCCAGGCCTGGAGTATTCGAACGCCATTCAGACCATCTGCCACTACATCCTGCAGGACGAAGGCTTCGGGTTTGCCCCGCCGCCGTTTGACTTCATCACCGCTCCTTTTGAAAACCAATGGGAAAGCGATGAGCAGAAAGCCGACCGGGCCAAGGCTATCCGCCTGTACGCCTTAGCGATGGAGAGAATGTAATGCCAACTCTTGATGATGTAATGGCCAAACTGGAAGATATCCATTCCGATGTAAAAAAGGGTCTGGACTTCCTGTCCGAACTGCAAGGAGCCGCAATGGGTTCCTGGCAGTGGGACAAGAAAGCCGGCATTCTCCGCATGTACAATACTGAAGGGACAGAAATCGGGATCTTCTCCGTTTCTGACTCGCCAGATAAAGCCATGCGGGAACGCCGTACAGACCTGGAATCTTAACGGATACCCAGGATAGTAGCCATCTGCGGGGAAACTCTTTCGAGCGTACCCGCTTCAAGCATATCATTTACCGATTTCACAATCGGATCCCAGAACTCTTCCTCAGACGAATTGTAGGCCGAATTCATCGTACGCGTTGATACGGGATACGCACGGACATCTTCATCCGGTTCCAAACGATGGCGGTTACCGGTCAGCACGCCTTCAATCCAGTCACGATCCAGACGCGTCTGGTCGTTCCCGTTATGAATATCGTAGAACCAGGTTTCCACTTTGATCGGCATCATCATGTAAATGTTCTGAAAGACAGAGAACATCGACATCGCCATGACCGCATTCACTGCTGCCGTTTGTTCCAGGTCCGCACAGGAAGCATCTGGGTCACCCTGGTAGCCAGAGGAACGCAGGTACTCCGCCATCGGACACGGAATGTAAGGCAGAGGGATGTCGGCATTGGCCGCTTTCTGCACCAGACGGTTGAGGATATCCAGATCCGCATCGGTATCCCGACGGGACAGCACACGGGACGAATACACACGGGTTTGACCGAAGGTGTTCTCGTTACCGGCATCCACGATCAGATGCTCAATACCCGAACGCAGCGTCGACATCAGGATCGATTGGATGATCTCAAAGCGAGCCTTCATGTTATCAACACACAGGAAAATGGTTGATGGACGGTCGGTTACCAGACGCTGGAAGTTTTGGGGAACGTGGTTGGAAAGCCAATGGGACCAGTTATCCGAATCCCGGAAGTAGTGCGGGATGCACACAATCGGGAGTTCGAATGCTGCACCGTAACGTTCAGCCAGACATTCAGCCTTGTTACGGCCCACGTCGTCCACGATGAAGTTCTGACGGGTGAGGTTTTTGACTTCCACCTCGTCGCCGTCGATGAGAGTCATGGTGGGGACCAGATCGTTCCACTGACCGCGGGACATAATCTGGCCGAGCATTGGCAGTAGGCGGCCACCGGTGCCGCCACAGCCTACCACCACCACATTATTCATAATCTGACGGTTTTTGTAGGAAAACATCATGCACTCCGAATGTCGTAATCTTTGTTTAAACGCTCGATAACCTTACGAGCTTCGCTTGCCGTGGTGACCACGAAGACGCCTTCCTGGAACAGGACTTCGTTATCGACGACGCTTTCAGCCAGGCGTTTTGCAACGGCAGCATTCAGTTCGTCATCTTCTTCGTTGTACACCTGGGCCACCAGCTCGTCGGCGGTCTCATCCCAGGACATGTCCGGGTCAATACCGAGGCTCAGTAAGTTGCTTCCACGGAAGTCCGGATCCAGAAAGTCTAGCGCTTGAGATCGCGCGGCCCCCGTGTCCGACGGGTGCTCTTCCGCGTCCTGTCCCTGAAATCGGGCATTCCAATCGGCGATACCCTCCTCCGCTTCTTCTTCAAACTGGCTTAACCTTCTTGAGCCAGCGCCGGCAAGTGATCCACCACCGAACACTTTCGAGCCATTGCCTGTCGGGCTCCGGTAGTTGTAAGCTGGAATTGCTGGAGCCGTGTAGCGTTGAATCTCCACGTTTCCCATCCAGCCTTCCACTTCCGGGGATACCGACTTTTCCGGCGTTGCGAAGAAGTCCTCCAGATTCAGGTTCGGCACCTTGTCTTTGTACGCGTTGAAACGCCAGATGACTTTCGGAGAGTTGGTATCCAGCTTTCCAGCGACACCGGAGATCCCGGCGTAGGTCTTGTCGTCATTCTCATCAGTGCCGGAGAAGAAGGCATCCATGGAGTTGTGCGAGTGGATGTCGAGGATAACCTCTTCGTCCGCCGCCACGTGCGACCAGTCGTACGCCACACGGGCCTTCGACACTTTCTGCGTTGGGATGGCCACGCGGTAAGATTCGGTGGTTTTGTTCCAGACGATGTGAGCCATGGCTTCATAATCACCGTGGCCGGTACCGTTTGGTGGAACCATCGCCATCACTTTCTTAAAGAACCCCAGGATATCCGTCAGCATCTGCACCGGAATCTTCTGGTTGTTCACCAGCGGGTTCAGGTAAGGCTTCAGCTTGGACGCACCCAGTTTGATAGGCAGCTCACCGACTTTGACCAGTGAAGAACGACCGAGGGAGAATTCATTGTAGCGGTACACTACGCCATCTTTAGCCAGGATGTGAACAATCGGATCTTGCAGGAAGTTGCCGCCTTCAAAGTAGGCATCTTCACTGACCAGGCAGTTCATGAAAGGGACCAGCTGCATTACGCCATTAGTGCTCATTCGTTATCTTCCTCTTCATCATCGTTATCGTTGTCATCTTCGTCCAGTTCATCTGGGCTCTCGGTGACGGCAGTTGGGTAACCTGGCAGAATCCCGAACGGGAACGCCTCTTTGTCTTTCAGGTAGCTGAACAGCTGGCTTGGAGACCAGCCGTCACGGGTGCGGGTGCCCAGGTCGTCGTTGAACGGCGAGGCCAGCAGCACGTGGTGATACACTTCGTTCAGACCACGAAGATCGGTGTCATACAGCGTGCGATAGGAGTTCGCACCGACGCACATGTTGCCGTCACCATACTGGTTCGGGAAGGGCAGTGCCCACAGACGGTTACGGTGGTTCTGAGCATTGGTCCCCCAATCGTCCAGACTTGGCACCTCATCCTCTTTGTAATCCGTGCAGAACCACTTCACCTGCTCCAGGGTCCAGCGGTTGTTGTTACTGTTGTGGTTGAGCTTGCAGAAGATCACCGTCGGCGGCACCGGGCAGCGATACGTACCTTTGCCCCCACGGGAACGGTTCGGTGCGTACTGCAGGTCGGCGATACGCTCTGGGAAATACAGCAGCAGCTGCAGTTCCGTACGGGAGCTCTTCATGGCCACGGTTTCGCTCGGCAGACGGAACGAACGCGTAGGTTCACGTTCCTGAGCCGCTTCCCCGGAGACAACCCGATCAAGCTCAGCCTTGAAGTCACCCATCGAGATATTTTTGAAGGCACCCTGGCCGTTCGGGACGCGAACGTGGTTTTCATACAGGGTGATCTGGATTCCTGAATTGTTACTCATACGTAGTTGATCCTCGTACGAATTGCGGTGTATGGCCCAAAGTTGAACTCCATTGGGTTACGGCGGCGGCCGCTGTCCGGTGGGTTACGGGTCGTACGGAAAGTGATGTTACGCAACATCATCATGCGTTGAAGCGGGGTGGTTTCCGGATTCAGCAATTGACGCTGCAGTTCTGCCATGACGACGGGACCGCTAGCTACGATCTCGCGGGCGTTCTGGAGCCCTTGTAATAGATCTTGCATACGGAGAATGCTCCTAACTGTTTGAGAACATGAACGAAAGTGTCGAGATACTCGGTGACCACCGGTGTGTAGTTCATACTCTGAGCCTCTCTTGCACGCTGGTTCGGTTGAACCTCAGTCTCTACTCGAGTTAAGGGACTGAAAGCGTCATAGACGAAAGCTAAGGATACGACCAGAGCACGGTAGCGTGTTCCGCGGTGTTGGCGAATAACCCGGTCATCCGAAACGGACCACGTCGGTTTAGTTGCCGCAGCAATCTCTTCCAAGTGATCAAACGTTTTCGGACAATAGACCAGACGGACACCATGACGAATGGCCATGCTGTCAATATAACGAAGGTAACGGCGGACCAATGGCGTGTCTTCTAAGTACACGCTGTAGGTTCTGACGCGGTCGGCCGGGTGTGCAGTAGACAGAAGCGTGTGATACGTTCCGGTCTCTGCTTCGGTGTAGACCAACTCGTCATCCTGGAAGTGGTTATAGTCGGCGGAAGCGATGGTATTATCGTTCCCGTTGATATGCAGTAGCGTGCGGATCGGATGTTTGATATCCTTGTGCACGAACTGCATCATCAACTCGAGCATGCCGTTAACGCTTTCACCGCCACGACGAGAGAATGCGGCCACGACAGAACGATTATCGTGCTGGACGTACGGAACCATTTTCTCTTTGAAGAGGGCCGAGTTCAACTGATCGGCAGCCGTGTTCAGGTAAGAGAACCAGTGGCCGAGAGTGTTCAGGTTGGAAGCCGTTTCTGCTCCCGAGATAGCCCCGAACGCGTCGTCGACGTCGGACTGCGGGTGTACGGTGCCGCTGGGATTGACTCGCGTGCCCAGGCCCACCTGGCCCAGAGACTCGAGGACCTGTGCAGCTCGATGGTCTTCGGGATCCATAGGTTGGATGGCCATGTTACGGAATATCGTGCCGGCGGCGGAGGTGAAGAGTAAGTGGGACATAAATCCTCCAGTAACTAAAAAAAGAAAAGGAGCCCGAAGGCTCCTCTTTTTAGACTAAGCCTTTGGCTTAGCCTTTAGTACCGGTACGGCGGGTAAAGTAGATGTGACGTACGCCGTCAACTTCTTCTTCACGAGCGTCCATAGAAGCGGTCTGGAAAGCTGAGTCGAACTGACGCGCTGCGTCTTCTTTGCTCAGGTCCATACCGTCCAGAGTACGCGGATCGCGGCCCGGGATGTGAACTACAGTGGAGTTCGCGCCTTTGGTGCCGGTGCGGCGGGTAAAGTAAATGTTGCGAACGTTACCGACCACTTCTTCGCGAGCATCCATAGATGCAGTCTGGAATGCTGAGTCGAACTGACGTGCTGCGTCATCTTTGCTGATATCCATACCGTCGAGGGTACGAGCGTCACGGCCAGGAATGTGAACAACGGTAGAAGTGATAGTCGACATCGGGTGTTTCCTTGTAGTTAAAAGTTTAGTTTTTACGGTGGTAGTATTCTTCACCACAGTTATTATACCAACGTATTCTAAAATATTGAATACCTAATCGGAGAAATTTATGAAAAAAGCTACTTCGAGTCAATTGGCGGCTGCCTTGCTCGAACTGAAGGGGAAACCCATCGATTTCGACAACTATCGGCCGTTCCGAAAGATCTACGATATCGATCCTGACATCATGGTGTTCAAAGCTGGACGCCAGATCGGGAAGTCAGTTTCACTCGGCGGACGTTTAGTGTCGAAGAGTATCGGCCGTGCGTACTTCAACTCACTGTACATCGCTCCGTTCCAGATCCAGGCGAAGCGTTTCTCAAACGCCTACCTTGACGCCTTCCTGGAATCGCCGCTCGTGAAGAAGTACTTCCGTAAGACGAGTGACACGAGCAACGTGTTCGAGAAGACTTTCTCTAACGGCTCAAAGATTTACCTGTCGTACGCTCAGACCGAATCTGACGCCGACCGCATCCGTGGTCTGATGGCGGACCTGCTGACCGTCGACGAAGTCCAGGACGTCTCGTATGACGCACTGCCCCCAATCTTCGAAATCCTGAACGCCTCGGAATACGCCCTGAAGGTCCTGGCCGGCACGTCCAAGTCTTCGGCGAACACCTTGGAGCAGCTGTGGCTCCGTACCAACCGTCTGGAGTGGGCCACCAAGTGCACCCACTGTAACCACTGGGTCATCCCGCGGGATTACGAGACGTGCATTGCGATCTGTAAACCTCAGGGCCCATCCTGTGACAAGTGCGGCGGGTTGATCGACGTCGGTACCGGCCAGTGGATTGCCACGAACCCGAGCATCAAGAACCGTGTGGGCTTCCACCTTCCGCAGCTCATCGTGGGCGATAACTGCCGTCCGAAGAAATGGGCTCGTCTGGTCGACAAAGTGACTCAGGCCCAAGAAGGCGGTCTCTATACGCCGGCCACGTTGGCCAACGAAGTGTTTGGTCTGGCGACGGACCTCTCCGGTCGTTCCCTGTCGATGCAGGAAGCGATGAACTGCTGTGTTCCCGAGTGGAAAGGCTGGGCGTCCCCGACCGACTTCTCGAACAAAGTCTGGGCCGCGATTGCCCCGACGATCACCCGTACTGTTCTGGGCGTCGACTGGTCTGTTACCGGTGGCGTTAAGTCCTATACTGTTGCCTCCGTTCTGGGGTATGATGGGTACGGTAAATGCTACCTGCTTGAATCCCGCAAGATGCAGGGTATTCACATTCTGAACCAGGTAGAGGAAGTTTGTAAGCTTGCCCTGAAGTGGAACTGTGCGATCGTCGGTTCTGACCGCGGCGTCGGTGTTCTGCAGGGACAGTTGATGCAGAAAGAATTGGGCCACAACAAAGTCATCATGATCAACTACGTGGCGGCCAAGAAGCGTCTGCGTTGGGATGGTGAAGGTCAATACCTCGCAGCCGACCGCTCACAGGCGATCGACAACGTGATGATGAAATGGCGTCTCGGCCAGCGTTCTTTCGTAGCGCCGTGCTGGGAAGTGACCGAAGGTATGTGGACGGATGCGTTGAACGTGTTCGAAGAAGAGACTAACGTGGGTCGCCGCGTGTACCGTCACCACCCGGATGAGCCGGATGATTGGATGCACTCTGTGGTATTCGGCAACGTTGCCTACCAATACCTGAGCGGTGATTTCTCGTATACTGAGTAACCTAAAATAGCCAAGAGGAAAATGACATGGCCAAGAAGAAGCAAGATTCAATGATTGACGATGTAAACCCACTGTTTGCGGACAGTGACTTCAAACAAAGCGAAATGGCGACTCCGGACGAGATGTTCCCGGAGACTGCGGAACCGACCCCGGCTGAACCAAAACCGGAAACCCCTGCGGATCCGTCAGAAGAACCTGCTAAGCCGGAACTGACTGAAGAGCGTAAAGCCCACCTGCTGTCGATCGTCGACACGATCATGTTCGAAGGCAGCTACAGCGAAGTTGTGCCGTTTGGCCGCAAGTACAAAGCGACCTTCCGTTCGCGTACCGCTGGTGAAGACAACGAGATTTCTCAGCGTCTGGATGGCCGTACCTTCAACACCATGATTTCTTACCAGAACCAGAGCTCACTGCTGACCCTGGCGTACGCCCTGGTCGATCTGAACGGGGTTAACCTGCGTGAAATGAGCACCAAGGACCGCTACGCCCACGTGGCCGGCCTGCCGTCTCAGCTGGTGGTAATCCTGACCGATCTGATGTCGAAGTTTGACCAGACCGTGATGCAGGCGATGGAATTCGGTAAGGAAAATTTCTAAAACAGTCATGGGCGAAGCTCCGGATGGACCTCTATCTCAAGGGGATTCATCCGGACGTCCTGGGTTCTCCGAGGGATGTCATCTTCAGGCAGCACGCTATGAACGAAATCGTTCAGGAATCCAGGAAGCTTATGGCTGGGGTCGCAGGCTCCCTCGGTAACAGTCAGGCCGCCAAGCAGATTCTTCAAGATTTCGCTAAGAGCTTGTTTGATACACCGCAAACTAAGCAACACCGTCATGCGGATATGCTTAAGTATTACAACCAGCACGTTAAGCATCTGGCTCCAGAAGCCAAGTTGGTTACTGATGGTCAAAACAAGTATCTCAAAGTGTCAGGTCTGGAGGAATTGAATGGCTGATAATATGTTCTCACAAGCACCGATGTCCACGTATTACGGCTTCGGTATCAACCCGGCGTACACCACGCCGGCTTACATGTCCAACTTCCGTCCGGCGTACGCGTCGGACACTGATCCCTATAACCCGTACTCGCAGAACCGCTCCTACGCGGATGCCCTGCGGACCCAATACCTCTTCCAGCCTGCTGGCACCTTTGCTTCTGACCCGTCAGAGGATGAACGTGCTAACAACTGGGCCCTGAACTCAATGAACTCCGACGGATTCATGAACGGCGTCACCAAGATCGGTGTCCCGCTGGGTGCGTGGTATGCGGCCAACAAGTTCTTCGGGCAGAAAGTCGGTGCGAATTCGCCGACCGCTGGCCTGTATAACCGTTCCTCAGCGTATGCCCGTGCGATCTACCAAGGTCAAGGCATGGGTGCGGCGGCGAACGCGTGGTCGTCAGTGGCTGCGAGACAGTCTCTGGGCGGCGCTATGGGGTCTGGCTTCGGTCGTTTCGCAGGGAGTACCTTCGGTAGGGGTATCGGCCTTGCGGGCCGTGCAGTGGGTCTGGGGGGCGCTCTCGGGGGTGCTGCAGCAGTCGGCGGGACAGCCGGTGCCGTGCTCGGTGGAGCGGTCGGTGCCTTAGCGGCTCCAATCCTCGGCGGAGCGGCCCTGGCTAAAGCGTCAAACTACTACCTGTCAGATCCGTACGTCGGGATCCGCCGGGGTGAAGACGCGATGCTGGCCAACACGGCCAACACGTTCGTCGGTGGGCAGGCTACGCCTAACATGGGGACCTTCGGGATCTCTGCCACGCATGCCAACTCCCTGAGCCGTGCCTTCATGTCTTCAAACATCCAGGACAAAGGGTTCAAGCCGGGCGATTACGCTGCGATGGCAGACTACGGGATGCAAGCCGGCCTCTTCAATGAAGTTGGCAACATGAACGTCGACCAGATGAAGAAGAAGGTCGAAGGCATGGCAGACGCCGTCAAGATGATCATGGCGGTGGCCAACACGAACTCCGTGAAGGAAGCGATCCAGTACATGGGCCGCTTGAAGGCTGCCGGCGTGTCAACCACCGGTGGTATGAACCGTGTGATGTCCGAAATGGGTATCGCGAGCGGTGTTTCCGGTGCGTCGGCCGAGCAGATCATGAACACCGTGGGTAACCAGGGCCAGATGATCGCTCAACGTCTGGGCATCCTGCCAATCATGGGTCAGCGCCAAGCGTCCAGCATCTTTGCCGGCTTCGCAAACGCCTACAAGTCGGGCTCTCTGCATCAAGCGGACGTAGCGGCTATGGGCGGGGTCGAAGGGGCGACTCAGCTGGTCATGGAAGGCGGCGGACGTATCATGAATAACCCGTACTTCAAAGCCGCGATCAACTCCGGTGCTGAACTCGGTACCGGCAACATGCTGAACGTGTCGCAAGCCTTCGGTGGCCGCCGTGCGAGCAACCCACTGCAGTCGTTCTCAGAAGATCAGCTGAACTTCGGGGTTAACGCATCGCAGTACCTGGGCAAACACTCGATGGGCAGCACCGTGCTGAATTACCTGTACGACAAGTCAAAGTACACGCCAGCGGCTCAGATGAAGGACGGGTCCGGTAAGGTCAACATCATGTCTGCTGTAGGTATGGCTATCGCTCGTGGAGAACTCTCTGCGGAAGAAGGCCGTGCGGTTATCGAGCAGTACAAGATGAGCAAGGAACCTGACTACCAGCGTCGCATGGAGCAGGCCACTCGTGGGTCAGCAGACAAGCAGATGCAACAGTACACGTCTCAGCAAGGTTATGACACCCTGTCTGGTGTGCCGTTGATCGGCCGCATGTACCAAGTCGGGCGTGATCTGAACCGTGATGGTTTAGCAGGTGGTTCGGCAATCGGCGGAGCGTTCACCAAGATGCGTGCTGGGATGGCGGACTCGTGGGACTCCTTCGCAGCCGGTATCCAGGGCCGTACCCGTGACCAAGATCGTCCGGTTGCCCGTTACGGTATGGAAAACGGCGTACAGACGTACCAAACGACGGATTACTACGCGGCCACCGACACCGGCCACCGCATGACCCAGTATGACGGCGTCATGAAGGCAATTGCAGCAGACTCCGCTGCAGACCCAACTTCGGAACTCGGTAAAGTCGTGACCCAGTTGAAAGCAAACTTCGGTAAGAAGGGTGCGGATAACCGTGCGTTGCTCGACAAGTACTACCGTCTGAAGAAAGGTGACGTCGGTGCCCCGGGTGGATACTCGAAGGCGGAGTACATGGACTTTGCCAACCAGGGTCTGCAGTACGGCGTGGCCAAAACGACCAAGCAGACGGCAGCAGATCTGAACCCGAAAGTCAGTGATGACTTCCTGACGGCGTACGTCGACGGGCTCGAAGGCAAGGGTCGTGCCGCGGTGAACAGCGAGTACGTGAAGTCAGATGCGTACAAGACGGCTGGGTTCATGGACAAGTACACGCCGTTCGGTGACGGCTTTGAGAAGTTCGCCAAAGGTCGTTTCGGTAAAGGCGACGGTGCCCGCGTGTTCAACGCAGCAATCCGTTCTCAAGCCCGCACCGGTAAGGCGGACCTCGGCGATCTGTTCGACGCCGGCGGTGACGGTAAGACGTCGTACTACTCAGCGGACTTCGGTAAGCTCCTGTCGCAGTACAAGCAGGATAAATCGAAGATGTCGGCGGAAGATCGCTCTCGTGTGGAAGAATACCTGGCGATGCAGAAGATGTCTGGCCTCGGCGGGGACAAACTCAGTGCTATCGACCAAGGAATCCTGGCTCTCGGCCGTGGTGACACGGACAAAGCCGGTATTCTCTACGGAAAAGACGGGGACGCCCTGAGAGCCGGTGCGAGCAACGCCATCAACGCGGCCACGGAACGTATGGACGTCTCGAGTTACCGTAAGGGTGTCAAAGGGGCTCTGGTCGGAGCGAGTTACACCGGTGTTGACGTTGACGCCCTGGACTCACGTACCGATTCATCGCTGGGTTCACTCTCTGCTCAATCCCGTGCGGAAATGATCAAGCGGTCTGGCGAGATCTCTGCTGCTGCTCGTGACAACATCAATCAGAACGTGACGGAATCACAGAGTCTGAGCGACAAGTTCGGTGGGGAGGATGCCCTGAAATCCTTCGGTGACGTCGCAGACGGAATCGGTAAAGCGACAGAAGGCCTGTCCGGTTCGGCAGATGCCCTGACCAAGGCCGCCTCGGAACTCAGTAAAGCAGCAAAAGCCGGAGGAAATGATCCAAGATTGACGGCAGCGATCGAAAATCTAAACAGGATCCTCCCGGGTCTTAAAGGTGGACCAAGCCCGGGTGTGAACAATAACTTCGGAGGACCACGATGAACATCCAAATCGTCAACATGAATGCAACTGAGTTGTTCCGTCAGCAGGTAATCGGCGCCATGGAGGGCGTCCGGTTCCAAAACTCTGGTGGAACCCAAACCTATCTCCCGCTGCAGCTCGGCGGGGTTTTTGCCCAACTGGACTTGCTGTCCGGTGGACACGCACTGCGTATCACGAGAATCGTAGAGGACTCAAATGGCGGATAACAAATACGGAATTGCCCGTATCAACCAAGAAGGCGAACGCCTCTTTACCGTTCGTCCTCGCTACAACGCCACCAGCGAAGATAACCCGACGCGTGGTGAAGCTGCCACGCTCCGTCTGGTATTGAGCGAGAAGCCTGACGCCTCGACGATCAATGCATTGACAGCCGGCATGCCTTACTTCGAAGCGATTGCGTTCAAACGCATGATGAACCAGGACGAAGGCAACGGTGGTTACAAAGACTTCATCATGACCGACTTATCGTATGACATGTCTGAGAAATATCAGGTGTTCCATACGTTCGGCGGCCATGAGGCAGTCTACTTTTACGGTCAGAACCCGCTGGCGATCCGTGTGTCGGGCGTGTTGACGGACGATCTGGATAACGACCAGTTTGCCCGCTTCGCCCAGCTGTACACGAACCACTTGCGTGGAACCAAGGCTGCCCAGAACTACGCGATAGTCGAACTGGCCTTGCCCAACGCCACGTTCTTCGGGTCGATCACCAACATCTCGTTCCAGCAGAACGCCGCTCGTGACACCGACATCGGGTTCACCATGGGCTTCCTGGTCAAAGAGACGATCTTCCGGTCAACCGACGTGTACTTCCAGGATGATTCCGGTGAGGTTTCCGACTACCAGGACGAGAACTTCCTGGGCACGCGGCCGACGGCGACGATCACCGCGTCTGACATCTACACCAAGATTGCGGACTTAACCGCAGAGATCGACGATCTGGGACGCTCGACCAATGCCAACAGCATGCTGGGACGTGGTGGCACGGGATCTGGTGGCTTCAACATCTTCGGCGTGTACACACAGGCGATCAACTCGATTCCATCGATGTCAGATCTCTTGGGTATCGGTCCGGAAGACATTGCCGCGATCCTGACGACGTGGAACAACATTCTGAACGACATTCTGTCGGTGCCGAATGCCATCATCAACAAGGTGAATAGCTACGCGGACGAGGCTGTGTCATACTTGACGACGGTCGAGCGTGGCCTCGACCAGATGATGGGCCAGATCACCGGTACCGTCGGAGCGTTCTACGGCGCTATCGACAAGGTTAAAGACACGATCGGCACCATTGCCAACTTCCCGGAAAGCCTGGCATCCCGTGTAGGTCGCTTCCTGGATAACGGCTTCATGTCACCGAACGGAGCGGACGGTTCCTTCCTGCTCAGCTCACACGGCGGTGGCAACGGGGACAGCCCGAGCAATGCTCTGGTCGGGGGTGGAGCACTCGGGGCAGCGGCAGCGGCGAGTTTGCTGTCTGCGGGGTCGCGAGCAGATCCTGGACCACAACGTGGCGCCACGATCAAGCCTGTTCCGGTTAACGTCGGTATCGTGAAGAATTCAGATCAAACGGCAACACTGCCAGTGGGAGTAATCGATGAGTAATTTAGGTGTTCGTTCCTACGCCAACTCGATGTTGATCGAGAACCTGTTCCGTCAGCGGGCCATGCCAGACCTGCTGCCGAACGTGAAATCCTTCACGACCCGCATCCTGATGCCGAGCGTGAAGATTGTCGAGGATGATTGTCACACGTTGATTGGCCGTAACGTCTCGGCCGACGACTATTCCATGGTGGGCTTGCTCGCCTTGGATACCGACGAGATCATCGATGAAGCGTACGTCGTGGAACGTTACAAGAAGAACATTTTCACGATTCGCGTTCGTGACACGTGTGCATGTACCAGTACGGGTGGCATTTGCCGCAAGTGCTTGCACGGGACGTTTATCCGTTTGGGCATCAAGGATGAGGTTCCGGCGGTAGGTTCCACCATCCGCATGCCGGTGGAGTCCTCGTCGTACCTGAACGCTCTGGCCAAGACCTACAGTGGCGCCCTGCTTGGGGTTAAACCCATGGCGGCAGCGCCATTGCCGATCCGTCCTGATTTATACGGTGGGATGGTGACCCACGAGGAAATGACAATGGTTATCCGTGAGATGGCGTCTTTAAAAATCCCAACAGATGAGGTAGACTACCTCAATGGGATTCACGACAAATTCGAACGTGCCCTAGCGATTGTTGCTTACTACGGAGTCTACGGTAATGCGTTTAGAAAATAATCTTGGCGGGGATAACATTTACACCAACTTTCGGGTGTACGTGGAAGGGGTAGAAATCCCCTTCTCTTCAGCCAATATCTCCAACTCCTATGGTGGCCTCCCAACGGCCACCGTTTACGTTGCCCCTTGGCGTGGCTTCACGGAGATCACAAAGGGATACTTCCCGAAAATCCAGATCTTCTACCGTGACTTCAACCAAGGCCTGGCACCGTACGACGTTAAACGGCTGATCAGCACCATTCCGGATATCGAAGGTGCCGAAGAACGTCTCGAAAACGCCAAAGAGACCTTCAACAAGGTCGAGCGTAACGCATACAAAGTGCTGTTCGACGGCGTTATTGCCAGCGTTCAGGACTCCAAGAGCCTTGGCGGCGACGGCGGTCAGTCTTCCATGGCGTTTAACTGCGTCCACCCACACTATTTGCTGAACGAAATCCTCTTCAAGTTCATCGGGACCAACCCGGAGACCGAGACGGCGAAGGATTCTGCGTTCGGGATCATGGTCGATGGCGGTAACGTCGGCTCAGTCTTTGCCATTGAGCAAGCCCTGGCCGGTGTTCACGAGCCACGGGACAACGATAAGACCCTGGAGGCCGGTGGCAGCGACACGTCGGTGCTCTCGGAGGGCATGCAGGACAACTATTGGCGCCTTCAAGGCATGCCCGGTGTCATCGTGGCCATGTGGAACTCTCTGAAACGCTCGGCTTACTCCGCGGCGTCGCAGGAAGACAAGTCGATCATGACCAAAATGTACATTCCGCTGTTAGAAGACGGCTTGAAGTACTTCAACCGCATGACCGGGCACCCGGTAATCGAAGGAGCGATCCAAAAGGACGCTCAGATCTCACCTACGCCGGCCCCGACGGTGACGCAGACAGCGGAAAGCAACACAACACCGACCGGAAAGCTTCCCGAGCCGCCAAAAGGCACCCTCGGACAGAAGTTTATGTCGGATAAAGGTAAAAAAGAGCTGATTGAGTTTGCTGAAGGCCGTCGCTACCGTCTTTATGACGATGCTACGGGCAAAGAGATCACTTTCGCTGCCGATGCAGTGGGTACGCCAACCATCGGTGTGGGTCATGCCGTGAAGAAAACGGATACCACCTACGACAAAGTCACTCTTTCGGACCTGGACATCGATAAACTGCTGAGCCAAGACGTGGCGTCGGCGACACAGGCTGTGAACAACCTGGGATTAACCCTGTCACAGGGCCAGTTTGACGCTCTGGTAGACCTGACGTTTAACGTCGGCCCTGGCGCCAAGGGTGGTAAAGACGGAGCACTGTGGCAGGCAAGCGGTGAACCGTCAACGATCGTCCGTTTGATCACCGAAGGGAACACTCAGGGCGCTGCTGACGGCTTCCTTGCGTGGACCAAAGCGGGTGGATCCGTATCTCAAGGTTTGGTGACCCGTCGTTCACGCGACCGTTCATTCTTCCTGGATGCCCCACTGCCCTCCTCTCAGGAGTTGGCAAACCAAGCTGCCGCGGCCAAAGGTACCACCGAAGAGATGTCGAACAACAACGGCAAACTCGTCCCGGCCAACCTGAATGGCTTAATGCCCCGTGCTATGGCCGAACAGCTGCTGCACATCATGTCCAACGATCTGATGTCTGGCGGCACCGGTGAAGTGACGTCGTTCGGGTCATTCATCCAGCAGTTCCTGCAGATCATCGAGTACGATCACGTCATCATGAACTCGCCGGCAGTACTGGGCATCGCGGGCCGTCGTGAAGTCATCGACCACGTGTTTAAACCGAAGATGTTCGCGTACTATTCTCCGATCTGTAACGTCATTCTGCCGCACATGTACGAATCGATGAGCGTGAACCTCGGGACAGACCAAGTGCCTTCCCGTGTGATCTACAACGCGATGCCGTTCCAAGCCGATTCGGCCATGAATGCCACGACCGACGTGTTCGCCCACAACTTCATTGCTCCACACTCTGTCCGTAAGGCGCTGGCTAATGGCGGCAACCTGTCCAAGACGTTGCTCCCGATGCGTGCGACCCCGGGCAAATACGAGTGGGCGAGCGGTGTGCGTACGGCGGACGGTAACCTGCCATTCTGGTACAGCGTGCTGTCTCAGCAGTCTGAATCAGCGAACGTCGGTGACTTAGCGGACAAAGACACTGGTGCCCGTCTCAAAGCGGCGTGGTTGAAGCTGTATCCGGAAGACCCGAACCTGAACCCGTGGGACGTGACGCTGGCCGGAATCAACGCGTATGAACGCTTGTTCTTCACCGGTGTTGACGTGGAATACTCGAACATCTACTCGTCTGCCCGCTCTGGCGTCGTAGATGGCGTGTTCAACCCGTTCATCATCCCAGGCTACCCAATGGACGTGGTAGATCCGTCGCCGCTCCGTGAGTCATACCACGGTTTCTGCACCAGCGTGAACCACTCGATCGATGCATCGGGCTACTCCTCGACCAACGTCGGGATGAGCTCTGCGTACACCTTCTCGGAATTGGCCACGTGCTATATCCCGGGGACGTACCCGTGGCTGCTCGCTCAGTTGAAGATGGATGAAAACCTGAAGATGTACGGCAATACGCCTGCCTTCCAGCGTGCCTGCCAGTACTACGTTGACGTTCTCGGTGTTGGTGCGGCCGATCCGACTATCCTCGAAGCGTATTCAACCGGTAAGCCTATTCCGGTGAAACGTAACATGGGTGTCTGGGAGATTGGCGGCTCAGAGGCGGTGAATGATCCGTCACGCCCAACGCTGTACACGACGACGCTCGGTAACCTGAACCTCGTGGCCCGCAACATCTCGACGCTTCTGGATGTTCAGATGGAACACAGCGTTCTGGCCGAAACCTTCGTGGATATCGACATGTGGAACCAAGGGTCACCGACCGTGGAAGAAGTCCGCAAGGGTCCGTGGGTGAATGACGGCAAGACGGCGTCGAGCAGTACGCTGCGGGGTCGCGACATGGAGTCTTCGGCCTTCATCGACTACGAGTTCGACGGCGAGACGCCAGATCCAATCGTGAACGCTGATCCGCGTAACACCAACACGTCTCCGACGCCAGGTGCTCCAATTACCAGCGATGAGAATGCGGCCAAGAGTCTGCCGGCCACGCCAACCGTTCTGCCTAAACTAGGTAAGCGGTGCTCGGTAGGCGTACTGGATTCGTCTTCACAGTCGATTCTGGCTTCCTGTCACCCGGATCTGATTAAGGTCGTGATGAAAGTCATCGAGACCCGCCCTGTGGTCGTCACCAGCGGTTACCGCTCTGACGCCAAGCAGCAAGCCCTCGAGAATGACGCGTCGTCTTACGCTCAAGGTGCTGGCAACGGTTCCCGTCACCGTAAGTACCCGTCATGGGCGGTGGACATGGTGCCGTGTAACGATCTGCATGCATCTTCACGTGCGGTGATGAGTAACTTCGCCCAGTACGTGCTGCAAGTCGGGAACTCACTCGGCATCAAGCTGCGTTGGGGTGGAAACTTCTCAACCTATGATCCGGTGCACTTCGACTTAGGCCTCGGTTAAGGGTATAAGAGATATGGCTCAATACAGTGACATTTTGACCTACCCTGAAGGACTTCCGGCCCAGCTGCCGGAGTCCCAGGTGGTGGACCCAGATGCGAATCTGGTAGAAACCGACAAGATGAACGTCGTTCGGCGTTTTAACAACATGATCCCAACGGTGCTGATCTCTGACCAGCGTCTCTCGACGACCTCGAATGCAAAGGACTGCTTCGTGTACCGTCGGAATTCGCTCAAGCTGCAGCAACTGATGGTGGATTACTCGTACAACGTCGTGCGGGCGTTCAATTTAACTCAAGAGGTGTAACATGAATGATTTAGGCGACAAGGATCTCGAGCTGTTCCACGCGTGGAAGAACACCGGGGACAAGAAGGCTCTGAAGAACCTGGTGAACAACCTGAAGCCAATCATCCAGAGTGAGACGACGAAGCTCTCTGGAAGCTTGCCTGCCTCGGCCTTGAAAGGTGAAGTCGTCTCCTGGACGATTCGTGCCATCAAGGATTACGATCCGAGCAAGGGCACCAAGCTGTCGACCCACGTCTATAACTGGACGCGTAAGGCCAAGCGCCTGAACTACACGTACCAGAACCTGGCGAACATGGGCGAAGACAAACAGCTGCAGTACGGCAAGTACAACCTCGCGGTGACCAACCTTGAGGATGAACATGGCCGGGAACCGACCAACAAGGAAATTGGCCAACGGCTGGGCTGGTCGGAGAAAGAAGTCGAGAAGTATAAAGGCCTGATCTTCCAGGATCACTTTGAGTCCGGCAATCTGTACTCTGCCGAGCACTCACGGTTCAACTCGGACCCGCTGAAACTAAACTACATTAGAGACAAGCTGACCCCGGACGAACTGAAGATCCTTGATGGACGAGCGAATAAGATCCCTGCGGGTGATATCGCTCAGTCCCTCAACATGAACATCAACCAGTACAACTATGCGTCCGGTAAGCTGACAAGTAAAGTGCAGCAACTACTATCGGAGTATGGAACGTGGGACAATTAACCGACATCCCTGGACTGGTCAAACAGCATTTCGAAAAGGTTTCGGGCTACTTCGGTAGCCTTTCGGGGTTCTTTGGGGACCCCGAGTCTCCTCCGAAAGACGCCAAAGACGCTATCCAGGGTGTGGACCTCTCAGGTCTGCGAAGAGCAATCCAGAGTCGTGTAAACGGCTCTGCCTCCACCGCCAATGCCGCCCTTTTAGATTCCTTTCGTAACATGGACTCCGTTGTCGCCGAAATGGGCCTGCGTAACATGTCACGGGCGGAGTATTACCGTGAGGCGGCATCTGAAGCAGGTATCCGTGAGGCAAACTGGCAAAGCACCATGCAGGGTAACCTGTACAACTTAACGGGAGCCCGACCGGCTCCGAAGGATAGCTGATGGCCCGCGTAGGCAATAGTGAAAACCTAAAGCAGCAAGACCGCTATGATCTGCTGCTCTTGAGCTTCCCCGACGGCTTCCCGAACTCCAAGCTGGAATTCACGCTTGGGGAAAACCCACGGAAGATCACCGGACTGCAGAAAGTCGTCCAGGTGTTCATCAAGTGTTTGATGACCGGGCAAGGGAGTGACCCGATCTACCCGAAGCAAGGCACAGACTTCCGCAATTACGTGTGGTATTCTAACATCACCGAAAGCGCTACGGCGGCCCGGGCGGCAATCACCTCTGCAGTCAAGCAGGCGAGTGACCAAGCGAAGGCCATCCTGAACTCCTACCTGTACTCCGCGGAGTCTCAGCTGGAGAGCGTCGAAGTGCTGGATGCCGTACAGGGCAGCGAAACAACAATCGTCAAGGTCCGCATCCTGACCAAAGCCGGCGTAGGCGCTCCGATCGCCCTGCCGTTTAACAGTACCGGTTTAGTCCTGAATGAGGTAACCAATGGATAAGAAGCAAGCACGGGCATACTTCGATGCCTTATCGCCCGAAGAGCAAGTGCGTTTCCGGGCGGAGATCGACTCAGCCGTAAAGTCGACCCCAAAGTGGGACCCTAAAGCGGGTCTTGAAGCAGAGAAGCGCGGCCTTTTAGCTGGCAGAGGTAATTAATGGCTAACGATATCTTTTCCGTAATGAGCTCGCTGGAGTTGTCAGCCGATGACGTCCAGCAAGCAGAAGTCTTCGCCCAGCAATATCTGGAGTCGAAGTTCCCGACGGTCGACTTCCGTCAGGGTACCGGTGTGCGTGACTTGGTGATCCGTCCCAACGCGATGCTGATTGCCCTGGTCCGCAAGTACACCGAAACGTATTTCGACAACGCCACCCTGGCCAACGTCACTGAAAGTACGCCGGCTGAAGTCGTTGACAATATCCTGTCGAACTTCTTTGTCACCCGTAACAGCGGATCCTTCGCGACGGTTCGTTCACGTCTGTACTTCCTGTTCCAGAATGGGATTCCAAGCAACGTGAGCCTTCCGACGTCGGCATTCTTCTCGCCGGATAACACCCACATGTTCTTCCCGTCGGCTCCGGTCTTTGCCCAGCCGCTGAAGGACGGTGACACGCCGATTTCCGGAATGACCTACCTGCAGTATGATTCCTCGGAAGAACTGTGGTATTTCGACGCGGACATGTCCTCACAGACGTCTGATGAAGCGTTCAACGACTTCAAAGACAACGATCTGCTGTACTTCACGCTGTTCAACCCGTACTTCGTGAAAGGCAAGATCCTGTACCAGGACACGCCAGCCGTTCGCCAGGAAACTAACCTGGAGATGGTGGACCGTTCGTACAACTCGATCTCAACCCGTAACCTGATCAACGACCCGTCGATCACTTCGCGTTTGTACGACGTGTTCAACTACCTGCAACGCATCAAGGTGGTGGGCATGGGTGATCCGGACATGTGGCGTGACTACGTGCAGGTTGAAGGCGTCTTTGAGAACCTGCAGACTGAGAAGCTCGACAAGTTCCGCATCCACATCGGCGGTACCGTGGATATCTACGCTGACACGCCGTTCCGTACGTCTGTCGTGCAGTACACCACGAACGCAGCCGGTGTGATTGAACTGACCGGTGGGATCTTTGACATTGAACGCTCAACCCTGTCCGGTGGTGTGGATGCCGACCAGATTCCTCTGACGGCGACCGCGGCGATCTCCTACCCGAACACCACGGTGTACACCGATCACGTGCCACTCGTGCCGCAGAAAGACTTCGGCCTGTCGGCAAAGCAGATCGTGCACATCGACTTCGGCCTGGACTACCCGAACCAGACGGCAAGCTTCGTGGTCCGCAAGTTCACCGGCCTGGAAGACATCCAGTCGTTCCTGGAAGATCAGCAATCCCGTGTCGTCTGTGCAAACCAACTGGTCCGTGCCTTCGAGCCGATCCTGGTGAACGTGGAAGCCAAGGGTTACGAGCAATCGTACTCGGCTACACAGATCTCCGCTGCCCGCAAAGCGATCGAAGACTACTTCAACCAGACTCCGGTTAATGGTACCATCTACGTCTCAGAGATTTATAAGCTGATTGGCGACGCCGGTTTGACCAGCATCAAGGCACCCCTTCCTGTGAGCGTTTACGCCATCGCGAAGGACTTGGTCGGCACCAGTGCGACGATCACAGACGGGTACACCGCAGGCAGCACGCAGCGTTTCTACCTGGATACCTTTACTGTTACTCCGGAGCCTAAATGACCGACTACATCTCATCAGCCGATTTAAACGGCATCGGTGAGCGTGCTGCGGTGAAAGGACAGATGGCCTATTACTATGGGCTGTCTGACTTTTGGTTGCAAATCTTTGCCGACCAGGACCTCGTGGATTCACTCCTCGAGGTTTCAACCCAGCAGCTCGGCGACGTGTACGGCCAGTTCCTGCAACGTGCGGGGAATATCTCCCTGTCCACGATCCAGGAGTCGTACAACTCCCAGCTGAAGCTGTTCCTGTTCTCCCCAGGCGACGCTGTTGACGGCCTGACGGGCTCGGTCTTCAAGTTGCCAGAGCGTGTGACGAACATCTCGTTCATCATGAACCGCCCGATGCTGCCGTCAATCAGTCTGTCGAAAGGCGTGCACTTTGAGATCAACGAAGACTTCACCGAGATCTCCTTCTACAAGCCGCTGGCCGAAATGGGCTTCCCGCAGCGTGTGACCGAAGCCGGTGTCACCCAGTTTGCCCTGTGGGCATCGAACGTGTGCATCGACGAGAACATCATTTACTCCCAGTTTGGGCGTGCTGTGGGCATGACCCCAGACCGGGCGATCGGGAACTATAAGGATTTCGTGAACGGGCTCTACTTCCTGTATTCACACGGTCCCGTGATCAACTACATGCAAGCCGGCGTGAACCTGGCTCTCGGTATCCCAACCGTTCGTGCCAACGAAAAGGTCATGAGCGTGCTGCAGAACCCGATCAACGGCCACTGGGAAATTCTGACCGCCACCAACTTCTACGATATCCCGTACGGATTCCAACCGGACGTGGCTGAAGGCGATGCCTTAGTTGAAGGGACACAGCTGGTGAACTGGGTCGACATCAAGGATTACCAGAAGTCCGGCGAGTGGTGGTACAACACGTTCATCCCTGCCGAGCTGACCGGTGGTGTGCAGTATCCTCCCGTGCAGCCGAACACCGATATGGCGTACATTATGCGTCAATACTTGCGTTATAACACGTTCATGGTACTCTTCCAGCAGACCGGCGTGGACATGCAAGGCTATTACACCGTATCGGATGTCATTTGGCGTGCCCGCCCGAGTCACACTTTCCCTGTGTTTGTCTGGAGAGCGCCGATGGGTGATGAGATTGTGATGATCACCGATGACGACTTCGAGATGAACCAACGTGTTGATATTGAGGATAACATCTATGACACAGCTATTATCGACTTCGTCCGCGGAGACAAGAGCACATACTTTGACCGTGGAACCAACTTTTACAACCGCTTCCAAATCCCTGTTTACCATCAAGGAATGCTCGGAGATGCTCCAAAGCTGGGAGAATTCCGAGGTCGCAATGCAGATGGCACAGCACTCTCTGGAATTGGTGGCTGGGTTGATGAAGCGGGAGAAGCCGTCGATTCCGACATTCAGCGTATCGACCCCGTCCTCTCGAGCCGAGGATCTATGGCAGTCGTTCGCGGCCGTTCGACCGGTCTCCGCGGTAAGAGGGGTAGTGATACCACCGGATCAACTGGGCTTCTTCGCACTTATGTGAATGCTGAAGGGCAGACGTTAGACCTGGACACGCGGAACATTGTCCCACTGTACCTCTGTCACAAGGACGAGCTGGTGGCCAAACTGGCTAAAATCAACTTACAGTCCTCGGTTGCTTTGGTTAAGCAAGACGCTCTTCCGTTCTGGGCCGGCCCGGTTGCTTTACAAGACGTGTACGACGATATTATCGTCCGCAAGTCGGGCACCGTGGCAAAAGATTATGATGCTACGCTTGAGAAAGTGTTCACGTTCGACTACACCGACGAGTACGTTCCACCGATTCTGTCGAAGCACGCGGGCCAGATGTACGTACCCCGTAAGGAAGACCTGCCGACGACCGGTAAGCTCTTCTTCGCGGAGATCTTCCAGGATAACTGGTCGGTCTCACTGGTGATCGAGCAAGTTGACATCCTGCCGACGTACTTCCCGGTGAACGACGGGGATCCGATTGAAATGACGCTGTCATTCATTCAGAAAGACGGGACGTCCCCAATCACTCGCGGCACGTACCTCGCTAACGCGGCGTTGACCGACGCTCGAGCGGTACAGGATGGGCATTATCAGGACGGACGTGGCGGGGCTAACTTGAAGTTTGACCGCAGTGGCAATTTCGGTGGTGACCTCAAGGCCATCATCCGCAGAGACTAAGGAGAAATCATGAAACTGAATGAAGCCAGCGATGTGCTGGAAGGCTTCCTGATCGTCGATCGGGTATGGTTAGACGGAACGCGTGAACGTCTGGTTGAGGACAAAAACCTCATCGTCCGTGCAGCGAAGCGTGAGCACTTAAGCTTCCTGTACGATGCCAACGCGAAGGTAAACCGAATTGACTCGTTCAAGATCGGTAACGGCGGGACCTACGACACGCTTGGCCGCAAGCCAAAACGTCCGGACCCAACACTGAACGACCTGTACAACCCGATCATCACGTACAACCGTAACCTGAGCATCACCCCGTCTGCCCTGACGGATCCTCAGGATTACATCACGGTTGACTTCGTGCTCGGGCCGGCAGAAGCGAACGGTGAGAACATCTCAGAAGTGGGCCTGTTCAAGGAATCCGGCGACATGTTCAACATCAAGACGTTCCGTTCGGTGCCGAAGGTTGATTCCTTCTCGCTGCAGTTCTGGTGGAGAATCCTGTATGCCTAATACGCTCGTTATCACGTCACGGTTCAAAGACGGGAAGTACGAGGTACTGGGTAAGGTGAAGGAGGGGAGCGATGTCTCCCCGGAAATCTTCATCTACGAGAAGAAAGATGACGGTTCTCTCGGCGATTACGTCGGGATTACCGCCCTCAAGGAACTCGCCAAGATCCCTCGCTACAATCCTGACAAGAAGTCGAATTTTGGTAGTCGTTACTGCCGGTACACGGAAGGCCTGGTCAAATTGGATACCGCCCAGGATCAAACGAATGCAGTGAACCACATGAAGGCCACCTTCAAGTTGCTCATCGATGCGTTCAAGGCGGGGTCCGCCGAAGAGGTAGAGGAATATGCCCTTTGATTGGAAGTCACTCGTCATTCGAGTAGCGCCTACGTTAGGAATGGTCCTTCAGGGACCACTTTCCAACATGGCAATCAGCTTTTTAGCTTCAAAGTTTTTCCCGGAACCGCCGGCCGACGTGGATGCAGCCCTGAGTGATCTTCTCGGGGCTCAGGCTCCCGAAACGGTGGCTCAGCTGATCGCACTCGACGTTGAATTCCGTCAGACGCTTAACCAGTTGAATCTCAAGGACGAGTACTTTCAGGACGTTGCAAACGCCCGCGAAAGGGAGATGACACTCCGAGACCGCACACCCGCTACCCTGGCGGCGGCGGTAACCGGCGGTCTCTTTGCCATCATCTTCATGCTGATCTTCGTGCCAATCCCGGCCGACAGCATGAACATCGTCAACATCATGCTCGGATCATTGAGCACGGCGTGGATGAACGTGATCGGGTACTACTTCGGATCCAGCAAGGTTCCTTCAGTGGTGCCCAGCAGATCTAAAAAATAAGATCCTGGGAGGCGGCGTTCTGCTTCCTTCCAGATTTTCGAATCGTATAACCCTACCGATCGCCCGTTGGGCCCCAGCAACCAGCACAAATCCACCGGTGAGAACGTCGTCGCCAGAACCGCTTCATAGATTGCCAGCAGGAATACCGACACCTGGTACATGCTCATCGTGCCTTCTTTGAACTCCCCAGTAAGCTTCGCCGGCGCTATCGACAGCACAACGACATCATCTTCCTGCGTTACGTAGAAAGGACGGCAGCCATCGAGCTGGACTTCAGCGGTGAGGAGGAACTGGTCGTTGGAAGTGAGGGTTTTGGCGTCAAGGATATCGAGTTTGTCTTGAATCATGGCTAAAAAATGAGGGTAGGCATCGCCGCGGTCCGGTGTGTCGGACAGCTCAAAGATGATCGGTTGGGAGCCACGCCAATACAGATCAATGCCGTCGGATGGATACGTGTTGCTTTGGAACAATTTGACGCCCTCCAGGGGCGTCTGATTCATAATATTCATTTCAGTCTCGGGAGGATGCGTTCATCCACCCAGGCACAAACCCTGTCACGCAAATCTTCCAGCGTCCCGGAGTTAAAGATGACAGCGTCAAACTTCTCGTCGGGTTGCGGTTTCTCGCTAATGTGGGCTGGCGCCTGAGCGTCAACGTTCGGGTTAAAGACCTTCATCGTCGTGGAATCCCACCCTACTGTAGAAGGGAATTCGCCGACGAGAATGATCTCATTGTCGAACCGCATGTCAGGGATCGCGATGACGTCAGCCTCTGATTTCGCTGCAGCTCTGGTAAAGAAGTCGGTCCAGATCTCGGGGTAAAAAACATCCCGGAAGGATTCGGTACCGATCTTCTGTTGAATTTCACGAGAGGTCAGGCCACGGGCCGTCGGGATCACACGCTTCTTACCGGCAGAGGTGTTCACGTCCTCGTCCGTCATGTCAAAGACGTAGCGGGCCATGTCTTTGATGGGTTTGGCGAACGGGATGATGTCACAGGTGACGCCACGCATGGAGAGATACGCTTTGAGCATCGCAGCGCTGGTGTCTTTACCGTGTTGGGCTAAGCCGTTAATTCCGACGATTAGTTTGGGCATTTCTGGGTCCTCTTTGGGATGATTATACGGGATAAAAACAGGAGAGGTCAATCTCCTGTTTCTTCCCAGCATGTTAGCCGATCTTGATTTTGAACGGGCTATCTTGTTGAGTTTGTGACGATTTCGGTTCGAGCATATTTTTCAATTCTTCCTGCTCTTTTTCCGACAAGGGAATACCGGTGGAAGAACGGGCTAACTCATTGCCAACGTCCACCAAGGAGACGCTCGTGTCGAGACCGAAGCTTTCCACTTCGGACGATACAGAGAGTTCTTCAAGGACTTGATCAATGTCCCGCCGCTTACAGCGTAGACGCAGGTCGCTGGCCAGTTTCGGATGCTTCAGGATATACTCCTGGATGGCCTCTTCGCCCCATCCTCGTATGCGACTACCTTCGGTAATCGACAACTCCAGTGTTACTTTTGACTTAATCATTCAGGATCTTCCGATAATAGCACGGACGAGATATCAACGTTACTGAATTCTCTGTCGATACCGCCGAGGGTTGAAGAACGGAACGGACTGGAAGACTTCAGCGGACCGGCATTGCCAGACCGTGATTCATTCCTGTCGCTTGTTGTCTCACCGGGGCGAACATAACCGGGGTAAGACGATGACGAACGTCTGGGTTCAAGAATGTCGCTACTACGGGTTTCAGAGGTTTTATCCTGCTGACGCTCTTTGTGCAACTTCATGATGTACGCGTCTTCGGCATCCTTCATTGACTCGCTGATCTGGATGAGCAGAACGGGAGAGAACGAGTTTTTCACTGCCGACTCTTCCTCTTCGGAAGGCTTGCGGCGAGCAGATGGGAAGAGTGACCAGACCAGCCCAGAGACCAGAGATGCTAAGAGGGTGAACTTTGCGATCTTATACATGTCGCGATCGAGCTTGAGATCCTCGAGCACTTTATAAGATGCCAATCCGACGATAGGTGCTGTCCCGATCGCCGCTAAACAACCATTTTGGAAGCGGTTGTGTAATGCCTGCTTGTTAAACATAAGTGCCCCTTTATCTCTACTCTTTACTTATACCAGTAAATTGCCCGTCCCTGGGCTGGTTGATCACAGTGAGAGATCGCCGAGTTCGGACAATCCATCCATCTTGAGGTCCGCCGTCAGGTAACTGGAAATCTCCGTTTCCTGCGGGGCCACTTGCACATTTTCCGAGTTGGTGTAGGTCATCATCCACGGCATCGGGTTCTTCTTACGGCCGTACAGCGGAGGAAGCCCCAGCTGGTCCAGCAGGACGTCCGCCAAGTACTCAATGTACGCAGAGATCGTCTCCAGGTTGATCCCTGGCATGCTGCCGTCTTTGAACAGATAGCGAGCCCAGCGGATTTCCTGCTCGACGACCGACTTCACCAGTGGCGTGATGCGAGCGCTTTGAACACGAGCAATCTTGGCCCACTCCTGGCCTTCAGCACCGCTGGCGAGCTTGTTCAGCATCCACGTGGTAGACGTCTTGTGCAGCGACTCATCACGGCAGATGAACTTGATCACCTTGGCGTTACCTTCCATCAGCTCACGCTCATTGAACGAGAACGAGCAGGCGAAGGATACGTAGAAACGCAGGGCTTCCAGCGTATTGATGTCGGCCAGCATGTAGTACGCGTCGTTCATCAACTGTGGCATGTTGATGTCGAACGTCTGCAGATGTTTATGCTGAGGGCGTGCCGCCATCGGGTTAGCCAGAATCTCACGCATTGCGTTCGGGTCAGCCTGGTTCACGATAAAGCGACCTTCACCGAACAGAGACCACATGTCCACGTTACGGATGAAACGGTCGTAATTATCAGTCAGGTTTAGCGTACGCTCAGCGATCTCAGGGTTGATCACGATGTCATCGAAGATCACGCCCGGGTCCACGTACAGGTTGCGGATGATGTGCGTGTATGAACGGGAGTGGATCGTCTCAGAGAATGCCCACGTCTGGAACCAGTTCTCGAGCTCCGGCAGGGTGATGACCTTGCTGAATGCTGCTTCGAGACCCCGCGACTGGATGGAATCCAGCAGTGTTTGGTATTTCAGGTTACCGGTGAACAGGTGTTTCTCGTGAGCCGACAGCTTTTCGTTGAAATCGATGCGGTCTTTCGACAGGTCGATCTCTTCCGGACGCCAGAAGAAGCCCAGTTGTTTCTGCGTGAAGCTTTCATCAATGTGCTCGTACTTCAGGCGGTCAAAGCGGGCAACGTTCAGGCCTTCACCGAAGAACATCGGCTGCAGGGTGTTATCAACCTGGTTGGGGTTGAAGGTAGAATAACTCATGCTAAGTCTGCCTCCTTCACAAAGACGCCATCGATCATGCGGCCAGTACGGTCTTTGATCTCGTTCCACACTAACTCAAGGCACTCTTCCAGAGTTGAACCTAAGTCTTCCGCGGCACGGCGAAGAAGGTAAGCAATTTCACCCGCCGTGAACTCAATGTCAGAGTTCAGGCCGCCTTTGTCGACCAATACCACTAAGTGGCCGATCTCCGCATAAATCGACAGACGCACGGTTGAACACAGGGTGTCGCTGCCGGTGTAAGTCAATGCTTTCGCCAACGGAACGCTTAAACCTTTCTGAGCGGCCAGGATCGTAGTCACCACAAAGGTATCGCCGATCGCGTCTTTCGCCATGAGTAAGTACTTGTCGCCTTCACGGGAGTTCATGCGTGCTGCGGCTCCAGCGTGTTCACCGTTCTCTTCAAACAGCTTATCGAACTGGGCGGTCGGCGTAGCGCCTTCAATCAAGTTACGGTCGGCAGCCCAACCGAGGATCAATTCAGAGTATTCGTTCAGGGTTTTCATCGATTATTTCCAGTTCAGAAGGTTATCGGGAACTAACGGAGCTTTCTTAGATTTGGCACGCTTGGCATTCAGCTTCTCGTAGCTACGAGTCTCTTGCTCCAGCGTGAACAGGCCCAGCTGATAGGACAGCAGGAACTTCAGGCTAATGGCGGACAGGGCGGACAGGTGGCTCTTGCCCATTTCATCCAGCGGTTCTTCACTTGCCAGCGGATGCGTGTCACGCGTCTGGATGGTCATCTTGGTGATGTCACCCACGTTGCCGAACTGGAAGTGCTTGTCGTACGCCCACATGTCGTTCTTGTGGTTGTTGTTGGAGAACGGGAAGCACGTGATCTGTGGGACTTCATCCATCGGAACAATCAGGATAGAAATCACGAAACGACCGTCGTTGTCATTCATACCGTCGAACTGCAGGGTGACCGGACCGAGCTCACGCATCTTGTCCATGTTCAGGGTGCCGCTGGTGGCAGTGTACGCCAGCAGTCGGTCTTTGTCGGTTTCCGACAGCACCACGGCACGGGATTTGGCCACAGTGTTAAGAACCAGGCCGACACGGGTAACGTGGGCAGTGTTCATGTAAGGGAGCGTTGTTGCATCATCCATCAGATCGTGGATTTTATTAAATGGCATAGGAAATTCCTCTTTTATAACTCACGACCGCGAGGGCCGGATTAGTAACAGTCGGACTGCATTTGCCCGACCGAGCATGGCGGAAGTAAGAGTATACCGCATCTCCAAAGGCAGAAACTACCAGAATCGTCTCAGGATCCACCTTAACTTCAACGGTGTCTTCCTTGACCAAATGGGATTTCGGCATTGGGTAGGGCTTTTTGATGCGGAAATAAATTTTCGCCGCATGTCGGATGCACAGTTTGTCATCCATTTCCGAGAGTTCTACAGGACGCATTTAGATACCACGCGAGGGCTGGGCCGCCATGGCACGCTCAACGATTTGACGCAGTTCGGCCATCGTGGCTTCACAAGAACGACCGCAGCTGAACACGATGATCTCATCCGGCTCGCCATCTTCTGTCACGGCACCGTAATCGGCATATACCGTCGGGCCAAAACCGGGAGAATCTTCCATGGAGATCTTGACGCTGCGGGTGATGAAGAAGTTGGCATCGTCTTCGCTGATGTCTTTGATGATAGTTTCTTCTTGGCGACCGTTAGGACGCATGAATACAGTTGCTTTAAGCGATTTAGAAGACATGGTTGACTCCAAAGAGAAAGGGTCCCGAAGGACCCTTGAGGATTAGATCTTGCAGGCGCCGCTTTCGCAGCCATCATCGGTCTCTTCCACTACCTCGAGTTCTGGCAGCGGTTTGTCCGCGTAGGCTTTGTCATCGGAACCGTCACGGGTGTTGTGATAGTACCAGGTTTTGACACCGAGCTTGTAACCGTAGATCAGGTCTTTCAGCACTTGCTTGGCCGGGACCTTGCCTTCTGGGAACTTCGCGGGGTCGTAGTTGGTGTTCGCAGAGATCGTCTGGTCGATGAACTTCTGCATGATCGCCACCTTCTGGATGTAGCCGACGTTGTCTGGCATCATCCACGTGGTTTCATACGCGTGGCGAAGTTCCGTCACACCGGGAACCACTTGGCGGAAGGAACCGTCTTTCGACTGCTTCACCGACACCAGGCCACGTGGTGGTTCAATACCGTTGGTGGCGTTGGAGATCTGGGAAGAGGTCTCGCTTGGCATCAGAGCTGACAGCGTAGAGTTACGCATGCCGTACTTCAAAATGTCCGCACGCAGACTTTCCCAATCGCAATGCAGAGTGGCATCAACGATGGTATCAACGTCCTTCTTGTACGTGTCGATCGGCAGGATACCTTTCGAGTACGTCGTTTCGTGGAAGCCCGGGCAGGCACCGTCTTCTTTGGCCACGTTAACCGAGGCACGCATCAGATGGTACTGCAGCTGTTCGAACAGACGGTGCGTCTCGGTGTTGGACTTACCGGTGTCGGAGTACTTCAGACCTTTCTTCGCCATCCAGTACGCGTAGTTGATCACGCCCACACCCAGGGTGCGACGGTAATCGGAACCTTGCTTAGCGGACAGAACCGGATAGTCCTGGTAATCCAGCAGTTCGTTCAGGCCACGGACCAGCAGATCTGCCGCAACCGGAATCTCTTCTTCGGTCAGCACACCTAAGTTGAACGCCGCCAGCGTACACAGAGCGATCTCACCGGAACCGTCGTTCACGTATTCCATCGGTTTGGTTGGCAGAGCGATTTCCAGGCACAGGTTGGACTGGCGGATCGGTGCGACCTTCGGATCGAACGGTGAATGCGTGTTGCAGTGGTCGACGTTCTGGATGTAGATGCGACCGGTGGAGGCACGCTCAGAAGCCAGCAGACCAAACAGTTCAGTCGCAGAGTAGGTATTGCGGCGGATGCTTGGGTCAGCTTCATAGAGCTCATACAGACGGGCGAACTCTTTCTGATCGGCGTAGAACGCGTCTAACAGGCCCGGGACATCAGCCGGCGAGAAGCAGGAGATCTTGCCATTCGACAGTAAACGCTGGTACAGGAAGCCGTTCAGCTGAATGGCATAGTCCAGGTGGCGTTCACGGTTGTTCTCGGTACCGCGGTTGTTCTTCAGGACCAGCAGATCCATGACCTCGTAGTGCCACCCGGCGTAGAACAGCGTTGCTGCACCACCACGGACGCCACCCTGAGAACAGGACTTGACGGCAGCCTTGAAGAGCTTGATGAACGGGATCAGACCGGTGTGATTGGCTTCACCGTTACGGATCTTCGAGCCCAGCGCACGGATACGGGCAATGTCCAGACCGATGCCAGCACGTTGGGAGACGTACTTCACGATCGCTGAAGAAGCCGCGTTGATCGAATCCAGTGAATCACCGGCAGAGATCAGCACGCAGGAAGAGAACTGGCGGGTTGGCGTACGCATGCCGGCCATGATCGGCGTCGGCAGGGAGATCTTGAAGGTTGACAGGTAGTCATAGAACTTCAGGACGTAGTCCATGCGGGTTTCTTTCGGGTAACGAGAGAACAGGCACGCAGAGATCATCATGTTGGCCATCTGCGGGCTCTCGTGCAGGTTGCCATCGACACGGTCCTGAACCAGGTATTTACCCTCGAGCTGTTTCACAGCAGCGTGGGCGTACAGGAAGTCACGCTCGTGATCGATCGCTTCGCTCATGACGTCCAGCTCGTAGTCGCCGTAATCCTTCAGGATTTGCTCGTCGTACAGGCCTTTTGACACCATGTGTTTTACAAACAGCGGGAAGTGCATCGGTTCAAACTGACCGAACACTTCTTTGCGGATACCAAACATCGCGGCACGGGCAGCCATGATCGCGTAGTCCGGTTCATCGGCGGTGATCAGGTCGGCAATCGCCTTAACAACGGCACGGTGCAGGTCTTTGGTGGTGACACCCTCAACCACGTGCAGCTTAACGGTGAGCTCGACCTGGGAGGTGGAGACGTTTAAGTTCTCCCCTGCCCAAGTAATAACGCGACCAATCTTCTCCCAAGTGAAGGGTTCTTTGGTGCCGTCGCGTTTAATTACCTTGATATCTTGCATTGATTTCTCCCATAATCTTAATCAAGTAGTCCGGGGTGATCGGACCGGTAAAGAAGTCGCCCCGGGCGATCTTGCTAAAAGCAAACAGGAACATGCCTTCAGCCATCTCCGGGGACCAGCCATAGATAGGAAGGCCGTCTGGATTGTGAGCCCAGCCCTCCCCTTTAGAATGCAGTAACTGCGTTGCCTCGACTTGGCACATCATGCTGTCGACGCGTTTAACTTCGGGGTAAACCGAGTGAACCCACTCAGGATCTAACTGGAATGCACGGTAGACACGATTCTGAACCTGCTCTTCGATCTTCGCGTAGTCTGGGAGGAACGGTTTGAATGGCGCCGGGATGTCCTGAATGAACGCTTCCGAGCCGTCGTGAACCAAACCGATCATCTGCAGTTCTGGCGGGAGCTGGGCTGCCACGTGAACCGAGTGTTCTGCCACGGAGTACGGGAAGTTGGTGTGGCCGTTGAAACGGTTAACCATGGAAAGAGCGTGAGCAATGTTCTCGACAGTCAAGCCTTCGAGGTCATCGGATACTAAAGAAAAGTATTGACCATTGTAGGTCTCAATCATACCGGACATAGGTGATCTCCTGTGTGTCTATGTTAGTTATACCTGTGGATAAAGCATTATTGAGAATTGTACCACAGTGTTACATAGACGTTCCAGGGATTTGGTTGAGATGTAGCCAAAAAAAGAAGTTGGTACGTTTGAACGGAATCTACGTGGAAACCCACACCGCCCTATAGCTTTCTTACCCAAGCATACTGACTCTCTATATATCTTTAAAAAAGCCTTAGTAAGTAGTTTATAGTATAGGGGAACAGTTACACTATAAAGGGTGTCAAAAGTGACGTACCAAACGTATCGACGTACCAACTCCGAGCAAACCCGCATGGGATAAGGCTTTTCGTTGGTACGTCGTTGGAACATTACGCGTTCCAGAGGTCCTTATAGGCCCGGGTTACGGCATCCTGCGAGGTCGCAACCGTCCAGTCGACGACATAGCGGCCCATGCTGGAGCCCATATGATGCAACCAGATGAGAGCGTCCGTCAAGGAGCCGTTGCCAGCCACGATCTCATTGAGGTCGACTCTCGCGTTCGCTTCCTTCACCCGATCGTAAGCTTCCTTGGTGAATGAAGGCTCATCGTTCAATGCCAAGAGCATGAACTGGAAGATACGAGAGTCACACCCGAAGAGCACCAGGGAGACGAATCCGACCTCTTCCACCGCTGCCGGATCCACCTGACGGAATAACTCTGCTTGAGCTGCTGCGAAACGGTGAAGGCAGGCGATGTTCCTCAGGGCGAACTCGACGCTTTCGGGTTCTTTTCGGAGGGTTGCGGCGGCGTGGGCTTGTCGGGTGTTGGCGGCGTCGCGGAGGGCCGCTTTGAACTCTTCGCCGGAAAAGACCGGACGAAAGATCTGGTAGAGTTGTTCATTCATTAATGTTTCACCCCGCCGCCAAACATCGGTACTACATCACCCATGACATCATCACCGGGCATTTCCTTCATCATCATTTCAACCATTTGAGCCACCTTCAGCTCACTCAGGTAGGTACCCAGAACATCGGCGTTCAGCAGTCCGTGCACCAGATTGGGAGCACCTTCGTTGCCGGCAGTAACCTGTGAGGTGACGTACTCTTCGACATTGTCCACTTCGACACCCGCTTGTTTTGCCAAGTGGAAAATGACATCGTCGCTCGGGCCCATGAAGTTGCCCGGCTGTCCCAACGTGATGAAAGGAACAACGCGGTTGTCTTTGCCGACTTCCGGATTCTCCTGCACGTTCACTTCAAACAAACGGGTGCAGAAGGCGCCACACAGCTGGTGGTACTGACCGATCATGGAAGGGAGGGTCTCCTCCGTAAGGGCACCGCGACGGCTCATTGCCAGGATAGCTTCTTGAACGTTAGTGTCATTCAGTAACGCCACAATCATTTCATCGTTAGTCATAAAGTCCTCTACATATAGAGTGATTTAAAGATACCCTCTGAGACGCTCTGTAAGGCGTTCAGAGAGGTTTTGCAGGTTGGGAATAGGGTAGCTTATCTTTTGGGATTTGACCGCTTCCAGCGCTGGCAGGCGAGCCAGGCGAGGCAGCATGCGTCGGCCTCGTGGTCCACCCTGAAGCGGTTGCCCGTGAGGACCTCGGCGGCGAACATTGAGAACTCTTTATCCAGACGATTGGACGGGTTCTCCTGACCGGTAGTGATGTGAATGTGCTTGGCGAGCGGGGTTTTCCAATCGATCGCTTTGTACATGTCGAGTGGTGCTTCCAGATCTGACTTGGTCATGTACTGCAGGGAGCCGGTTACCAGGAGGATATGCTCAGAATCGGCATTGTACTTCCCTTGGTACACGACGTAGCGCTCCATGGAGACGCCTTTGATGTAATTCTGTTCCTGATCGAGTTCTTCAAGAAGGGCGAGCGGGGTACCGCCTAGTGGGAAGGTGCTCGGGTTGAGGGTCCCAGACTTGACGTATTTACCGTCAATGTCGACGAGACCCCACCCCAGGTTCTTCCAGCCCGGATCAATTCCGAGAAAGAGATAATCCTGCATTATTTTCTCCGTTGTTACGAATCGTGTTGTATCCGTACGCTCCGACCGCAAGCGTGTTGCCAAGGGCAAACACAAAGATGAAACCAGCCGCAATGATCACGGTTTTATCGAATCCTCCCAACGGCCGCTTCTTAAAGAAGTGCATCAGGAAGCCGAATGAAACCAGTAACATGGCAGTCAAGATGATGGAGTAGACGATAGCTGACATTATGGCACCAGTAGATAAAACGCACAGCATGCCGACTCAATCAACATTACCGCTGTGAAGAAGGGGAACGAGTTGGACCCCCTGATGATTTTCCAAAGACCTGCAAGCCCTGAGATCCATGCGATGACGCAGGGCCCTATTACTGTAAGCATGGCACGATGATTCCGATGTAGATAGCAACGAGACCGATGAAACAAACCGCGTATGCTAAGAGCCCCTTGCCAAACTCAAAGAGGATTTTAGGCCAAGGTAGGGGTTCCGGACCTGGGTATCCGCACAGTATGTAAGCACCGATCCAGGAGAAAATCACAATTAGCGGCATCACTACAGGAGATGTTTCGATAACTCCTCCGACTTGCTCAAAACTTTTAAGTAATGTAAATCTGAGATACGATTCGTTTCTTCCCAGTTCGGACAGTACAATTCTTCGTTGGTGGGCATGCAGCTACCGGGGCCTTTCAGGGATCCCACGCGGGTATCACGAAGGAATTGAACGGTCAGGATCGCGTTGTGAATCGGGTTGTTTGTGTTGAAGGCAACTTCTACCAGATACACACCTTTCTCCCAACCACCTTCTGGCTCCCCGATAGTTCTGTCCTCCGGGGGCATTCTGATCTTGTTCATGCAGTTTTCCTGTAACGTTTACGGTTTTTACCGGGACGCCAGATCACTCGGTGACGTTCCGGTGGTCCGATGAAGCGGTAGTTCTGAGAATCGCTCCCGCGATCACCCCACGTCGGGCATTCAATCAAGTTGAACCAGTGGTGTTCTTCCTTGGTCATCCACTTGGTTTTCTCCCCGCAGCACTCACACTCGTAACGGGCGGAACTGCCCCAGACTTCGTACGACGGTCGGTAAAAGTGCCCGTAGACCAGGCACTGCAGTTTAGACCACGCGTGCTGAATGAACGCAACCGGCCGACGGTGAGAGCGCCGCCGGAATCGCGGCACGTCGTCTCCAATCATAGGGATTCCGGCTCCACGATTGGACCGTTTTTCGCTTCCAGGTACTTCGGCCAGATTTCCTTATCCCATTCTTTAACGGAGAAGCGAATGTTGTACATGTGACTGAAGAACGTCGCTGCGGTGTTTCTACTATCAGTGCCGGCAACGTCAGGATTGCACGCCAGCTCTTGCAGGATGAACTCAATCTTCTCTTCACGCGAAGCCAGTTCAATTAAATCAGGTCTGATCATGCTAACCTCATCAGGTTTTGGAAAAGGGTGAGACAGAAGAGGTAACCTAGGTGGAACCCGACTACCACGAAGAATGCTAGGCTGAGGAGAACGATACCGAAGGAATCCTGATTAGTACCATCAGTGAAATCCGTCCATCCTTCAGAAAGACAAATCCCGAACATAAACACCACCATAAGGGAGAGGGTGAAAATCCAGAAGAATATCCGCGACGGAAGCTGGTCAGAAGGGATAATGTACGACCACCAGTGGACCAGACTTAAGTCAGGGGTACCGAGCCATGTCATCAACGGGATGCTGATCATAAACCCTACGAGGATGAACCCCAGGTACACACCGAGTTTCTGCGGACTATCCGGCTCGTCAACGTGCTGAATGGCCAGGCGGTAAAACCAGTGAGCTAAGACCACCGACAGGATTGCGGCATACAGGTAATTAAGCGGACTCATGAGTCACCCCTATCTGGATGCTGTTGTCGCCGAAACGAATAGGTTTAGGCTGGCGTGGCCCACGTTTACTGTGCAGCTCGTAGTACGTCCATGGGAACTGATCCCGTTCGTCGTGGATCGTTTCGATGAACCCCTGGCGGCACAGCCGGGTCATGGCCTTGGCCACCTGCATGTTCTCACCGACCTCGAAGATCGAGAAGCGTTTCTTCGGGCGCCGGGCCAGCTGGCGGAGTATCCAACGGTCCAGTTCTTTACGTTTCAGACGCTTGGGGGCTGCGTCAAGTTCCTTACAAAAATCCGACCAACTGGTAATGATGGCGTTCATGATGTTTCCTTAAAATAACCATGGAGGTGACAATTATGTCTATGAAATTAAGTGCGGCCGGTCGGGCCGAGATGGAACAATTCGAAGGTCGTCGCAACAAGCTGTACGACGACAAGACGGGCAAAACGATTACCCGTGCTGCTGACGCCAAAGGTTTCCCAACCATCGGTGTCGGACACTTGGTGAAAGACGCATCGTTCGATGGCCGGACGCTGTCCGACGCAGAGATCGACGCTCTGTTTGCCAAGGATGTGGCGTGGGCAGAAGATGCCATCAACGGATTACGCTTACCACTTAAGCAGAATCAGTTTGATGCTCTTGTGTCCTTTGTGTACAATGTAGGTCCAGGCAAGAAAGGAGTCAAAGATGGACTTATTTGTTTACGCAGTGGTGAGCCTTCTAGCATTTTGCGAAATTTGCGGGCGGGTAACATTCAAGCAGCTGGTGACAGCTTGCTCTCCTGGACCCGCTCCGCTGGGGTCGTCATGGCCGGTCTGGTTAAGAGACGCCAGGCCGAACGGGCATTATTTCTTAGCGCTTAAGGCCTGAGAAAGCTCGTAGCCAAGAGTCACAGTAGTCCTGAGGGATTCTGCCACAATCGGTGGAATCCCTTCCAGGAACGCAGTCCCTTCAAAGAGATCAAGTTTTTCCTTAAACCACACCACACCAAAGTTTGGATCCAACTGGGCCAAATCCTTCGCGTTATGCATGATGTCGAAACACTTGATCAATCGAACTTCCCACGCCGCTGCGATCAACTTCTGCTGCGTCTTGTACTCACGGTCCACCCGGTTCACACCGACCGTCACGTGCGTTAAGCCGTCCACCCACAGGGCGACCTGCTCACCAAACTCAGACTCAATCTGCTGCAGGGTCACGTTCGTGTCTTCCACGACGTCGTGCAGCAAAGCGGCACACACCATGTTGGCTTGACGGACGGTGATCACTTGATCAACGGACGGGTTGTGGATCATGACGTAGTTGGACACCGCCTGGGCAACCTTGACGACGTGGTGCTCGAAGTAGTCCAAGCCGGTGACCTTGCGGGTCTGACCGACGTGGGCCTTTCGGGCCAAGTCATACGCGGCTTGCAGCCGAGTGTGCATCCCTGCGATGCCGAAATCTCGCTGGGTATCTTCACGGGGTACCATAGTCTTTACCCCTAGCAGATCAAGTAATTTATGGCAATAACTATGAACGCCAGCTTCATAAGAAGGATTATCATACACTTTACCCTCGATACGGTTGATTAAGCCCTGGGCAACGTCCAGGTCTAACTTAAACACGCGACCGAGCAATTCTTCACGAGCGTACGACATCCCCTTGTTGAGTTCTTGGGTGTCAAAAGTTACTTCACTCATGGTGTGCTCCTGCTTTGTTTGTGCGATCCTGCTCCGGCGTCACGAAATCCTGACCGCAGCATTCACAATGGGAGAAATGGTGCTCACGACGGACACCGCTTACTTCGTAAGGCTCTGTTACTTCTCGGACTGCAGCCCGGTTGCAGTAGACACATTGAGTCATGGTCTTTTACCTCATAAAAACGTGGTGGGACAGAAACCGCCGGCACGAGGCCGGCTAGTTTATTACTGGCCGAAGATCGTCCTGACAACAGTCTTCGCTCGGGCCATATCCACGGCCGGACCAAAACCATTCAGGAATTTCAAAACGTCCTTCGGGGTGTTCAGCGACGATGACAGGATCCGTTCCCGCATTTCTTCGTCACCCATTACGCTGTCAACGTGGTACTTGCTCAGCAGGTCAACCACCAGCGCCCCAGTAGGGTCACCGGGGTTCATCTGAAGAGTAATACCTGCATGACGCAGATGACGTTTAATCACCGCATTGGCTTCGTCATCCGTAATCGTGCGTCCACCTTGACGGCGGGCCAGATTCTCCATTTCACCCAGTACGATCGCAAGGATCTTGGCTTTATCTTTGGCACCCGGACCATAGGAACGGAAGGTTTTAAGGTCAGTCGTTACTTTGTTGATGATCATGAGTGGTATCCTCAGTTTCGGCTTTGAGTACGATCGTTCGGTTGTGCTTGGTACCGGCGTGATACGCACGGCAGACGAAGATGACGAGCAGGATGGTTCCCACGCGACGGTGTGACAGGATTCCCCGGGCGCCATTAGCCATCGCCGCTGCCGCCGATACTGCCAGCAGCAGGAAGCAGAAGGTAACATTGTCGGAGACGAACTGGCGGAGCGCCGCAGCGAAGTTGAAAGAGTTCAGATCTTCTTGGAACTTCACTTTTGGGTCGGTTGAATTAAACATAAGGTTCTCCTGGGTTATGTACAAGGTACTTATACCCGGATGGAGAGCGATTATGGTTTCGCTTTAGGGAACTTGGGGTCGATGGCTCGGAGTTTATTAATGATTGTCCGCTTGCGATCCTCAAGGGCTTCAATGCGGTAGCCGGCGAGGACGGCGGCAAAGGCATTGCCACAATCGTAACGGTCATAGATGGTATTGATTTCGTGCATTACCTTACGGGTTTGGCGTTTAAGCCACCAGATATGGAGTTTGGTGAACATGGTGTTTCCTTTTGGCAGACGGTGGAGGAATCGAACCTCTCAGCTCCTTCCCACTTTTATATGCTAACGGCTTAGAAGACCGTTGTGGGTACACCGCCCTTAGTCGGACCACGCTTTGGACAGTGTATGGTTTTTCGTGAGGCTTTTCAACCTTTCGAGTGTGTAAAGCTCCCCGCCGGAATAAACCGGGAGGTTGGAGAACACCATGGTGTACTCGAAGCACGCTTCCCCGCGGTCCCAGATCCGACCATAGGTATTGGCGTCAATGAGACGGCAGGCGAACTCATGCAGCTCTCTCTCCCACGTGTCCGGGACAAATCCCGTGTCTTCCAGGCGTACCGCGTCCAGCCACTTTAAGACCGGCCACGTCAGGCCACACGCATTATTGGAATCCCGCAAGTCCTGGACGGAATGATCGGGCATCTCGAGCATCAGGGTTGCGTGCTTACGCGGAGTGAAGAACGGAGAGGTGAACTGTCCGGTTTTGGTCGAAAGGGAGACTAAAAGTTTCATTGAGAATCCTTAAGGGCCCACCGAAGTGGGCCACACAGTTTAGCCAGCAAAGAGACCTTTGCCGCGGTTGAAAGTAGAACGCATGGTTACGACGTTGTTGGACACGTTGTCCAGGTAGTCTGCGTAGTAGTCACTGAGATTGTCGAGGATAATCTCGTAAGTGCCTTCGCCAAGCTCTTTACGGCGGTACAGACCAATCAGGTCGCACACGCAGTTCTCCAGAATGGAGATATTCATCGCTTCACGCCCAGTGATTGGACGCACCATTTCGCCCGGACGACGGATCAGACCGCGTTCGATGTCGAGCTCTTCTGCATTCAAGCAGAGACGGATGGTTTCAGCAACGCGGCGGTCCAGCTCAACGCCAAACTCTTTGATACCCTCTTCGAACTCGGTACCACGTTTACCCTGTCCATCAACGACGCTTGCGACCAGACCGTTGAACATATTGTCATAGCGCTTGCGAGACGCCTGCAGGATGTCGTAGGTTTTCTGGGAGTCAAGGTCTTTGGGATTTGCACGGAAGTTCATAGCGACCCCATGGTGCCAGTAATCAAACAGCACCGTTGTACACTCATCTTGATAGCGGATCAGTTTAGCCTTTTTGCTTTCCTGAACCACGCTGCCGTCAGCGAGACGGGTGGTGATCATGTCATCATCTGACAGATTCTTACGGTTGATGCTGAATAGGAATGCGTTCAGCGTGGTTAATGGAATAAGAGTTGTGCGGTACACTTTACCGTCCGGGCCCTGGGCATCCGCTTCAAACGCACGGTAGCGGTTGTCTTCATCGTCCTTCAGTTTTGCATGCTGGGTTGACCAGTCAAGGCCCAGCTGTTCGCACAAACGTTTAGCAACCACCGCGAGGATCGGCTCTTGGCGGCCTTTCACTTCTACCGTGGTATTGGTGACGAGGATCGGCTCACCGAAGAAATTGATGGTGGCTAGTTGACTCATTTGGAACTCCTATAATTGTCCTGCAATCGCAGTGTGAAATGATCGTGTTGTTTCTACAACTTACTTATACCGGAAAATGGTCAGGTATGGGCCAATCCCTACAACTGAGTTATGGGGAGATGCCCATACCTGAAGGTTACAGCATGCTTGTGATATCTTGATTTCGTAGTTTGAGCTTCAATCGGTCAAGACGATGTGCCTGTTCTGATGTCAATTTGTTGAGATTGATGTCATCCAGGAAGTTCATCAAGTGGTGTGCAGGAATAGCTACGGAGCGATATTTCTTCCCGTCATTGGCAGTAAAGGTTTGCATCGAAACCCAATACCGCCCGTGCTTATCCTTTCTTACCTTGTCGTACTGACCTTCCCATCCTACGGGTATTGCTTCACAAATGTCTTTCAACTTAAGGTAAGCATTACCCGTCAGGTCATCCAGCTCGTAAGATACTGGTGCCCCGAAAATACCCGTAATCATTAAACCTCCAGCACCGGCTCCGGCATGATCGCCGACATGTCGTCTTTGAAGTTTGCCATTGGGCCGTCGTCCACTTGCATCTCTTTGTTACCCTTGATGTTGTTCAGCAAGCGAAGCTGATTATCAACGGTCAAGCCCAGCATGTAGCGGCAGTTCGCCTGGGTGATACTTCCCACGGTACCGCACAGACGGCGGTGGGCCGCTTCCGGAGCATCCTTCAGGGCGACATTGACACTGGCTTGCAGCTCGATCTTCTGAACAATCTCCAGGTAGCTGATGAAGTCATCCAGCGTACGGCGATCTTCTGCCAGGTCTTCCGCCAGCGTTTTCATCAAGCAGATCGAGAAGGTACTCGCTGCATACAACCGCATGGAGCCCGCTGTCCAGACGAATCCAGGATAATCGATACACGTCACACCTTTGAAGAGCCCCGCTTCCTCCAGGCCTTTCAGGTGTTTCGCGATGATCATCTTACGGCACGCCGCGGCCGCCGCCCCGAGCAGTTCCAGCAGCGTTTCCGCTGCCAGATCTTCCTCTTTGAGGATCGGGTCGGTGGTGGTCATTAAAGCTTCAAGGTAGGCATCGGTGATGTCACTTGGCAGGGTAACGATATTGCTGGTGTACTTCATAAGGGAAAACTCCGTTAGTGTGTTTACACCTTACTTATACCCGGTTCTGACGCTCCAGATTGAATTGCACCAGGCGGTGAACCGTACAGTTACGCGAAGAGAGCATGTAAATCGAAGGTGCCTGGGCGAGAATCAAATCTTCTTCCCAGCCTTCCTGTTCACGGACAGACTTCAGCAGGGTCAGCGGGACCAACGCCTCACCGGTCATCAGCAAGTGATACTCGAACAGCAGCATCGCAGTGACGTACGTGGCAATGTTACGCGACAGCAGGTGTGTGTTGACGGCTCCGGTTCCCATCCACGGGGAATGGTTGTTGGCAGCCTCTTGCTGCGGAGTCATGTTCGGGTCGCAGAAGAGCAGCGGAACGATTTCACGAGGGTTGTTGGGCAGAACGCTGCGGGTCATGTAACTGACAGACGGTGTACCGACGGTGTACGTGTCGTAGTAGCTCCCGCACTGCGGGGCCCGATGGCCACGGTCTGCGGAAGGACGCCCAATGGCAAACGTGTTGAAAATCGGAGCGAGATCCCGGAACGAACGCTGTGGCGCTAAGCGTTGAGGGAAAGACGCGGACGTTGCGAAGAAGCCCACGGAATTCTCCGAGCAGTTCATCGCCATCGCCAGGCTCAGGAAGAGATCGGCACGGGATTGGCGACCTGCTTCTGCTTCCACGCGGCTGGCCGGCAGCACGGTTCCGTCCTTCCACTCTGGCAGATCGCGTCCCAAGAAGAAGCCGTTCTCGGTAAAGAATTGCATGACATAGTGGGAGTACAGGTTGCCATGGTCTGCGTTGCGGCTGTCATCGTAATCGACGTCGAAGCGGGCCTTCAGGATGTCCATGATTTCCGTCGGGATCACGTTGCGGGCAAACATGAAGCGTCCCATCCAGTAGATACGGGCGATTCCCGGCCAGATATAACTGTCAATTTTGAAGGGAATCCCGGGGTTTTCCAGGGCATTCCAGTTTAGGGTGAAGTTCAGCGTGCGGGCGGCTTTCTTTACGTCAAGCAGCTTGGCGATGAACTGCAGGCCTGGGCGTTGACGCATGCCGTACGATTCCTCCCGCAGCTCTTTCATACCCAGCAGGCAGCCTGGTGTGGTTTGCCACGCGACCCGGGCTTGCAAGTCACGCTTGGTGCTGCCGGTCAACCCGTACCCAGACATCAGGGCAGCGATAGCGATACGACCGGCACCAGAGAACTGGTCCTGGTCCCCGTTGATCCCGCAGAACATGTGCAAGTAATACTCTTGGGCGTTCATTCTTTTTCTCCTAAAAAAGCCCCGAAGGGCTTATGCAGATTTGATGATCTGGAAGGACACGCCTTCCATCTCCTCGATGTTTGCTACAGTACGTTTGATGCGAGTTTGACCTTCACGGAGGCTCAGAATGCGAGACCGGGCAAGGACATTGCCGTTCTCATATTCCACGAGTTCCAGACCGTTGTTGTTCTCTAAGCGGATAGCGTAGCCATCACGCAGACGGTACTCAGCGAGCACAGTGTCTACCACAGGTCTCTTTTCCTTCAGTATATTGAGAGCGTCAAGCAGTTCGACCAAAGCCTTCGGGTTTATACTCACCCGGGCAGCATAGGTCCAGGCTTCACGTTTGGGGCAATAGCCAGAGAACAGACGCTTGAGGGCATCGAAGTTCTCTGTCTCCAGGGTGTCTTTGAGGAGTTCGTCAACGGCGATCATGTCAGACAATGCTTCATAACGGAACATGCCTTTCTTCGCTGGACGACGGGCAACGATTACAGTGAGGTTCTGTACGCGAATGATGGTGGTTAAACCGATGTTGCTGATAGTGAACATTGAGAGTCTCCTGTTTATCTCTATGTTCCTTATACCATCAGCGTTTCATTTTACGGAAAGACCGGACTTTATCGAACCCGTGGTTCTCTAAACGCTGGATATCAGTGATGTCGATGGGTGGATTGCGGTTGGAACCGAGCACACCGGAGAGGAACGAGTCGATCTCCTGGTATGCTTCAAACGGGCTCTTCACTTTCTGAAAGCCGTAGGTGGCGAGCCGGGGGTTAACCGTGAGTTGGAAAGCATTTCGGTACGTGGACTCCAGCATAGCCACCGGTGCGTTCAACGCCCGGAGCTCTTCCGTGCAGTCGATCGCTTTGGCCGCTTCGAGGATCTCCGCCCAGCCTTGCTTCGACACGTCGTAATAACTGTCGTTACGGTAGCGGGGTCGCGGCCAATCATTCCAGATCGCCCACTTGTCGGCGGCCCGCTCGTCCCGCTGTTTGGCTTCATAGCGGTCCCAGTCTTCCAGGCACGTCAGGTAGAACGGCTCCGGTGCGGGGAAGACGTACGGGTTGCCAGGCTTGATGCGGATCATCGGGTAGACTTTACCGCAGAACAGAACGAAACACGGGGTGAAGAACTGGGTAGAATCCCAGTAACGCATGCGGTGCAACAGATCGGTCAAGGGACCTTCATAAGGATGCTGGGATTCCACCCGCTGGAAATAGACGTCCGAGACGCCGTGAGCTGACGCTGTGTCGTAGTAATCGTGGAACTTGCTGATAATTTTCATAATCAGTCCTTAATGACGAGGTACGGCATGCCTCCTGGAAGGATACGCCACATTTCACGGGGCATAACGTAAACTACCTTGCCCAAACCTAAACCGAGAGCGAAGAGCATTTCCATGTTGGGGTGTTCGCCCCAGTGGTCGCCGTGTTTATCAAAGGCTGCAGACAGGAAAGACCATCCGCCACCCTTGGACTCCTGGAATTGCTCAGGGAGTTCGTGCAGCATCACCACGATCTCATCCTTGTGCTCTTCCAGACGGCTCTTACTAAGGAGGTAGTTTCTTACGATCCCCTCCACTTTGACGGCGTCACCGTCGTCGCCAACATTGGCACATTTGACCGCTAAATCATGAACTGCTTGAGCTGTGAGTTTCATCGGGACTCCGACAGAGATTACAGAAGGAAGCACGCTTCGGCCCAGTAAAGGTGAGTTTGCACTCGAAGCACGTGCCGTAGTAGCCTCCGGTTGGCCAGTTGCGTTTGGCTTCTGCTCGGAGGCACGGGTTGCATTTCATAAACTGACGACCTACCGCGACACAGCGGCAGGTTTCTTCGTTCAGCCGGATTACTTCAATGGCCTTCTTCAGGCGTTCTGACATGACCGCGGGGTCTTCCGGAACGTAATCCGGGTCGTCAGGACAGACTGAGCATTCCATGTGATGGACTTGGCAGCGCTGGCACCAATACCACCCGCCGGCTATAGTCAGGGAGAGCGAGGAGTTCTGCATCTGGGTCTCCATTAAGAGGAATAAGGTCGCCGGGTCGTATCAGAGTGTGACCGTAACAAACTCGGCCTGAGAAATACTCGACCCGAATATCACCGGTGCAATACCAAACAGGTCGGCTAGACCAGTTGTGGATTTCACCAATCGGCGTATCAATGCGATCATCAGGAAGTAGTAAACGTTCGGTAGTTACACACTTGCCAATGTTACTTGGGTAGTATTGAGATTTGACGACAAGAGCGAGGCCGCCCGGTTTCAATTGACTCATGCGACCTCCTCAAAGTAAAAGTCACGTTTCTTCACTTGGTCACCAGAAGCCCGGTGGCCGCAGGGACACTTCTGGCCAGGACTGACCAGTCGGCCATCACAGCCGGAGCACCAGTGCTTACCAGTCCCCAGTTGGCTCTGTTTTCTCTTGATTCGGTTGATCTTTCGGATGGACATACCAGTTTTTCTCCTGTGAGACGATGTCCCGAGGGAAAGGCACCCAGGGTTTACCGCCAGACAAATACTCTTGGCCAGTGAACGAGATGGTGATACCGTGACGCGTCATCACCAGCTTATCAGATTTGGCGAGCAGAGCAACAGATTCTGCAAAAGTCATTGGGAGCGCCATCGGGTAATAGCGACGCACAGTGGTGTCATCGATGATCCGCGGGTCGTAACCGTCAATGAACAGCAGCGAGCGGCTTTTCTTTTCGGACGCAGGCATCTTGTTCAACGCTTGGCGAACGTCGTCCGGTAAGTCACCGTATTGACGGGTGGGGAAATCCGTGAGGTGAATAACTTCAGCAGTCAGAGTAACTTTCATGCGTATTTCCAGATAGGGTAAGCTGCGAGTAGGATTCCCAGTCCACCGATTGACACGGCGTCATGGGCGTCATGGCCAATCAAATAGGTGATCGTGGCCGGAAATAAGTAAGCCCACGACAGCAAGACGAATCCGCGGTGGTGGGCCCACATGTACTTAAAGTTCTTGAGCATAGAGGTCTCACACGACGGAGTCTTCAGGGCGACTCCGGTGTCCTTCCACTGACTGTCGCACCCTGATGCAGTCAGCTTCTCGCTCTGGTAGATTTTACTCGACGTAAACGGTGCCGATGTCCGTGTACGTCACGCTATTCGCCGCTTTCAACTTGGAGAACGTGCGGATCGCGTCATTCACGTCCAGGACGTCGTGGGAGTGCACGATACCATCCGGGCCGACCAGGTTCAGCGTGGTCAGGTTCAAGTTGGATTTACGCGGAGTGACGAAGCCCAGCAGGTATTTCCCTTGCAGACCCTCGATCTCGTAACCGGCCGGCACGTCCGTTCGGAAGTAGATCGGGCCGTCCTTGTCCTTGATGTCCCGGGGCGCGTGGCTCAGGACGTAAACGCCATCGACCGTCGAGTTCTGAACGTCCGAGGCGAACACGTGGTTGGTGTTCATGGCAATCTCCAAAGTAAAAAAGCCCCGAAGGGCTTTGGGTTAACCGTAGAACACGTGCTTGCCGATACGGGCAGTGACACGTTTGTTCCAACGGGGGTGCGTACCTTTCTTATGGAAATACTTGGCGCCACCAGTGACGTCTTTCTTTCGGTACGTTGCCGGGTCGGCGGACCAGGTCCGGACGTCCTTGGCAATCTTACGGGCTTTCTCAAACGCTTCCGGATCGGTGATCTTCCGGTGGCGATTAGTCCATGAGAACTGGTTCTTCGCGAAGACTACAGATCGCATCGACTCGCCGTACTTACCACTCTTGAGCCGGTTTACAGTGGTGAAGGCTACTGCATATTGACCCTTGGTCTTCTCACCTCTCGCTTCAAAGTAAATGTTGCAGGCTAGTGGCTCTTTCGTACAAGTGCTGTCTGCAGAGGCCAAGACGGGCTTGGCCACTAACAATCCCAGCAAGAGCGAAATAGTCAAAAGACTCTTCATCGTCACCTCACTGTGGAGGCCTAAAGACCTCCGATGTTACTACCCAACTCTGGGTACTTTTCCTCGAGAACCGAGGAGAGGATTCGGTCGTAGAGTTTGATTTCCTCAAGCGTGTACTTGAGTTCGTCTTCCTCCATGACATCGAATCCCGGAGATGCCCCATTCGTGAGATACAGCGAGTAGCCCAGCGGATGGAGCACCGTCCGATTCAGCAAGTATACCACGCCATTCGCTGCCAGTGCATCCCAGGAGACAACAGCTCCAGTGGCGTCCACGCAGTGACGGCTCGTGCCATACTTATCCACAGCGATCTCACAGTTGAAATCACTGAGAAGGATGTTCAACTCAGGAACGAGATCCTGAATACAAGGGGTTTTCCAAGATATCCGCATAGTAATTTACCTCTAGGGTATTTTACGCGGAGAAAGGTTCGTGCAGCAGCTCAATCATCGTGTAGCAGAGCTCGGGCTCGGCTTCCAGTTGTTCCCAGAAGACTTCTGCCTCGATCATGCTCGAGAAGTTGAAAATGTGAGAGGAATCATCGGCCCCAGAAAATTGGATGGACACGTAGTTGCCCACTGGATATAGGACCGCTTTGACGTACTGAAGTTCATGGCCGGGGAGAATCCATGAGGGGTACCAGTCGTCCGTGACCGGAAAGAAGCCGACGCGTTCGGCCCAGGTTGATCCGTAGTGTTTAACGAGCCACGGAATCATGTCACCTTTGCCAACACGTCGGGACATCCGTTTCATACACTCCCTGATTCGTCCCTTATCGTGGCGGGCCATGAGCTTCGCCATTTCGAGGACGGTCAGGGATTTAGGCATGGACAACGTCTTGCGCTAACAGAGCGTCATAACCCGCACGAGCCTCTTCTTCCGAAGTGTACTGCGTGACCGTCGGATTGAACGCATCAGAGATGAACACTTCCCACAGTCCGCCGGTGCAGGACAGTTGGAGCTTCACGTACTGCTTGCCACCCAGCTCGAACGGCATGTCAAAGCCTTCCGCTGGAACAAATGTACGCTCACACACCGTCATGTCGCTCGGTGGCGGTTCGGTAGACCAGAAGTTTTCCCCATCCCATTCCTCGAAGGTCTGAGCTGGATCCAGTGAATCTTTCACTTCTTCATATGATGCTTTAGCAAAGTCTGCGTAAGAGTATTGCATGTCGTTTCCCATGTTGAGTCGGGGCGAACCCCTTGTTACAGTCCACCTGAGATTTTATCTCTCCGGTGATTCAACGGGGCGTAATCCACCCCGTATTCTTATACCTTACTTTTGCTTAGGTAAGTCAGGTACTTGCATCAACATCTTCGCATCGCTACCCATGACCGTTGGCAGCAGGCCGCTCCACTTATCGATCCACAGCATGGTCATAACTTCAGGATTCTTACGTAGAGCATCACCGCGAAGGTTGATCGAGTCGGCTTCAGCCTTAGCCTTGGCCGTAATAGAGTATGCTTCCGCATCGGCAGCTAGTTTCTTCGATTGGGCTTCACCACGAGCGGTTTCAATCTCTTTGTTCGCTTCCGCAGTACTCTGCTTCACTTCCTGCTCACGCTGCAGGGTTTTCTGGTTTGCAGTCACTTTGGCGTTGATGCTCTCGGTAACGGAATCGGGGTAGCCAGGCTTACCAGACCAAGACACGCTGATGATCTTGATCCCTGCAGGGTTCATTTCACGTTGCAAATCTTCCAGCACGCCATTCAAGAGCTCGGATTTACCACCGTCGATAAAGCGGTCGGTATCCATGAGGTTTGCCCGGCGGACTAAAGAGTCAGAGATTTTCTGATACAGATCCTGATCGGTGATCTCATCGACGCCTTTGCGGTACGTCTGGAAGATGGTTTTCACTTTAGTTGGATCGATGAGGTACGCCACGCCGACCTGATAGCTGATGAAGGTACCGTCGGACATCTGGAAGTTAAACGGTTTGTCGTACGTCTTCATTTGCTTGAACGTTGGGAACGTGTACAGATCAGTGTTCCAACCGGTCCACTGACGGCCAACGCCGACCACTTCGCCTACGCCTTTTTCGTCGCCCAGTTTGTTGACAAGGATGCCAACTTCTCCTGGCTTAACGTACTCACATCCCGTCAAAGTCAGGACGCCAAACATCATCATGAATGCAATAAGAATATTACGCATTGAAAGTCTTCCTGTAGTGTTTCAAGAGGTATTTGCCTGCTAAAGCAGGATAGATTAACGCGGATGCAATGCCGATCAGTACCAGAATGGTATCCTTAGCAGAGACCAAATGTGGCAGTACGCCGCCGTAAAGAAAGAGGGCAATGATCAATGCAATGACAACCCTAATGTAAAAAGCCATGCTTTTCCCCTAAAAGAAAGGTCCCGAAGGACCTTACCTCCTGTCAGCCTTTCTTAGGACTTCTCACGACCTGGAACACCAGGTAGGCGGCAACCGCCAGGAGAAGCCCGTCAGAAACGACGGACAGTAATTTGCTCGTGAAGTCCACGAACACGGCCAGGAGTGCAAAACCCCCGGCCAACGCCAGTTTGGCCTTAGACGCCATCGACGTAGTCTTTCAGACGTACGTTGAGGATCTGAGCGATCTTCTCGGCACACTTAACTTCAGCCGGTTCGAAGTCACCGTCAGCATAGGCAACGGTCAGAACAGCGGTCATCACTTCATCAGCGTGGCCTGGGTTGTTCTTGACGTCTTTCAGCTCGTCGGTACACTTCTTGTTGCCCATCATGTTGCCCATTTTGTAGAAGCCACATGCTTTGTCGATCATTTTGCCCAATTCAGCCTGAGGGAAGCCAGCGAAGATGTCGTTGCCTTCCAGCTGCATGTGCAGGTTCTCCAGCTCAGCATCTTCCAGATCGCCATCAGCGTGCGCCATCATGACGCAACCGAACACGGTCGCTTCAACCAGGTCTTTATTTTCCAGACGGACGATTTTGGTGTTGGCTGCTGCAGCCGCTTCGGAGCCTTTGCCTTTCAGGAAAGAGAACATACCCATTTCGTAGTATCCTTTATGAGATTAAGTTGCATGGTAGCACTGTTGCTACACATTAGTTATACCAACATACCGTTGATTATTGATAGATTTTCGCAAGAACCATGACACGTGTCAAGGCTTCATCGAGAGAATCGCTGTCATGTAAAGCAATTGCGGTGGTGTCACTCAGCCGACCGTAGATCGCCCACTGGGTTACCCGTGGATCATGGACCGACACGGCTTCTGTTTCACCGGTCTTCTCATCGACAATAATCCCCGCAACGTCGAACGCCGTGTAAACGTCGTCTTCGAACTTCCCGTCACGCAGGCAGTTCCACTCCATCTGGTTCAGCACCGCTTTGAAGAACGTTGCAGAACCCGCATGTTCACGAGCTTCAGTGGAGATATGTTCGTCACCGATAACGGTGATCTTATCAACCGGCCAGTTGGTTTTGCGGGATAGCCAGCGAATACGCTCTTTGGCTGCCGTCAGTAAGGCGATGGAAGAAGGTTCACCCGATAAGATTGCCTCGAAGTTCATCTCCCGATGGTTGTGCAAGTAGACGGCGTTCGCCAGCTGATCATCGGTAAGACGACCGAGTGCCAACGTCGTTCTTTCCACATCGGTAAAACGCTTCTCGTGAGGATCGACCTCGTTCTTATCGAACCACGAAGAGGATGTCGTCTTCGGCGTTACAAATTCGACGATAGGGTTGTGCTTAGAATACAGGCCGATTTCCCAGGAGATGTACGCGTTGGCGTCATCGTAAGGATCAAACTTGGTTTCGTGGTGACACTTAACCACGTTCTTTTCGAGATCCTGCTTGAACGCTTCGAGGATGGTGTTCAGTTGAACCTGAACTTCTGGGATACGATCAGGCTTGGCTTCAAACTTCAGGTCCAGAAGCATTTGCTTGACGCGTTCAAAGATACACTCAAGTGTCGGACCGTACAGGTGATAATTCGGTCCAATAGGAGTTTCCGACCCAATGACGCGGGCGATATCACCTGCAGAAATATCCAGTTTTGCTTTAAACATGATTGATCCTTACGGGATTCTCTCAATCCCGTCTTGTTGAATTCCAAAGGGTAACGGGCATCCTTGCCTCGGTCGTTACAGTTGAATCGCGGCTGACTCCGGATCGGGTTCAAGCTTCCAGTTACAGCTGGCACAGATGTCATCGAAGCTGTCGTAGCTCAGGCGGTGAGTGAAAGGGTTCTCTCCGATTTTGTTCAGGATTTGCAGTGGGATGGTTTCCACTTCGGCTTTGTACTTATCGGTGGCACCCGGATGGGCGGTCATCTTCACTTCCATCATGGCGCGACGAACCTTCATGATTACGTCGTTCTTGGTTTCTCCACGGGCAATGAAGATCAGGGAAGTGTGCTTCCGCTTCTGGTAGTGAACCGTGTCTGACTGCTCTGCACGGACACTCGGGTTGATAGCACCCATTTGGCTGATGCCACCGTTAATGACTAAGCGACCTTTATACATGGGGATTCCTCATTTCAGCAATTAAGATCCAAATACGTTTTGATGGATGATACGGCGTATTTCAGGTTGGTATTTTTCAGGCAGACGGGTCCGAACGTCAGTGGCTTCCCGTTTAACTTTGCTGTACAGCTCGATGGGCGTCATGCCTAAAGCGTCAGCTAACTCCTCGACATCCTGACAGCCCGAGTCAAAGTACTCCCGGACTATGTTGTCGTAAGAAGGGGTTTTGGCGGGTTTACGGAAAAGGAATCTAAGTCGGCGGAAGAAATGTCCCAGACGAGAATGCATTGGAGAAGCTCCTCTCGGTGGTGATACTTGAAGTGGTGGATAGCGTGCAGGGTTCTCACCCGCAGTAATTCGTACTCAGGAGGAACATCACAGGCCCGCAGGTAGTCTGCCATCTTTTGGCGGCATTCCTTCTCGGTACCGGTGGTGATCACTTCCTCAAAGGGTGCTTTATCGTTAGGCGTCCGGTAACGCCTTAACGTCGCTCTGCAGCGAATGCCTTTTAACGCGTCGGGCATGTCGGTGTTCCTTCTTGATTCCTTCGGAACGGGCACGCTTGGAGCGGTTGCTCCGGTAGGTGTCCGCGGGGTACTTATCGTGGCCCGGGCAGCAGTGACCAGGACGACAAACATCTTCAATCTCACGCCGCATAGGGCCTCCGATAAAAAGCCCACCGGAGTGGGCTCAGGGTTAGACCGTGATGGTCTTGTCGTACACGTTGAATGGCGGCACGTTGTACACTTTCCAGGAACCGTTAATGTCCCCAGTGATGTCAAAGTGCTGATGAGAACGGTCCTTCAGGCCCGCAATCACTTGGTTCACCATCTCCTGGCCAACCAGCACCATCGCCTTCTTCTTCGGCGTGGCCGGAAGCAGACGGATAGTCCCGAGCGCTAAGATTGCCGCTTCTGCCATGGCGCCGAGGTCGTTACCGCGGAACTCCAGCGTTACGCCAGCTTTCTCAACTTGGTCTTCCAGTTTGAACAGCAGGTCAGACCCGCCGCTCAGTGTCAGTGTGCAAATGTGATTCATGTGATACCTCTTGTAGGAAAGTCGTATTATGAACTACGTAGAGCAGATACGCAATCCAGTTAACCCGAACCTCGCCTTCCGGCTTTGTCTTGAAGAAGCGTTCATACTCTTCATCCCAATCCAAAGTGTCGTCAGCAGGGAACGGTACAGAATAATGCCTACGAGAGTTTATATCAGCAATCACTTCCTCACGTGACATTGCAAGCTCACGCTCACTGGGAATCAGCAGGCCATCCAAGTGAGTATCCTGGTTAGTCGGCGTCGCCTCAGTCACATTGCCCGTGTTCAGGTCGTGACGTCGTTTGAGAAATGCCACCACGGCTTCCTTGGAGTAGCCCAGGAAGAAACCGGTGGAGGTGAAATACAGTAAATCGTTCATATGCCTTTCCACGTTACAGTGATGGTACTTACGCTATGCCGATAAGGGTACTCGCCGGCCTCCAAGGCCGCTAAGCAATGGGAGATGCACATACCGATAAAGGCGTCGTCTTTGGTGTCCACTTGACGAAGTATCCTTTCGATTTGCTCACTGACTTCTTTCTTATCACCACAAAGGTCAATCGAGAAGTGGTTGGTTGAGAAGTTCATTACAGTGAAGGCGTGGCCCTTCTTGTCTTTGATGAGTAATCGAGTGGTCATTAGGCTTCCTGATTAACAACGAGGGTCATGCGTAGGTCCTCTGGTCGAAGAATGTCTGCAAGTGACGATAGTGGTCCGCAGCAGACGGGAAGGTTACAGGAGGTTCCGGTTCGATAACCGGAGGTTTAGCGACAGATTCTGCCTGCAAAACTATCCGAGTGGTTTGGTTCTCAACGAGAAACAGTTTTCCATCTCCCGGGAATAGCTTTAAGAAGTTGTCGATGACTTCCACTGTTCGTTGAATGTCCTGACGGCTTCCCTTGATCATTACGTGCTGTAAGAAATCCGGGACGAGCGACAGGTCGTTAACTATAACTTCCTTGATATTGCTGTGCTTGGAGGTTCTGAAGGTGACACGATCGGATGAGAGAAAGAGTTTATGCATGAGGGGTAATTCCTCTGTGGTTTACAGATTCCTTATACCCGAATGAGAAGCTAAAAAAGAATGGTGCCGCGGGATGGGCTCGAACCATCGACCTGGGGATTAAGAGTCCCTCGCTCTGCCAACTGAGCTACCACGGCGTGGTACACCATACGAGGTTCGAACTCGTGTTCCTGCCGTGAAAGGGCAGTGTCCTGGACCGCTAGACGAATGGTGCAATGGTGGGTAAAGCTGGATTCGAACCAGCGACCTCTCGATTATCGGTCGAGTGCACTACCGCTGTGCTATTCACCCTAAAAAGCAGAGATAGGTTAACCCAGTCTCTGCTCCCTGTCAAGTTTACTTCAAAACTTTCATTCCGTGTTGATCAGCGATGAACTCATCTTTGCGGACAATGATTTCGTCAATCCAAATTTTGGTGCCATCCTGATATTCCCGCCAGTGACCGGCCCGTAGATGGGGCGAACGGACAATATCTGTTGGATTATCACGAGGGTTAGTTATCTGTTTGACCGGACCCAGAGTTAACGTTGATGCATTACTGATTTGTCCTCGGGCCTGCATAGGCTTCGGCGGGTTAAGCGTGATTTGCTCACGACCACGAGTATTCCATGCGTACAGCAGAGCACTGGCAATAGGGACGATATCCAGCATGCACTCACGCATTCCTTGCTTCATCATCTGCAGCTCATCTTGATGATAATAACCTTGCGTCGTCAAGTTGAACCGGATGATACGGAGTTCGTTATCGAATACTACCGCCAGATTAGCCTGGATTGTCGGAGTGCTCCAGGGAATGAAGATCATAGGGAAGGAACCATAAGCGGGTCCCGTGCGGGTCAAGACGAAAGCTCGGAACTGCCCCGTCATTTCATCCTGGACAGTCACTTGCATTTCTTCAGAAGGCATCACTAAGAAAGGTGACGGCTCCAGACGGTGCATGTTTATAGGGTTATGCAATACGCCATGGTGGGCGAGCATAGCGGGTGGAATGAGCATCCCGGGATCTGCCGGCGAGTAAAAGCCGAGCGTATCAAAGAGGGATATCAATGGGGCTCGGAAATACTGCTGAGAGTATCCGTCTACGTGGATAAGGGATGCCGCTTGGTCGGTGTTTAAGTAAAGGTGCATAGTGATTCTCCTCTTTGTATGCACCTTTCTTATACCCTTTAGAGATCGACTTTCAGGACGTTCTCGTAGTAACGCTTGGCGCCTTGCCAAGTGCTAATAGACTTCGAGTGGCCTACCAGCGGTTCGAGCACGACCATCTTCTTCCCGAGCGACTTCACCCGGCCGAGCTGGAGTTCCGCCCCGACCGGAGATGCCACAATGTCACCAATCTCAAGCTTACGGTTCATCATGTCATACATAGTCGGGCTCCTTCAGGATATCACGGGTGTATTTCTCGGTTTCACGCTTGCCGTCAGTCATGACGACGGCCTTACGGTCAGGATCTTCACCTTTAAAGCCGGTGATTTGGCCACGACGTAAACCACGGTCGTTGATCGAGGTGATGATGACCCGATCGCCGATACAAAGAGTGTTGCCTAAAAAATCAAGCATTGAATTTCTCCACGATGGCAACCTGAGAAGAAGTCTTTAATACGGAGCCTGCGTGATCCAACGCTTGAATACGGATCATGCGGGAAGTGATTGCGACGACCCTGCCGTGGCGAAGATCTGCATAGCGACTGTGGGAATAAACCACGCGATCACCCACGTCGATTTCTTTACCTAAGGAATCACGCATCGATGTTCACCTTCACAAAACGGTCAGGGCCACCAGTCCAAGTGGAATTGCTGCCAGGAAGGCGAACACGGATCTTGGTTTTGGTAAACTCCACGACTTCGGCCACGGCCAGACGACCGGACGCAGACGCTGAGTACATTACCAGATCGCCAGCCATCAAAGGCTGATTGATGGCGTCATGACGGGGGTCTACAATGTTCAAACGCTGATTATAGGGATCCATGGGCTTTCTCCACGAGGGCAACTTGAGAAGCGTGACGACGAACTTTCTTGTTCGCAGCGTGCGGCTCTTCAATGAGAACACGGCAACCGTTAGGGGCCACCGCAATGACTTTACCAGTAACGATATCGCCACCGCACCAACCGGTCGCGACCACGTCGTTCAGGCCGACGGGCTTGCCATTACAATCCTTCATTCAGCCTCCGCAGTGGCATGAACACGTCGAAACCCTGATCATCAGAAGGGTGGGGACAGCGGTCTTTGTACACATGGCCGAACTTGTTGCGATCGTACTCAAAGGTGGTTCCGGTCCAGACGGCTTCAGTGGCGTTCCGGCAGTAACCCTTGTAGGTTTGGCCCACGACCAGTTCTTCCTTATCCAGGATATCTTCAGGTTTACGGTTAGAAGTATAGGCGTACATCATGGCAGCTGCCCTGTGTAGTGAATGACAGTGGATGGGCCGCGAGTGATTTCACGGTCAGCTTGGGTCTTAAGGGTAAGGCTTCCGCCGTCAACGCTCAGGATGATGCCGACGCGGGATGTCTTAGCGATATCCGTCGAGAAGTAAACGACGGTGTCGCCGACGGCAAGTGGATTGCCAAATTTGTCTTTCATAGGAAGCTCCCGGTTTGTGTGTATGGTTATTATACCAAGGAAACCAGGAATTGAGAAGTGGTGGGTGCGGCAGGGGTCGAACCTGCGATCTTCGGATTAAAAGTCCGTTGCCTTAACCAACTTGGCCACACACCCGGAGGTGAACGCGGAGGTGTTTCGTCACTCTCATCTCGTCCATCACGGACCACCTCCACGGTGGTACGCTTCACGGCTCTTACATTTGAGCTACGCATTCGTTCGACATGGAGGCGTTTCGTCGCTCTCATCCCGACTTACTCACTGCAAAACCGTTGGTCCACGCACAGGTGGCGGCCAGCTTTCAGAAGTCTTTTACATTTAAGCTACACGTCAAAATTTGGTGCCTGAGGTGGGGTTCGAACCCACGTTGCCAGGGTTTTAGAGACCCCCGCTAAACCGCTCAGCTACTCAGGCAGAGACCGTACTTTATCAAGCCGTCCGTGGCCTGTCAATCATCCGTAATGAGATTTTCCAAAGAGACGTACCGAGTAGTACATCACGTGGCGCTTCCAGGTTTCCACGCCGAGCGCTTTCATCCCTTCACGGAGAATCACGTCGCACTGTTGACGAGGCAGCTTGCCACCGGTGTACAGCCAGTCATGCAGAATCGCCGCTTTGGCGTACTTCCCGGTCGGCGGCAGGATGTTCCAGAAGATCCGCGGGATGCTTGCGAGATTGGTCTCGAAGCCTGCCGGTACCGATGCGGCCACGCCGTCAATCTCATACGGCATCGGTTTGTAAATTCGCCATTGATAACTGCCTTGCCACTCCAGGATTGCCTGTCCGAACTTAATCATTGTGTTTTCTCTTGTGGATTGCCTTGGCCGCGTCGGCCAGACCGCTTACTACACCTGACGCCAGGAGCGCACCGCGAGCGATACGACCATGGTTTGCTGAATTCTTGTAGTACTTCCGCAGGGTGTTCTTGTTGACCACCGCTTTGACACCTTTATCGTGCTCCCCGCCGATCACCTGAGACGCCGGGATTCGGTGGTGGGTCGTCGCCGCATCAAACTTCAAGCCCTTGATGTGCTTGTCTTCCTTCATGCCTTCCCAGTGTTGGTGTGACACACGGGCTTTGACCACGGTGCCACTTACCGAGAGAGGGTTAGCCTTCGGCGTCTTGTTGTGCGTCATGCCAGCGAACATACGGGCGATAATCGGGTTCTTCGTGACGTGAACCTTGCCACGGGATTCTGCTTGGAACTTCGCGGCACGTTCTGCCGATCCGGCCGCGTGGGTACCCGCCCCGCTCCCACCTTTCTTCGGGTCAAACCCGTGTTTCTTCACCGCAGCAGCATTCTCGTTGCTCGTCCCGTGGCGAACCACGTGGTAACCGAGCAGACGACGTGTTGCATGGGGCGCCAGGACTGTCGCAGTGACAGCCCCGGTGATGCCATTCTTGGTATCTTTGTCCATGGAAAATCTCCTCTATGTGAAGAGATTTTACAGTGCCCTGCCTGCCCGTTCCAGTCGTTTTCGCTTCATTTTGAAGGACGTAGACTCTTGGCCGCCGAACATCTCGGCATTCGCCAGGATCTCTGCCCACGCGGTGACAAACAGGGTCGGGGCGAGCGGGTGTGGCCAGAAGGCCTTGGCGTCTTCGGCATTCATCAAGTGGAACTGCATGTCCAACCGCATCAAGTCGGCGACGGTGACGTCTTCCGGGAAGAGCAGGGCCCACTGATTGGCGGAGTGTTCAGCGTGATCGGGGAAGTGACCGTCCGAAGCACACGCCGGCTTACCGCAGTCGTGGTACACCTGGTAGCGTTCCATTTCAGCCGGGCTCACCAGACGCTCTCTGAGGCTCTCCCAGACGTTCTGGATGCCAGGCAGGGCGATGCTTTGGTTTAGCTCTTGGACGAGCTCCAGGTATCGCTGGTGGACCCTGTGGCCGTGATCCAGAACGGAGACACCGGTCGTCTGCTCGGTCGACTTCATGGACTCGATTAAGGAATCAAAATTGGTTGCGTACATGCGACCTCCGGAAGAGCTGGTGCTTACGGAAGGCGGTGCGTTCTTCCTCGTTGACCGGACGGGTGGCAAAGGCAGTGAGGCCATAATCCCAATCGGGTTCGTAGAAAGGCACAGGAGCGAAGTCGGCGAAGTCAGCCATGGCTTTTTCCAAAGCGGCTTTATTCTTGACGGCGATAACGATGAGTGAGCAAGGCTCGGCGGACTGGTAGTGGTGCTTCAGGGCAGCTTCGTGGGAAGCGTGGTTGGATTGAACAAGGATCTGCTCGAGTGGCAGGTCTTTGCGGACGAACGTATAGATCCAGTGTTTGTTCTACAGCATGGGTATTTCCTCTTGGTTAAGTGGCCCCGAAGGGCCGGTGAACTTCATTCTTAGCTCTTTGAGTTTACCAGTATCTATTCAAAAAGCTATTCATTTTCGATAAAAGTCCTCAAGGCTCAAGGCGTTCTACCGAAAAGTATCTATTCACACCGCTTCGTACGTCTTGTCGAAGATCGACGGTTTGCACGGGTAGTATTCACCCTGGATGCCGGTGATGATCCAATCTCCCGGACAAACGATATGACCGCCTTCGAGGGTGTCAATCCAACCATGATCATGCATAGTATGGTTGCACTGTTGGCACACACGCGGACCGCTGAGGTTCGGGTGACGGAAGCGGCGAACCACGTTGCCTTCCCAATCCTTGGCCTTACGTTCTTCCGGTGTCAGGGCCATCATCATACCGTGTTCAAACGCTTGGTGATCGTCGGCGTAATCCAAAGGGTGATCACCGTTCTTGAACCACTGAGTGGCGTCAATCTCAACTGGGCGTTTGCGGAATTTCATTGTTTCGGCTCCGACAGGGAAACGCACAGGGAAGCTAACTTAGCGGCAGCAATCACCAAAGTCTTCTTCACTGGGCCTTTCGGCTCTTTGATACCGAGGATGTCACAGCAATGGCTCTGACTCAGGTGTCCACGCTCGTACAGTTTCTTCGCGTCTTTTTTCAGTTTGGTGAGGCTCATGCTTTTCTCCGGGCAGCGAGTTGCTTCAGGACTTTCATGACGATTTCCAGCACCTTAAGGGCCAGAACCAGGAACAGGGACGTTTTGTCTTTAGCGGCATGCACTTCGTTACGGAAGCCCGTGTCGACGGCGCCGGCGGTGTGCAGCAGATCAGTGTACTTCAGGATAGTGTCTTGCATGATCGTATCTCTCTGGCAGGGGCTCGACGAATCGAACGCCGGTTATCAGGTTTGGAAGCTGTTGTCTTACCACTAGACGAAGCCCCCCTTTGAGAGAGATAGTACGGGAAATGTATTGTTGCGTCAACTAAATTGTTTGGAGGCGTGCCCTGGAATCAAACCAGGATAACCGATGTTTGCAAGATCGTGCATAATCATTCTGCCAACACGCCGTTCTCTGCCTTTCGAAATCGCTTGTGAGCCAATCCGAAAGTGAACCTTTCCACCGTTGCGGCACTTAGTTACTCTACCACAACCGTGCGTTCTATTCTGTCCGTAGGGCTTCACGTTTACCCTCCCGGCGGGCTATCGCTTTGACCACTTTGGTCTCAGCACCAACTGGATATCGGCTTTTCAAACACGTTCGGCATCCACATCCAGGGCGACCACCAAAGTTCAGTCCATATGGCTTCATACTGTGACCTTTACGTTACATTAAACCGGTTTTGGGCCGTTATGGTAACCTTTACGTTACATTGAAGGTAATGTGGAAGCGAGCAGTGGAATCGAACCACTCTAAGCTTTCGCCCCGGGTTATGAGCCCGGTGAGTTCCCAGAACTCTAGCTCGCAATCGAGTTCGCCCTTGGATCTTGCCTCGCGGCGGCACCTTCGGACTTGTCCATTAGGACCATCAAGATAGTGATCACCTCCATCGCTGGCACTGCATCAACTATCTGGTGGTAAAGGGTGGAGTTGAACCACCGACCGTCTCCGTATGAAGGAGCTGCTCTGCCTCTGAGCTACTTTACCGAAACTTCTTCTTGATGCTCTCCGTGATCTGTTCACACAGTCCCGAAACCACACCAATCACCAAAGCGAAAAGAATGATCGCGATGATAATGCCTGCCAGTGAATAAGCTGCAATTACAGCCAGAATGATCACTGCCAATACTGCTAACAACTTGACGTAAGCCATGTTATCTCCAGAATGGAGCATCCTACCGGGCTCGAACCGGTCCTCGCGACTTGGAAGGACGCTGTGCCACCTTCAACACTTAGGATGCAGAGAGGAAACTGGGCAGTCGAGCCGACTGATCCGTATTCTTTCAACGGTGAGCTGATAGCCGCCCGGTTTCCAAATTGGTGGATAGGTGAGGAATCGAACCTCTCTCCGGAATCACGTTTAGGGTACCCTCGCGTGCCGTCACTTGCCTGTCTACCCGTTGGTGCTCCCACTAGGAATCGAACCCAGGACATCTTGCTTACAAGGCAAGCGTTCTACCAACTGAACTATAGAAGCATAATACTGGTCCGAGAGGTGGGAGTCGAACCCACATGCCCTTACGAGCGGAAGATTTTAAGTCTCATGTATATACCAGTTTCACCACTCTCGGTTAAATCCATTGAGGCGGCGCCTCAGTTGTCAACTCGCTGCCCTTAGGCCTTCGGACGCAAAAGCCAGCGCCTCAATGGATTCAAAAAGTACATTTGGCCCCGTCTTTTCTGTTGGTTCGTTGTCCGAAGACCCTCGACCACAGGAAGCCCGGGCAGATGCACTCTCAACACTCAACTTCTCGTACGCCCGCATTTGATCCGCTGTAAACATTTTACTCTCCAGAAAAAACGGGCAGGCTCTCATTCAAGGATTCGGAACCTGCCCTAAGGGGGCTCTATATGACACGAGATTTTGGCTGACCCACCTGGACTCGAACCAGGGTAAACGGATTAACAGTCCGCCGTAATTACCAACTATACGATAGGTCATCCGGGTACAATCATCACTCTGTCGGCACTGGCGTGACTACCAGCTAAGGAGGTCGTGAAGGAAAGAAAGAGAAAGAAACCTTCACAGTTTGCCTTGTACGTTATCAGTGGTCATCCTTTGAGATCATTAGACACTCTCGCCGGGACCCGCTGGCACTTTAGGCTCCCACGTACCAGGGAGCGATGGAGTAATCCTAACCGAGGCCGATCCGGGTGTCAACCCCTGAAATGAAAAAAGCTCCCGAAGGAGCTTAGAGGGAAAGCAGGGAGACCCAGAACGCGGCGGTAAGCCAGTATGGGTATGAGGATTTCACCTCTTCACATTCCTGCTTGGCCTCCCGGAGGTCGACAATAATCATCAACCCCAGGATAGCAAAGACAACGGCCGCCGTGGCCCAACCCCATGCGTTCATTAGCAGAAGGTCGTTGGCTGGGCGATACCGCGGATGAGCATGGCCAGGCCTTTCTGGATGTCGGTCTTACCGATGGCAACAAAACGTTGGTCCAGACCGGTGATGGCTTCCAGCTGGGCAATGACTTCGCCCAGTGCATTACCGGCCGTCTTGACGTGGTTCATCGCATCGATTTCTTCTTGAGACAGATCGCGGTAACCCTTGATCTTTTCGTGTTGATCTTTCATGGTGTTCTCCTGTGAGTAGAGCCGCCAGCTTACACCGGCGGGCTCTTTCCGTCAAGATTTGGCTTCCCGATGGGCCTTCAAAGCTTTGGCTGCAGCGTAGAGACCGCTGGCGCCGGCCGCCCCGGCTTGTGCTACACCTTTGGCAAAGCGGGCTTTACCCCCGGCTTGAGACAGATAGCGACGCAGGTTACCCTTGTTCACGAACTGCCCGCGGCCCTTGTAGTCATGACCCCCTTCGATGAAGCGGGAAGGGATCGAGTGCTTGTAGATCCGAAGAGACTTCAACTGAGGCTTGGCCATTGCTCGCTGAGCACGGTTGTAGTTCGAGTAGGAGTCCTTTCCCTCTACCATGTTCTTGAACACGTGGTCTTCCGCTAAACGTTTCTTCGCACGGTACGGCACACGGGCGGTCAGACGGTTACCCATCTTGAATTCACCCAGGCCCGGACGGTGAGCATCCGCAACCGAAGCCATTGTGGACGTGTAGACTTTACCCTTCACGTCATTGTGTGTAGCACGCCCCAGCGCCACGTCGTTTGCGGCCACACCACTACCCGAATAGGACTTCTTCAAGCCCGTCTTCTTGATGCTCTGAGACGCCGAGGTGCTGGTACCGTGGTGAACCTTCTCGTACCCCAAAAGGTTCTTTGGAGCCCGGCTAGCGAGGACGGCCGAAGCCGCCCCGGCCAGTGTGGCCTTATCCTTGTCCCGATTGCGTTCAGCCATTATTTACCTGCCTTCAGTTTTGCAAATGCTGCTGGCGACGTGTCGACTTCCCCACGCTTCTTACGGAAGTGACCACGGATCTTCCCGAAAGCATACCCGTATGCTGCATTCAGTGCGGCCTGCTGTGGCACGTTTTTAAGAATAGAGCGGCGAGAAATTACTTCACCCAGAGCATGCTTCTTGGCAACCCGATAGGCTGCAATGTTATTTCCTGCAGTCAAACCCGTCGCGATTCCTGCCATGGTTGCCGCGGCAGATCCTGGCGTCCCTTTACGGTGCTTTACGCCGTCCCGGACAATCATCTCCGCTGCTTGCTTAGCCAGCGGGTTCTTGCTCTTGGTTGGTTTCTTCACCGGCTTCTTGTCAGCACCCGGCTGCAGCGCCATGTGGCCCTTCTTCCCGTTGGAGTTGACGAGCTTCTTCATCTCCTTGGAACCCTGTGAGCCGACGGTCTCCGCTTGCTTTTGCATGCGGGCCGCTTTACGGGCCTTGGCTTTGTGGTTGTCCATCAGCTTGTTGACGCCGGCAGCTGCGGCACCGGCCAGGATACCACCTTTCAGAGCCGCTTTACCGGCACGACGAGCCAGTGGTTTCTTCAGCGAGTCCATTGCCATACGGACATCGATCGGAGCGATACGTCCGCCTTTTGACTGAATGTATTTAGCCTGAGCTTTCAGGCCTTCAGTGGCTTTCTTGGCATCAATACCTGAGCGACGGCCAGCGGCGTAACCGGCACCGGCCATAGCTGCACCGCCGACAGACAAGTGACCCTTGCCGTCTTTCTGAGAAGCTTTCTTCTCCAGGCGATGCTTAGCGGCACCGGCCAGGGCAGCCGCACCGGTCACGGCAACGAGCACCTTCCCGGCTTTACCAGCACGGGACTTCAGGACGGCCTTCGGCGACACGTCTTTGGCACCGGCAGGGATCTGGGCGCCTTTTGGCAGCAAGTGTTGACCCTTGTGGATCACAGGTTTAGCCGCCGCTTCTTTCTTCATGGACAGAGCGCCCAGAGCTGCACCGGCCAGAGCACCTACCGCTCCTGCACGACGGGCCAGACGTCCAACCGCAGGTTTCATACGGCGTACACGTTTAGCAGAATCCGCCAGGTTTTTCTCAATTGGAGAACCGGACTTCATTGCAGAGAAACCCTTACGGGCATCGTGGTTCTTAATGCGGTTATTGGCCATGTCTGCACGAGCGACGTAACCCAATGCACCACCATTAGCTGCACCCGCTGCAGTGATTAATGCATCTTTGCCAACTTCTTTTGAACGGTCACTGGCTTCTTTGAAGAACTTGGTGCTGCGGGTCGACAGATCCGCTCCAGCAAAGCCCTTCGGCTCTTTCAGCTTTTTGATAGCCGCTTCCGTGATGTCACGGGCAGCACCACGGGTGTAGTGGCTTGCAGGGACGATTCGCAGTCCTGCGGCTTTAACGAGTGCGGACACTCGATCGGTAGTATTCATCAATGGATCTCCTGGTTGTGTGCATCTTCGAAGTATTGCGAGATGCCACCCTCCGCATGTTCATGCAACAGGAAGGCACCCCAGTTAATTCCGGCAACGATCAAAGTGCCATAGTCTTGGATGATTTTAAGGGCATCATCAACGACTTCTTCAGGTTCCCGACCGATAGGGAGAAGGTGAAGCTTCGCGGTCTTTTGGTCGATCGCGATCAGGAAACCGGTGTTCAGCAGCGTACCGTCTTCTTCCAGGATGGAAGCAACAATTCGGCCTTCCTTGCCGGCGAATCCGTAACGGACGATGACCTCGTGGTCATCCAAAGGATCTTCCGCCTCGATCAGGTAATTGAGTGACATGTAGGCACCGGGACGCAGACGCAGGGAATCCTGCATCACGTCGAAGCACGCAGAGAAGTCGGTAAAGTCAGTGAAGGTCGGACGAATTTCTTCGGCCCCTTTGAAGTAAGCGGCAATGATAGAGTAGTCGAGCATAGGATGGTCCTCCGGTTTTCTCGACTATACCTGAGGATTACGATAAAATCAATTTGGAGGTAACTATGATCAATCCTGCTCGCTTCACCAACAACTACAGCGTCTCGGCGAACTCAAAGCGTCCTGGCGTGAAGGCCATTCAGGAGGATAACGTGGGGAAGTTGGTCAAACAGGCTCGCGCCCGGATGACCAAGTCTTAGTGCGTTTGTAGGAGCCCTTCCCTTTCTTGGGACGCTCCACTTTCTGGCTAAAAAGAGGGTCATGGAGGATGGCCTTGACGGCACTCTCCTTGATCTCTCCGCGTTGGTGCTTGTACATTTTGCTCTCCAAAAAGAAGGGTCTTAGCGACCCTTATAGAAGTAGAATGCTGCGGCGATGCATATTGCTATGATTGCGATACCAGTCATAAATCCTCCGTTACTTCTTACTTATACCACCTGGCAACTTCTTCATTGAGTTGCTGCCAAGTTTGTGAGCCCCTTCGATCGCCTGACCGACGGCCCCGTTGACCCCGTACTTGTAGCTGAAGGCTTTGAGGTTGTTCATGGCTTGACCTGAGGCACCGGACGAGAACGCATCGGACAGCGGCTTCTGCACCATGTTCTTCTCAACGTACTTGCCCAGTCGGGTGTTCTGGAAGCTCTTCAGCTCCGTACCGAACTTCGCGGCATTCAACGCACCGATACCGGGTTCAGCAATCGACGCGATGGCATTGCCGGTAATGATCGCCGAGCGGGAGTGTGGTGACAGGTTACCCATAGGGCGCTGGGTCACTTGCTTCACGGCGTCGGCTTTAATAGTACCCTTCGGCAGGGTATTACTTCCGAGCAAGGCTTTAGCCCGTTCCGTCAGCGGCGTCATGTGTTTCTCAGGAAGGCGACCTTCCACGAGCATACGCATTTTCGCTGCTTCCTTCTTGGTGAGCTTATTCGGATCAATACCCATGGCACGGGCACGTCGATACAGTGTGCGGCCTGCCTCGAAGGCACGGTGCTGAGCCATGATCGCCTCCGGGACACCCACACTGGTAACCGCCGTCTTGGCCGCTTCTTTGAGCGTACCGGCACGGGCGTTACGGGCGAGTGCCCCGGACATCAGAGCTTTGGCCGTGTCTTCAAGGAAGCCGCGGGATTTAACGAGTTTGGCACCGGCGATGTTCTGTAGAACGTGGCCGCCCAGTGCGGTAAATAAAAAACCGGATTCTTTCTGCATGGGGTTCTCCTATAGGGAGATTTTAAAGCTAAACAGAGGGGGTCTCGAACCCCCAACCTCAACGAAGGGTATTCCGTTGCGCTCTAACCATTTGAGCTATCTGTCTCTCTACCATACTTATACCATTACGACAGAACGATATGGAATGGAGAATGAGTGATTAACCCGTAGAGTGCCAGGCAGCCCAGAGCGAACGGGACTAGAGCTGCCCACCTCTCACCATCTTTAGCCCCGCCAAAGTTGGACATCAACAGCATCAACCATGGAAGACAGAGAGTCAAACCGAGAGCGAGAAGTACCAGGATAAACCAGCCGAGAACGGTAAAGAACATCATGAGCATACTCCAGCTAAAAAGAAGTGTTTGGCCATCCAAACGAGTAGAAGTCCGATGCCCAGTGGCAGCAGGATAAGTTTCCGGGTGACGTCCATCATCGTACACAGCAACCAAGTGCCGAACGAGCCGAAGGACATGGTGAACATACCAGTGAGTGTCAGTGCGTAGAAACTAAAAAGGAGCATTGAGTAGATCCTTAATGGCAGGGGTTACAGGATTCGAACCTGTGAATGTCGGAATCAAAGTCCGATGCCTTAACCAACTTGGCGAAACCCCAATTGAAGTGGTGCACCCTGCTTGCCTCGAACAAGCGACCTTCGGGTTTTCAAGCCGACGCTCTAACCAATCTGAGCTAAAGGTGCGTGGTGGGGAGTGATGGATTTGAACCACCGTGTGGTATGCCTGATTTACAGTCAGGTGCAATCGACCGCTCTGCCAACTCCCCAAGGCCTGCAGTATGCCACAGGCCCGGGAAGCTGTCAAGTCAGAGGAAACGTTCGAGTAAATCCCTGAGCTCTTGCGGAGATCGCTCATCCAGGTCGTCCATTACGGCACCCTGTTTGAACAGCCCAGCAAGTTTTTCGCCAGCGGCGTCGTCGTCACCGACACCCACGAAACGATACGGCAGTAGGGTCAGCTGGTGGTACAGCTTGTCCTGCACGTCCGATCCGTTCACCGACCACGAGTCCCAGCCCAGTTGGTGAAGAGCTGCAGACTTAAACACGGACTCCGTCAGGAAAACCACACCGGTCCTGACCGGAAGTTCCGTACCCCAGAGGCACTGCGTCTGGGAGAAGCACCGCGTAAAGTAACGGGCGAGCTTCGGATTTTCGTGCTGCTTAGGGAATAATAGGATGGTACGACTGCAGCCCCTTCAGGCGCCCTCCGAAATCGAAGAGCGGGACGGTCAGGGAATCCTGATCCATCCATTGCGTCAGGTACAGTGCGGGGTCGTAACGACGCCCCAGTAAGTGTTCGGTCATGTCCATGCTAATTCTCCAAAGTTAAACAGACGTCTCCGCAGTAGAAGGACGTCGGGCGATTTTCGTGATGACTACGGGACAAGGATGCCACAGCTTGGTTCATCTCGTCAAAGAATTCTCGAGCATTGGTACCGGGATTGACCTCGTCGAGGATCCGGTAAATGCGATCGGATGCCGCCCGGGAGTCTTCAGGAAGGTGGAACACGTGGACATTTTGACGGACGAACAGCACGGTGAACTGGCGAAGGCCTTTCTTCTTGAGGGTGAGTTTCATGATAAGTCTCCTGGTTATGATACTTTCCTTATACCAGAAGAAAGGCTCCCGGAGGAGCCTTGCTTTAGAGGTGCTTCTTGGCGAACGACACGATCTTGTCGAAGGCCGGCAGGGCGTACCCAGCTTCCTTCAAGAAATCCTTGAGGTGACCTTCCACATTACCACCGAGGTCGGTTGCAATGCCCAGAGCATCATCAAAGGCTTCTTCGATCCCGGCTTCCACCTTGGCAACCAGACGTTTCACCTTGTCGAAGTCGGTCTCTGGGGCCGGTTCGTCAGGGATAATTTCTGGTGCGGGTTCGACCGCAGGAGTAGGATCCTGAACCGGCAGTGGGTTAGCAGCAGCCAGTTCTTCTGGGGACACAACAACAGCTTGAATATCACTCATGGGTACTCCTCCGAGTTTTCTGATGAGCCAATTGAACATGGAGAGATCTCCTTTTCACGTTACTCAGCAAGTTTACGGGGGTGGTGAGGCATTCGGTGTAAGCGTTTGTAGGGGATATGTTACGGCGTGTACGATGGTGGAAGATATAGGATTCGAACCTATGGGCCCCTTGCGGGGCCTACTGGTTAGCAACCAGCTGCAATCGGCCTCTCTGCCAATCTTCCTAAAGTAATGCCCGCTTTGCGAACCCTCCTGACCTCGTGCGGACCGGATAGGTGCGGGACTTTGTTTGGCGGGTCGTGCAGCATTTGTTATCTGCGTCTCCCGGGTTGGACCCCGGGCGTTTTCGGTAAGACCTGATCAGGGTCCCTGCAAACTACCAACCCATTGTATGGCGGATAAGCCCAAACTGTTACGTAAGGGCAAACCCATAAAGTGGCGAGGTCGCGGGGAATCGAACCCCGGGCTCCGGCGTGACAGGCCAGTATTTTACCCATCTAAACTACAACCCCAAAATTCTTCCCGGTTTTAGAGAGCCAGGACTCTATCGAAGTGGTGGAGAAGGAGGGAGTCGAACCCTCGTTACCTGCGTGCAAGGCAGGTGTTCTACCATTAAACTACATCCCCGTGGCGGAAGAGGTGGGATTCGAACCCACGGACCCCTCTCGGGGCCGACGGTTTTCAAGACCGCTGCCTTAAACCACTCAGCCACTCTCCCTTGGTCGGCACTGTAGGACTTGAACCTACGACCCCTCGGTCCCAAACCGAGTGCTCTACCAAACTGAGCTAAACGCCGATTAACTTACTGTCTTGCTGCCCGTGAAAGTGCGTCCATGACACTATCAGTGGTTGATCCACACATCACAGTGTTCTGGTACGGCCAACCTGGCTGACGCGGAGTTGGAGTACCAAACGGCTCGAGACGCGGCATCACTAAACCAGGTGATAAAGCTTCGGCCAGCTCGATGATCAGGAACAGCAGCTCGAGGTCCTTGAGGCCAAGGTCTTTACCGGACAGCATAGAGAACGCCGAAGCGACTTTCTCAAGACTGTAACCTTTCATGCCGATAATAACGTCCAGGTCCTTCGACTGAAGGTTGGCCGCAGAACGCTTATTAAACTGCACCAGTACGACTTGCTTGTTCATGGTAATTCCTCGAAGCTAAAAAGTAACGAGGATACTATCAGAGCCCTGGCGGGCTCGTCAAGTATTTTATCCAGAAATTACATTTCCAGACCGGGAAGAGGCAGACCCGTGGATTTCTTCAGCAACGATATTACCGGAATGTGTTGAGACGTCAGCGTAGACGGCCGTGCAGGAAATGTTGCCGGATCCAGTCTGCACGCTGCCGCCGACGGAAGCACACATGACGTTGGCCGATCCTGTCTTCACTTCCTGGCAGTGTCCTGTGATGTTGACCTCGCCGGCGTCAACCTGCAGCTGCACCACGTCACCGTGGATCTCAATTTTCAAGGATCCGTCGGTTTCAATCTCTTTGCCATCGACGAAGATCTTGCCGTCCCGACCGACGATCGAGCGACCCACCACCGTCTTACCGTTGATGGTCACCGTTGAAGATGAGGCGCTACGAAGCTTATCGAACTTTTGCAGAATACTTTTCAGCATACAGAACATCCTTGATAAATGTGGTTTTTCCAACGCTGCGTGCCGTCATTAAGCGATCACCTAGCAGCATGCGGTAGTAAATGTTTCGGTTGAACTCAGTGGTGTACGGCGAGATCGGGCCGTAGTGGTAGACGAACTTTCCGCTGACCGCCAGAACGTGACGGATGGCCAGGGCAACAGGTGATTTCTTCATGAGTATACCCCGTTAGATTGATCAAACTCCGGGCGAACCCGGAGCCTTTACTTATGGCCAGGTGACCTTATGGTCGCCATCGCCGTAGGAAGCTGTATCATACCCGAGCTTCTTCAACTCATCCAGTACGGGCTGACGGATGGCCTCCGGGGAATCCTTAATGGAGGATGTCCGGAGGTATGCCGCACCGCGATGCGCCATGCTCTCAATCTCCATGAGCACGAGCTCCAGGAGCTGAGTTACTGCTTTAGGACGGGAACTGATAGAGATCTTCTTTGCTTCTTCTGCTTTCATATAAACTCCTTTGTTGTGGTTAATGTCGATCCTTGCTGCCACCGAACAAACGGTGGATGACCTGGGAGATCACACCAGGTTCCTTCTCTTTCTTCGGCTCGCTGTTGAACCAAACGGTGCTCCAACCGTCGGAGTACCCTCCGTAATAAACCTGGTAACCCATGTCGCGGAAATACTCCATGACCCGTTCCTGTACTTCAGGGGGTTCTTTCAAGAGCTCCGGAGTGTGTGTCTTCAGCCAGCCCTTCTTCGCTGCATCTCGAAGTTCCCGATCCACCCGAAGGACCCATTCGTTGGTCAAGGATGTACGGGAGATCAGGGCAGTTTCTAACTGGGTTTTCGCATCCATAGTGACTTCCTGATTTTTTGCCAGAAGGTGAAACGCGGATTGAACATGTCGGTACCGCGGACTTCGTAACCCATTTCAGTGATCATCTTCCGGGTCAGAAACTGCATGCCCGGCGTCATACGGTGGTACTCAGGGATCGGCACCGTCTTCTGTGGATCGGGCATTGAAAGAGCAACGCCAATACTCACGAGTTGGAAGTCAATGAAATCAGCTGTGGTGTAAGGGCGTTCGCTCATCAGTAATTAACCCAAATAATTTCTAGGGTGCGTACCACACCATCCAAACTCGGTGCTTCTGCATACTGGCACTCGAAGCCTTCCGATTTGAGTTTCCTTTGGAGAATCTCGATCACCTCGGGGTTCTCGGTTTTCAGAACATATTCGTAGCGGGTGTTGCCAACACAGGCACGGTCTTCGATACGTTTAATGACGGTATCCCACTCGCGGGATACACACGCGTCGATGTTAGCGGCGAGGGTTTTCATTTTAGATGCAAGCATGTCTATCTCCTTAAGAATGAGAAAGGGCCCACCGAAGTGAGCCCTTTTGTTTACACGTTACTTATACCATCATTGGTAGACATCAATGAGAATATAGCCATCCGATTTACCGCGGACGATCTCTGAAGAGAACGCACCGGAGCGAACGTAGTTATCGTTCAGACGCCAGGTCGAGAACAGGGTGTCGATCGCCGACTTCATCAGGTTCTCGGTGTCAAACGGCTGGGTGTGACCGAACTTAATTTCCAGGTGAACGTTGCGGTTCTTCTTCAGCCAGCGTGGCTTGGCCGGCACGTGTGACTGGAAGACTTCGGCCCACTCGTTGTATTCTGCTGAACGACGCAGCTGGCGACGGGCACCGAAGCTGGTGGGTTCGTACATTGCGTTGTGACTCAGGCCGTGCATTGGCAGACGCAGACGGAAGTGCTGACGACCTTCCTGTGCCGGCGTTGCTGGAGTCACCACGTTCGCCGCCTGGGTTTCCCGCTTGTCTTCAGGCAGGGTCGCGATCAGGGCGTGAGCGTTTGGTGCTGCGATGCAGTAATTCTTCTCGCGAAGATCGGTGCCTTCTTTGTGGTATTCCACGACGGCCGAGCCCAGAAGGGGCTTGACAGTGCGGCGGATCCAGTCGCGGAAGCGGCCAGACAGGTCATACATCTCGAACAGATCTTGTAAATCAACGTACGGGTGACGACGACCCGGCATAGCGAAAGTTTGTGGCAACATGAATATCTCCTCTTGTTGCCACCACTATATGCTTAAAAAGCCGCCATGTAAAGGGAATACCAAAAAATGATCAACAGGTACGTCAGATTGTGAAACATCTGGTCCAGACCGAGGTAGTTCCAGAACGCCCGAGAGTTGAACTCCGCCTTGGCTTTCTGGGCCTTCCAGTAGTCAATCGACCAGTGGATGATGAACTCGGAGACAGCAATCACGAGGGCGGTCGGCAGGTCCATAAAGAACAGCAGGATGACCAAGGTGGCCGAGGCGTGGGTCGTCACGTGAAGTGTCAGCGGCAGGCGCCAACCTTTCTCGGCGGACTTACGCAGCATATAGGGAGTTTGCCAATAGAAGTCGAACAGGAAGTGCTTAACGAACAGTAGGGCGAGCAGTAGGTACATGAGTAGTCTCCGTTAGAAAAAACTAAGGCCGGATGACCGGCCTGAGAACCCCGAAGGGTTTTTAACAAGGAGAACAACATTCATGATTGACTACTCTATTTTACACGAAGGAGGAAGGCAGCCATCGGTATCATGAACGGGTCCTGCAGTAATCCTACCACAGCGAGCAAACGTGTCAAGTTCCGATGACGTTACAGTGAAAAGGTTGAGGTCTGGCGGAAAAGTCCCGGTTGGTACGTTTGAACGGAATCTACGCGGAAACCCACACCGCCCTATAGCTTTCTTACCCAAGCATACTGACTCTCTATATATCTCTAAAAAAGCCTTAGTAAGTAGTTTATAGTATAGGGGAACAGTTACACTATAAAGTGTGTCAAGGGTGACGTACCAAACGTATCGGCGTACCAACTCACTGTAAACCCTTGTGGCATAAGGCTTTTTGTTGGTACGTGGCTGGAACATTTGGCGTATCATTGGTGTATCAAGGATCTTTTGCTAAAAAATACTTGCATGCTGATTTTCCTTGAGCTATTATCCTTCCATCGAATCTAATACAGGAGAACATCGATATGAACAAATCTGAACTGATTGCTAAAGTTGCCGAAGATCTGGAACTGCCAAAGACCCGTGTTGCTCAAGTTGCTAACGCACTGTTTGACTCAATCGTTGGTAAAGTTGCTGAAGGCGAAACCGTTGGTATCACTGGTTTCGGTACTTTCTCAAGCCGTGATCGCGCTGAGCGTAACGGTCGCAACCCACAGACCGGCGACGCACTGGTGATTGAAGCCCGCAAGGCTCCTCACTTCCGTAGCGGTCGTGGTTTCAAAGAAGCGGTTAACGGCTAAAAGCTGGTTTCCTGCTGGAAAGGGCTCCTTAGGGAGCCCTTTTTGTTTATTTCATGCCGATCAAATCAGCGATACGCTCTTCGAACTTCTCAGAGAAATGCTCAGCGGTGAACATCGCTTGACGCAGGCGACGTGTAGTCTTACGACCTACCGTCTTCGCCATATCCATCACGCCATCGGCACCAGCCGGCACGTTGTTCTTCGCAAAGTACAGACCAATCTCCGACTCGACCGTCTGAATCACAGTCAGTTCAACCGGGGTCATGTACGTCCAGCCAGACTTGCGGCGGACCGTGTTAGCTTGGATATCGATGTCTTCGGCATCCAGTGCTTCAACCAGAATGTGCTTCACGACCTGTTCCATCACGTTCAGATGCTCAGGTGTCTCAGCTTGGCTTTCCAGCAGGTTGCTCAGGAAGTTGGTGCTCACCGCACCTAGGCCCTGGACGTAATCTTCCAGAATGCCTTCAGTGGTAGAACGCGGGTTAACCGCATAGCCGCGGGCCCAGTAGTTGTACAGGACGTCCACGCACTCTAAGCGGTAGCGGGCCAGCTTCTCACGGAGATCTTCACGGACCTTGTTCGGGTTGATCGAGAAGAGGTACGCAGGAATGGATTTCACCGGCATGACCAGCATGTCCTGCTCGCGTCCGGAAGAATCGTGCGTTGTCATATGACAACACATGTAGATAGGGTCATCGAGTTTGCGGGTTTGAGTACCCCAATCCAGACCTAAGTTTTCCACCAAACGACGCATCGCAACGCCAGGCTGTCCGTTTTCCAGCTCGACCACATCAATCATGTCGCCGTAGAATTCGATCTGTTTCATAACTCACTCCAGTTGAGGGCATATACCCACACGTCAATCAAAAAGGTTGGTAGAGAATGGGGCCACCCGAAGGCAGCCCCAGAGTATTACACTTTTTCCAGCACTTCGAACGCACGGTCAGCGATCTTAGACAGCTCGTTTTCAATGCCTTCGTCCAGGTACTGCAGGACATGTTCAACCGGTTGCTCTTCAGCGATCACGTGGTCGATCAGACGAACCGCAGAACGCTCCATGGCCGCCAGCAGGTAAGAGTCAACACCGAACACTTTGGTATCCACCGGCTCGTTCTCTGCCTTCATTGGGCCGCGACCCAGACGATCCCAGCAGAAGCAGATCAGGTGGTGATACGTGTCGTCTTCATCCATTGCCACGCCGCCGGCCCGGCCGTAATCACACAGACGCTTAACCGCTTCGACCAGCTGCGGACGAGACAGTTTGCGGGCATCGCGGTATTTGGTGCTTTCAGTGTTGCCACGCTCCAGGCGAACGTTGATCGCCAGGCCTTTGTTCCAGTAGTCGTTCAGGACGTCGACGCACTCAGACTGGAAGAGTTCCAGACGGGCACGGGCTTCCGGGTTCAGAGCATCCGGGTTCATGGAGAACAGGAAAGCATGCAGCTTGGTCAGCGGGACTACGACTTCATCGTACTGGCCACCTTTGCCATCGCTGACACGCAAGTTCTTGGCGCCAAAGCGACGGTCATTCTTCAGACGCTGATACTCATCGCCATAGTTCACGCCGATTGCTTCAACCAGACCGTGGATTGGGATCATCGGCTGGTCATGTTCATCCGGAACAACCTGGATGGTGAAGCCGAAAACGTTAACCTTATGGATATCTCTTAACAGGAAATGGGCAGACATATAAACTCCTTTGGGGAAAAGAAAGAGGGGACGTGGTCCCCAGCATGTTTCTTATACCGTCAGATTCGAAATTATCGAACCTCGGTTGTGGACCATAACTGCACACCGGCCATCAAACCTTCCGCAATTTGGTGGAAAGCGGCGATGAGTTCGGCGTCGAGCATGGTGATGGATTGTGACGGTGAGGATTGACTGACGATGACTTCATTCATGTAGCGGGCGATGAAGTCTTCCGCCACGGCCAGACGATACAGGTCGAACCCGTTCTTTGACTCTTCCGGTTTCATCACCAGGTTAGTGGGGAAGAATTCCATCAGAAGCATGTACAGGCCTTGCTGCAGTTTTTTCTTGCTGTACGGCTCACCGACCCGCTCGGCGTAGTCGACAAACTGGTCCAGCACGCGGTCGAGGTTCTGTCGGGCAACCCGCCACATAGAGCCGAGTTTGGCGAATTGGGAGTCGGCATTAGGGTTAATCGCGATGCCTTGCATCCAATAGGAGTGCAGAGCTGCGACACATTCACCCTGGTACTTTTCCAGATTCTCACGCAGGTTGACGCGTTCCTCACAGATTTCGCCGTTAGCGTCGATGACTTCCTGGTTGAACCAGAGTTCATCCCGTTTGTCGATACGAATCGAGAAGAGCCACGCGTTGAGCTTACTCAGGGGTAGCACCACGTATTCACTCTCGGTGGCGCCGTCGTTGACAACAATGATTTGAGCGAGGAACTTAAGTTCGAACTGTGCACGTTCCAACAATTCGTCGCGGAATGGATCAAGCCCAAGCTGGGAGATGAGGTCGTTGATGATAACGCCTTGCTCTTCCATTTCGGGGTACTTCACGGTGGGAATGAGACGGCCAATAAAATTGACCCACTGAATGTCTTCCGGGTAATAATGTTTCATGGTGTGTTCCTCCATGTTACTTATACCCGGAAGATCTTTTTACGTTGACGCTTTCAAGGCAGGATAAACGTCTTCATACTGATCGATGGCCCGGGCAAGGTCGCCGAAGAAGCCGAGAGCGTTACCTGCCGTGTCCCGCAGGTTCTCGATCGCCCCGGGTTTCCCCAGAGCGGCTTCGAGTTGCCGCAACCGCAGGTAGATTTCCTGATGCGTCTCCATGATCAACCTTTCACGTTAATGAGCGGTTTGATGTAATGGACGATGTCGACCAGGTCTTCCTGCAGCTCCATCACTTTGAAGATGTCCTTGTAGGCGAACGGGGATTCGTCGACCGTGCTCTGGCCAACGGTTGCCGCCGGGATATCCTTCATCGCTTCCTGGAACTGCTCCAGCGTCACTTGCTCTTTCGCCTTACGACGGGACAGCACGCGGCCGGCACCGTGAGAGGACGAGTTCATCGATTCCGGATTGCCGAGACCCCGCACGATGAAGCATCCATCACGCATGTTCCCTGGGATCACACCCATCATGCCCGGGTCCGCATGGGTCGCCCCTTTACGGTGGATCCAGCGGCCGTTAACGTTTTCGGCGTGATTGTGGTTCCGGTTAATGAATTCGAGCGGCTGTAAGTTATTCACACCGATCACCTGAGCGATTGCCCGCATGGTCCGCTGAGCAATCAGCTGACGGTTCGCCAGGGCAAACTGCAGGCCGTACTCCAGGTTCATGATGTAGTCATTGGCTTCCGGTGTCCCCATCACTAACGCGTGGGCTTCTTCCGGCTTGCCACCTTTAGCTGCGATCTTCATGTAATCCGACGCGATGCCGTGACCGACAGAACGCGAACCGGAGTGGATGATGATCCACAGTTCGGACTGCTCGTCATAACCAATCTCAACAAAGTGGTTACCACCACCCAGGGTACCGAGGCACTGCGGGCCGTATCCCACGTGGTCAATCACGTCTTTGGTGAAGCGAGCACCCAGGCCGTGAACAAACGGACGGGCTTCTTCCGCCTGGCGGGCAGAGTTCTTGGTGAATCCGACCGGCACGTGCTGACGGATCGCTTCGTAAATTGCCTGCTCGTAACCTTCGATGTCACTGGCAGAGATATTCAGTTTGGTTGCCGACATGCCGCAGCCGATATCATAGCCTACGAACGACGGATAGATGGTACCCACAGTTGCCACGACAGCACCGATAGGCAGGACGTAGCCGGTATGAGCGTCCGGCATCAACGCACCCTGGACCACGTCAGGGAGGGCCATACAATTGACGAACTGATCGATAGCGCCAGACTCCAGCACTTCCGCGTAGATTTTGTATGGCTTACCCAGGGCATCCAGTTTTTTGAGTTGCATTGTCATATCCTCTATTTGATTGAGCTGTGAGCATAACCCATTATTGGCTAAAAAGGAAGCGTCGCTTCCCTTTAGTTGTTACCGTAACTGATTCGTCTGAAGCCACGCGGCGTCATGACTCTGGTTGGAGTCGTAGAGAGCGAACTCGATCTCCATCTCTTTGTGGAATTCAAAGCCGTGGCCCGCCAGGACTTCACGCAGGGCTACTGTCTGAGAATGGAAGGAGGTTGCCGTCGTGTGGTACTTACGAAGGGTCGCCATCCGGATTTCCCGACCGTTCAGGTACTTCTTGAACGCATTCCGGGAGACGTGGAAGTCCAGACGCCGCGAGAGATCCCGAAGCTCATCCACCTGCCGGTCCGTGCACAGCACTTGAATGTGGGACTCAAAGTACTGATTTGGAAGCGGTGTCGCCGCCCACGGGTGCTGCAGTGACGTTTCAAGCTTGGAGCGAATAACCCGGAAGCCAACAGCTTGCAGGACAGTGATCTGCTTGTTCATTTCCTTGACGGCTTCGTTCTGGTTTTCGCTCATCATCCGGTAGGACGACATCACGTCAACCAGCGGTTCAGCATCGATCACGATGGCCTTCGCGTTAAACGACGCACAAACCGATTGGAATTTCTCAAGCTCATCCGTACGGTTAGGGTCCAGCGGTACCGTCAAGTGGATTTCATACGGGATCATACGAGCTCCACTTTTACATCAATCAAATTGACTTCAATCGCACGGACCGACGTATCGATGTTCATGGCCTCTAACTGCAGGTCATCCAGGTTCAGTACTCGAACCTCATGACTATCAAGGTATCCAATAAGACGAAAAACCGTTTGACCGTTGTCATCAATCCGGAAGTAAGTTCCATACGATAGTTGGCGAAGAAGAACTGGCTGATCGGCGCCTTCAATGTACTGCGTGTTGATCTGAGTCATTTCGTATCTACCTCGATGCGGACGGCTTTGATATCAACCGGGCGGACAATCTGATTTGTCGGCGGGAAGATGGCAGTCAAATCCTCCATCACGAGGACCGTAGCAAAATCACTATGCCCGTGCCGCTCACAAGGGTTGACCAAGAGACGGTACAGCTGGTCACCCATTGTGTAAAAACTACCTTCGGGTAAATCCCCGAGTTCACGCTGAACTACATTGCCATTATTTACAGCTAAATGAATATTGGTCATATTCACTCCTTTAGGGCCCGAAGGCCCGTTAGAAATTCCACGGCACGATGTGCTTCTCGATGCCTTCCCGAATGTACTGCATTGCTGTGTCAAAGTCTTGCCCATTCTCCACGCAGAAGACGACGACATCCGTGCACAGCGTGAGTGCAAGGTTGATCATGTCTAACTGACGGGCGTCGAGGTTGTCTATCGGGGTCATAGCCCCAAAGTTCACCTCTCGTAAACACAACTGGATAATCTCGGTAGCGTCACCGTCCAGTGCCTTTACGACTTGCCCCAATTGGTAGCGATTGTGGTTAACCAGCAATCGTCTCCAATCAAGTGCATGCTGCGACGCCTGACTCTTCTCTAAGCGGGACCAGTGACGGTCTGCTTCCACCATGAAACGCTGACGGTACTCGGCAAGGTTACCGGCAACGTCAGGCTTCAGGGTTTGGATAGGGATTGAGTACAGGTAGTCGTTAATGTTGGCCAACGGGATGAACAGAGAGTTCTGCTTAATCCCGCCGTTATAAGAAAAGTCCTTGGAGATTTGTAGCGCTCTCACCAAGACCTCATCCCCGCTCAGTCGGTCACTCTCCGCAAGCAGTGGCAGACCGATTTGTTCCATCAAGCTTCGCATGTCCACGAAGACCATCTCCCCGGTTTCATCCAGGAAGGTGGACACACCGGGACCGCCGTCAAGACTGACGTACTCGGCCCGGCGGAAAGTTAACGATTTCATGCTTACGCCTTAGGAAGACAGATGTTAACGAATTGGCGACCTTCCAGAGCCTTGAAGCGTGGGTACATACGCTCGAGCATCTTGTCACAGGATTTCTCATCCGGTGTCTCGATGACGATATCATGGTACAGGGGCTCCGTGGTATTTTCTTTCATGCCCAGGGCGATGATACCCCATTCACCGTTGAGCTTGGCCGGCTGGCTGACTAAGCGGCCAGGAGCACACTCGAGGGTGACGGTGTAATTGCCGGTGGTGCTGTAAATGGCACGTGCTTTAGCGGTTTCACATGCGGACTCATTGCCATAGGCATAATCCATTTCGATCGGGGGTTGTGAACCTAACGCAACTGTAAGTACGAGTGCGGTAATCATGATGTTTCTCCTTAAAGGGTTGTTACACCTTACTTATACCACCACAATGCGATCCTCGAGAATCTCAATGTAATGATCCCCAAAGCCTTTCATCAAAACCTCGCCCGGGTAGCCATGAGGGTTTGACACCACGCGACAGATCTTGTCGTTGATTTCAATTTCATAGTTCGCCCGCTCATGGATATGGCCATGGATCCATACGTCAGGTTCGATACGCTCGTCCCGCAGCCAGTCGTCCAATGCACTGGCATACGCGGCATTGACCTTGGCGGTTTCCGTATAGGAAGGCTTGCGATACTCCTTGCCGATCGACAGGAACGTCGGAGCGTGATGCGTCATGACGATAAATCGCCACCCTTTCGGTAAAGACCGAGCAGCTTTCTTCAGGGAAACACGGGCTTGGTAGTGGAAAGCTCTCGTGTCTTCCGGGTTGAGGAACATGTCGATACCCACCGGACGCTGATACAGGATGGACTTGTAGTCATTCATGCGGCGTTCAGCGGCTTTCATGCACTCCGGGTCATCATGGAAGTTCGTCCACATGATGTCGCCCCAAATACGGGTTTTCTCCAGATGGAGATCCATGTAGTCTTGGTTCATCGAGTTAACCCCATTGATGTCCGCCAAGCCTTCGAGCACACGGCCGTACTCCGCACCGTAGAACTCATGGTTACCCGGGATATGCAGGACCAGACCTTTGTCTGCTGCCAGTTCCAAAATGGTGCGGGTATGTGGGTGTCGCCACTCCCCAACGTCACCGGCGAACAGGAACCCGTCGTACTTCGTCATGTCAATCTTGCTGGTGAAAGGTTTAACGTCATCCCAGAAATCGGCGTGTAAATCCGAGCCGTACCACAGTTTCATATTGTCTCCCAAAAAATAAACGGGGAGTTACCTCCCCGCTTGTCATGCAGTCATCAGTGATGCACCGATGGACTGTCTCAGATTGAACATCTGGCTTACGTACGCTTCCGGTACCGGGCGGCCACGGGTGGCATCCAGGGCGGAGTCGAGCATCATGCAAACACGAGGCTCGATCAGTGCACGGTAGCGTGGGTCGATTTCCAGCATCATAACCTTAACGACCCAGTTAGGGCTGGTTACCAACACTGCTGCTACGTCCACCAAATCGCTTGATACACCGGGGAACTTACGTTCACCCATGAACATGCGGCGGCCGAGATCGATGATCGTCTCGTGGTCTTCCAGATAGGCCAGGTAGAAACCGGTGGTAGCCGGACCTTCCTGACGGATGAACTCCCTGTCTTCACGGGAAAGCCGTGCGAAGTGAGACTCTACAGTTGCCATTGCATTACGGAAACGCAGCGCCTCAAACGGGCGGAGCGAATCTAACAGATAAGCTACGGACTTCTCAAGATAGAGACCCTCCCGACGCAGCTTCGAAACCAATCGGAACGGCTTGTTACTTTCGATGCGTCTTTGGGCCCATTCAAGGACTTCGAGAACACTTAACGCTTTTGAGTAAATGTCGTACATATTCAATACCTCTCGGAAAATTCATTAATGTTGTCGGCCAGATTGTCGACTGCATACGTCATTGCTATGGCAACCCCTGAGTACAGTTCCTGCAGCTTAAACATCACTGCAGGTATCACTCGATCCAGTTCGATGTCCATCTCGCTGTTCAAGTAAGAAAGCAGAAGACCGGCGAAGGTCATCTGTACTGTCGTCAGAATGTTGAGCTCCCACTGAGTAAGGTCACCCCACTCAACATTTCGTTCCAAACCAATGACTTGCATGAAGTGCGTGTGGATATAGTCCAGAGTCAGGGCATACTCCTCACCCGTCTTAAGGAAGTAGTAACGCTCAAAGATGACAAGCGCCGTGTCGACGACTTTCATCGACTCCCGGTTAGAAGCTCTAGACGGCCCTTCAGGGAGCTTTGACCTCGAATCGAACCAACCGTACCAGTCGGTCAGGATCTCTTCGTAGAGAGTCGCGTAGGAGCTCTCAAGGCCATTTCTATCGAGGAACCCTGGTAAGTCCTCGAGGTTGATTACGGGGATCCGCTGGTAGTGCCTAACGGCCGGATCGTCTTGGGGTAAGTTAGCGGCGAGCACCCACTTCTCGCCACTTGCATCGAGAAACGAGTGCCGCATGTGGGCAATCGGTGTCATTAGAACTGGTATACCTTAACGTCTTGGAGAGATTGAATGTCTTCCGGTGTCAGGAACCCATCGGTCAACTTTCTAATCCCGTCGGTGATGTGGACCAGCTTCTCTTTCAAGCCAACCTGCAGAAACATCAAGATGATGTCCACGTCGTTCTTCTGGTGAATGAACTCCCGGATCAGACCCGCGGTGCTGGTCTCAAGCATCGAGAGCATCCACGCTTCAGGTTCGGTCATGGGCTGACGGTCACGCGTCATGCTGAGCGGATCGTAGGCGCCGGCTTGCAAGAACTCACAGTAGATCTGGCCGAGACAATCCTCGACTTCGTCTACCGGGTACTCAGCATCCTGGCCTTGCTCGGTGTAATACGCTTTCAGTGCAGACAGAGCGTCTTCGAGCTGTAAGTGGGCGTGCGTCAGGAAACCAATGTCATGACTGGTACGCTGGGTCAATTCAAGGAGTAGGTTATTGCGAACGTCGACGGACGTCTTCACACTAAACAGGAAGGTGTTCAGGCTGGTTAACGCCACACCGTGATCGCCTTCCAGGGTGCGGACGTAGATAAGACCGGGCTCTTTAGGCAAACGACGCATAGAGAGCCCGAGATAATCGATTAAAGATTCAACAGATACTGCAGATTCGAGCCGACGGGTTTCTGGGTGCATATAACCAAAGACATCGAACTCACCAAAGCGACACGTAATTTTCATAGGTCTCCTCCATTACGTGTTACTTATACCAAGAAATCGCGGTTTATAAGGAGTTCAGTTCGTCTCGCTTGTCCACCAGGGTCTCAGTATTGCCTCGTTGAGCTTCTTCCACCAAGGTTCGCTCCGCCGGCGGCAGTACGGTGGCGTCTACGCGGGAAACTTCTTCCTTGAGAAAATTCACGGACTCTTTCAAGTCATCGAACATCGTGTAAAAGCGAGCGAGCCAAACCACGGTAAAGCCGACCAGGAACACGGAATAGATACCGAAGGACTTGTCGACATAGTAGTCAAAGAGCACTTCTGCTCCGGCCAAGCCGAAGGTCAGGATGTAGATCATCCACGAGATACCGGAAAACGGCCCCGAGAACGCCGTGTTGAACTCATCGTTAGAACTGACGGTCTTCTTCAAAATACCCTGCGTCACCTTGCCCAGTACAATGCTCGTGAAGTACATAACGCAAGGGATCAGCATTAAGCACGCTCCGGCGAGAATCGAGCTTAGGTTCTGAGCCCCATCGATGAATGCGGAAACACCGAGGGTCAATGCAGACGTGGCTAAAAAGAAGAATGAATACAGTCGGGAACGCATCCCGAAACTATGTAAACGTTTTGTTGCAAACTCAATGTTTCTAGCAGACATGTGGTTCTCCTGTGTAGTTGCTAGTGTTTTAGGGAAAACTCCCTATAGGATTTTAGTAATTTTACTTAAGTCAGCCTTTGAGATTACTCCCAAAGGCTGATCAAGTCTATTTAAACGATACGGCGTGTTTCTGACTGGACTCGTCGTAGTAATACACGTCGATCCCACCCAGTGATGCAAATGCCTTGGTGCCATCATGACGAGGCCAGGAGAAATCTGCTTGGCCAATTACAGACTGTGCCTCGCTCCCGTCAAGATGCATCACGGCAAACCACTCGTTCACCTTCTGCAGGATATCAGAAGGTTCAACCATTACCGGTTCTGCGTCACCGTTATCGAACTGCAACCACACCTCGAAGATGTCGTAGTGTTGTTCGTTGGCGACTAGCGGACCGATTACAACTTCACTGTATCTCACTTGAACTCCACAGGGAACTTCACACCGGAATAGTCATAATAGAAGATCGTCCAGCCTTCCAACGCAGCCTGCACATCGTCACACATCGCATCACACGGGAACCCGCCCCATTGATCATAACCGGGGACTTTACGGTAACCGGGACCTCCGCTGCCTTCAGATTCCACTTCCTCGCATGCAGCATAGAAGTTGGCTACAGTGAGCAGGTCGGCTTCTTCCACAACCATTTCTTCAACGGTCGTAGCATCTGCATCCCCGTGCATGTATTTCACTTCCAGCACATACTTGCCGAAGAAACCGAGTGGGGTGTGGCCCACTTTGAATTCACTAAACATAATCTTTCCACCAGAAATCTACAGAGTGAGGGAGTCCCTGATCGTCGTACCACAGGACTAACAGGTCTTTGAACCTACCGTAGCCCCACGCGTCATGGTCGTTTTGGAAAAAGTCACAGAGATCGTCTTCGTCCCGCTCACCGAGAGTATCAACAAAGACTTGGTACAAAGGATCCCGTGTGTAACCGTGATCTTTCGTCCACTTGGCGCCGTCGAACATGTTCTTCAGAGCGATAACCTGCTCTTCCGTTTCCAGCGTTATATGGCCGGTTGGGTAGCTGTCGGCATCACCGAGCATAAACATACACTCGATGACGTAGACTTCCCGATGCTCGGATTGCATTACAAAAGGACTTACCGTTAAGCCATTGATCATACTGACCTCTTCTTGACGCCCACTTGGACGACCGGAATGTTACCGATGTCCACGTTGAACACCACCTTTAACGCCGCCAGGAAAGCCTCGGGCGATTGATCTTCCCAGAGTGCCGCCACCGGTTGGTACCCGACGGCCGACTTGAAGATTTTCTCCGAGCGATCGTAGTATATGTAACCCTGCAGTTCTTCATAGAGCCGCAGGTCTCGTGTTGCCGTTATCTCAGAGATGTCAAAGAGCTCGACCAGGAAAGAACGTTTCAGACGGCCGTGCTCGTGGAACATCGCATCGATGAACTTGAGTCGGACAAGCTGTTGGTTCTTCACACTAACCCCGCGTTGAACAGGACGACGGTGTTGAAATCCTGGAAGAGCGACTTCGTGTTAAGGATTTCTTCGACCGTCATCCAGGAGGCCGGCCCTTCATTTTCAAAGCCGGCTGAAGGTCCGACAGGGACTTCCACCGTGGCAATCCCGGAGTACACAGCGATCTGGGCACCGCGGAAGTTGATCTCTTGGAGATAGTCGATCGGGTCTTTCAAATTGCTCAGGCCAATACCGGTCTCTTCTTCCAGCTCACGGTACGCGGCGTCCCGATAGCTTTCCCCAGGATCGCGTTTACCACAGGGCAGGCCAAGTTGACCGTCTTTCGCCCGGTGTGTTACGAGCACACGACCGGTGTCTTCAGCGTAGATCACGCACAGGCTGGCCGTCATTTTGACAGTTTGGGCTTGAGTCTCAACGAACGCAGCCGAAGCCAGCACGTTCTTATTACCAGTGGGTCGGAGTAGCATGTTAGATTCCTATGACAAATACTTTGATCAAGCCCGCAGTGAAGAGGGCGACGACGATAACTAAAACAGCGATCAGTGTGATAAAACCACTGAGGTCAGATACACGTGCAGGAAGGGGAGTACTGTGGTACGCCTCCCATTGTCTGGCAATAAGAACAGGAAAGGCCATAATCAGGCAGACACACAAGGCAAAGAAAATCACGTAACCCATCAGTCTTCCTCAATAGGCTCCCAGCGTTCGCCGGCGAGCATGATAGTTTGTGGGAATTCCCCTTTGTCGAGCATCATCTTCAACCGAGGAATCTGTTTCACAATGTCCGGACCGTAGCCCAGGCTCATGTGAAGATTCAGTTTGGGGTAAGAATGCTCAAACCCTTTTGTACGCAGCACCATGTGGCGGCCAACGAGATTTGGGCAGTCCAACTTAAGGACCGCCGCTTCCCATTTACTGCCGGGCTCACCCATGTGTTCAATTCCGGTGATCCGGGCCTGGTAGCGGGCTTCAGGCGATGCCTTGGGATCGATATTTGGGTTACGCTTGTCGTACATCAGCGTGACGTGCAGTTTGTTCTGGTCCATGCCTTTAATGCCGGCATTGGTTAAAGCCTTGATGATTTTCTTTGCGTCAAGGGAATCGGGTTTTACTTGGGCATAACCGTTCATGACAGCTCCAGGGTGATAATTCCGTGATTTCTCCAGACCATGCTTGCTGGGATGGGCAGGGGTCTCATGGTTGCGAGGATGAAAGCGGGTTCTTCATAGGACCAGGAGTATTCATGACCGTGATCATGATCCACGCCCTTAACAGTCAGGGTATCCGCCGACACCACAAACTGGTTGATTTCCCCATCTGGCCATTTGATAGTACCCGTTTTGCCTTTTACGACAAGGGGATCAAACCCGTGGATAACATGGAAATCCCTGCGAGATAGCCCGTTGTAACGCCACTCTCCGCCGTTCCAACCACCGATATGAGTAAAGACTACTTCCATTAGCGCCTCCGGGCGAGTTTCTGTGCACGTTTCTTACGGGCCAGGCGGCGATCTTTGGCCACACCGGTGTGACGGCGGGTGTGTTCTTCTGTCGGGCGGAGAAACATAGCGTCCCCTTCGAAGTCCCGGCACTCGTCGACAGCAATAGAGGTAAGGGATAGACCTCCGAACACCCCACAGCCCGCACCCAGTACCACAACCTTGCGAGTATCTTCCATCGCAAACTCCTAAAAAAGCCCGGACGAATCCGGGCAGTTCTACTACGGGCAGGGCTCTGCGTCTTCCAGAGGCTCTGCACCGCACTTACAACATTTTGTCCAGGACCGGTCGTTCATCGAACCGCAGCGTGCACAGTTGATGATCGAGTTCCAGTCCTGGTCCCAGATGCGAAGAATCATGAGCCGCGAAGTGCAGCCAGTTTAGCTTCGATCTCAGCTTCAGACAGGCTCTGCAGAGCGTCTTTCTTCTTGCTGTGCAGCAGGTTTTCCAGATCGGCGATCTGCTGGGTAGTCTGCAGACGTTTTTCAGCCGCGTCTTTCTCACGCTGTCTAACACCGATGATGTACTTCACGATGTCCAGCTTGTCCGAGACCAGGGCACGCTTAGGGTTGCTGCCGGTTTCAACGAAGCTCTCTTCGCCCAGAGTTTTCAGCTCGTTGTTCAGAGCCACGGCGACCGAGTTCAGGTCAATGCCCTGGGTTTTCACCAGCAGAGGCAGGTCCCACAGCTGCTCAACAGACAGTTCGCCTTTAGCAGACGGGAAACGGAATTTGTTACGGATTGCTTTTTCGAAGTTCATGATTGTTCCTTAGAATTGAACGTTATAGACTTTGTTGAGTTTTTCACCGGTAACACGGATCGTGACCGACTCAGATTTAGTGGAACTGAAACCTACGCCAGACAGCTGGTCATCGGTCGGTTCACACTTGGTTTTGGAGCCCAGTACTTCGAACACCTTGCGATGCTGTTCCAGATCGCTACGCAGGAATTCGTTGTAGATACCGCGGGTTGGTTCTGGGTTTTTGGCGCCGTCCAGCAGGAAGAACCAGTGTTTGTTGCCGATCGCTTTGCCTTCCCAGAAGTTCGGGGACAGCATGACGGTGGCCACGGGAACGAACTGCTCGGTTTTCAGACCCCAGACTTCTTGAGGGGCAGAGCCGCACGGCATGTGGTGTTTGATTGACAGGTCACTGCCACGTTTGGTGACGGTTGCAACTGGCTGCCACTCTTTGTGTTTCATGGCGCTTTCACGCTCGTACTGGAAGATCTGACCGTTGAACTCGATCTCGGCTTTGAAGCCACCTTCTGTTGGAGCACGCAGTGACCAGTTGTGGATCTTACAGATGTAATCCCCGTCTGGCATACGGTCGAAGCTTGGGAACGTGATGTTCTCAACCGGAACGTAGCCAACCGGTGCCGCCGTCACGTAGTCGACGTCTTGATGACCGCCAGAACGTGGGTGCGTACGGTAGTTCCAGCCCACACGCTCATTGTTACCGTAGTTGTCATGGCACAGCTGATCGCCGTGGCCGTTCCAACCTGGCATGAACACGTGCAGGTCCATCAATGACGCATTACGCTCACGGTAGTTCCACTGGTGAGTGAAACGGAAGGCACCGGTCACAGAGCCGCCACGCGCCACTACTGCTTCACGCATGGAGTCCGCGATGTTACCGTTGTAGGACCACGCGAAGTCATTGCCCCATTTGAACAGCGGCTCGGTACCTTCGTGGACCGGTGCCGTGATGCTCATCAGGTTGTTTTTCAGCGAGTTCTTCAACAGCACGTCCAGCGTACGGGCACGCGGCAGAATGTTCGCCATGAAGTCTTCGATACGGATATCTTCGCCTTCAGTGCTGACAGACTTCTGCTGCACGGCACCGGCCAGCAGGCTTTCCAGACCGCCTTTCATTTTGGCCTGAGCTGCGTTGCTGACCCACAGGACGTCATTCACGGACACGTCGGACAGGCGAGCATGACGACGTTCCAGGGAAGGCTCGAGGTTCAGCTCCTGAATGGTCTTCATCGCTTGGTTAACCATCCCTTGAGAGATGATCGCCGTTGGACGCTTGTAGTTCAGCGGATCCGTCTTACGGCCGAACACTTCCACCGCCTTCTCAACGTCCATTTCACCGGCCGTCAGGTCGATCAGGAATGTGCCGACTGCCGTATTACGCAGTTTGGCCGCAGGGAAATCGATGTTGTTCCAGACGAACGCCGTACGGGCATTGCCCTCTGGCAGCTCCAGGTAGGCCGTCTGCACGTCGTAGAACGCTTTCACACTTGGACGGAACTCCGCACCACGGTAAACCGAGTTGGAGTCGATTAGGTCCAGCGCGATCTCAAAGGCTTCCGGAGAGAGCTCTTCCAGGCCACGCTTGAAGACTGCAGCTTTGGTGTTCAGCTCACCGGTCACTTCACCGATGGATTTGCTGAAGTGGCGCTTGGCAATCGTACAGTTGAAGTGGTTCCAGGTCAGCGTCGTGCCGTCGTCCAGCTTTTCGTACGTCTCCACGTGGCCCAGTTTGTTCTCGTCGATACGGAACACGCCGGTTACCGCAGCCGCCATGACACGGGCAGCCAGTTCTGAGGCGACGCAGTCGTACGGGAACTCCAGACCTTCTACATCCCAGATGGACTGCAGGTTACCCTGATCGTCCATGGCGACGATGTTACCAACACGACGAATGAACGCTTTATCATAAGAACCATCGTGCTCGGTACGCTGACGGAAGATCGGGTTGGTGCCTTCCGGGAAGGACGCCAGGTACAGATCCCACAGGTCGTCACCAGAAACGTTGGTACGGTACAGCTCTTGGGCTGACAATGCGTCCCAACGTTGGGCGATCTTGTCTGCGAACGGCTTAAAGTTACTCATGCACTACTCCTTATGGTGCCAGTGGTGTCCTGGCGATTAAAGTTCGGGAATTGCGTTTAATAAAGCTTTGAGGAGCCTGAGGCTTTCCATCAGGCTTTCGTCACTGGAACAACTGATACGGAGGCCAAGGGGATCGAACTCGATGTGTGCATTCCCTTGGCGCCGAGTGAAGGACATTCGGGTGCGGTGAAAGCGATCTTCTGGAAGGCGAGCTATGACCTTTGTCACCTTCCAGAACCCTTCACCTGTCTCCTCAACTTTTATGTCGGGTTCACTCATACGGAGAGACGAATATCCGTGGTGAGATCGATGGCAGTGATGCAGCTCTTACCGAGATTCAGCATTTCGACCTCATAGCACGCATCAGGATCGTCTATCGTTGCAGCTTCCCACTGCTCGGTACACGCTTGAACATCACCATTAAAGAACATGATGGCTGTGGCGTGCAGCGTTTTTTCTGCAGTGCTGGTAGTGACTTTCTCACTATCTGCAAGAAAGACCATGAGCTCACGATGACGACGTTGCAGTTCAGAACGCATCATGAATTGCATGTAGTCATACTCAGGGAGATTTGTACACTCAGATGTGGTGTGGCGGATCACGGAGTTCATCAACTGCTGGCGGAACGTTTCAGTTTTGATCATGGTGGATTACCTATCAGGATAGCGGTGACCTTCGGGGCGCCCGCTACGTTTGTGAAAGTGATACCCAGCAGTTCTTTGCCGGATCCCTGGAGCTCTTCAAATGCCACGGTGAACAGGTTGGCCTGTTCATCCTCGGCGTACATCACAGCCATTGCCTGAAGCAGAGTCAGGTGTGGATTTTTATTGTGGATCACGTTCAGCTGCATCAGCAGGTTGTTCGTGAAGTTATGGGTTACGTGGGTCGCCTGGAGTTCTTTGGCCATGATGGCCGCAATCTTACAGGAGATCTGGGTGGCGAATTCAGCTTGCTGCATAGATCTCACCATCATCGGTGAAAGTTTTGGATACGTCGCCAACGGTAATAGTGAACGCATGGAGGATCGGTGGATTAAACCATTCACGATCTTCGACCGTAGCACTAACGTGCCATTCTTCTACACTATCCTCATCGAATTGCTTAATGAACTCGGTTGCATCCACCAGGTGTTGCTTGATGACTGGAGTTTCATCTCCAAAGAGAATGTTTAGCATTTTGATTTGGTCAAATTCATCTTTTTCACCCTTAAGCGGGCGGTTGATGTCTTCGAGAATATCGAGCATGCGGACATTCAATGCATGGCAATAGGAAAGGCGGACGGCCCGGTCTGGGGACATCCCTTCAGTGATCGCCATCAACAGTGCAATACGAAGAGCTTTAGAGGCTTGACGGAAAGTTTTGGTTGTCATGGTAATCCTTATTTATCAAAGAGGCCGTGGACACGAGGCGTCTCGTGCCAATTATCATCATCAATCGTTACAATGAAGCTGGAATTTAAGTTTTCACCATCCAGCCATTCTTCCCAGTAATCACTCCATCCCTCTTGATTCCACCCAAAGACGCCATAGAGCAACTTGTAGCAATCGGAGTTGGACTCGATGTCGTAGTCGTTCTTGGCGATCTCGTCGTTAATAGCGTCGATGATCAAACTGCGGTAGGTCGCCTTGACCATTGGAACGGCTTGGAAGCCACCGGTGATGGAGAAGACGATGTGCTGAAGGAAACGTTCGTTGTGGGACCAGGTGTGATCGTGCTCATAGCGGTGTAACCCGCCGGTAAGATACTGTGGCATAGCGCCTCCAAAAGGTTAAAGGGGAGAGGTCTCCCCTTGGTTTACACCTTTCTTATACCCGAGTTAAGCGGCAATTCGGAGAGCTTCCTGGAATTTCTCAGGGTTGGCGTCGGCAAGCATAGCGACAACTTCCGTCTGCGTGATACCGGCACGGACAGGTTCCACGTCACCCCAGTTCCAACCGATTTCACCGTCGGCACCGATCGGGAAGTTCAGCCAATCGAACACTTCCTGTGGCCAATCGTTCATGACGTAGAAACCAAGGTTGATGGCTTCTGCAGCACGGGCGAGTGGCACTTCGATCTCAATGGAGTCATAAACCGTACACACGCAGCGTCCACCCAGTTCTTTCATACGGCGGTTCAGTTCGGTGAACACAATCAGTCCGAGCGTGGAGGCCGGCGACTGGATCATCACGTTCTGAGCATTACGCTTAGCCGCATTGAATGCAGCGGAACCACGGAACATTGGCAGCGTGCCGAATTCCATTTTGCGCTGGGCGAATGGCGTCACGACGAACTGGTTATCTGCAGCCATGGCGTGGCAGTCAGAGATGAAGGCTTTCACTCGAGGGTAGATGCCGAAGTACGCATCGACGATTTCCTGAGCTTCAGACACTTCGATACCCAGGTCACGGGCGATGGAGTTAACCGTAGCGCCGTACAGGAGACCGAATGTGATCGCCTTGGCACCCTGACGGTAATCCTTGTACTTCTTGTGCTCCGGGTGGTGATGGTCCTTCACGATGGCCACGAATTCGTCGTAGTCAATGTGGTAAATCATCGAGGCCGTATATGAGTGGAAGTCCTTACCGGACACACACGCATCGATCATCGTCTCGTCACCGGACAGGGCGGCGAGGATCTTTACCTCACAGGACGAGAAGTCGAACGCCAGGAACACGTAGCCGGCTTTCGCACAGTACAGCTGACGGATGTTGTACCCGTAGTACCCGCGGGGCAGGTTCAGCAGGTTCGGGTCCGACGAGGAGATACGGTGCGAACTCGTCCCGTGCAGGTTGTAGTTCGGATGCACTCGCCCGTCAGACTTGACCCAGTCGGCCACGTACGTCTTGATGAACGAGTTGTGCATCGACGCCACGTCATTACGCTTCTTGATCGCTTCAAGCCACGGCAGCTGGTGTTGCTTGGCCAGGGCTTTTAGGGCATCACCGGAAGTTGAGTCATCGCCGTGCTTGGTCTGAATGGGCGCCTTGAAGCCTTTCTCGACGTACAGGAACTCCTTGAGCACCGCCGCTGACGAGAGGTCGATACGCTTACCGATGGCCGTGAAGATCTGGTCCTCGGTTTCCGCCAAGTCCTCGATCATCCGGTTGTCCATCAAGCGGTTACCCAGGATGTCGTATTCCATTCCGACGATTTCCATGTCGCAAATGAACTCCAGGGCCTTGGACTTGATGTCAATTTGCTCGGAAAAAACAGACGGTGCGGTCCCGACCGTTCGCTGACCTTGATGATGCCAGACAAAGCGTGGTTTATCTAAGAGCTTAGGCATCAAGCTCGCCATGAGCTCCAACGTTCCCACGCAGTCGAGTCCTGCGTACGCATTGAGGGCGTCGTAATCGTACCACTCATACGTGAAGTTGGAAGGTTTTTTCATTTGGTCTCCTAAAAAAGCCCGACAGGAATCGGGCGGTGTTATAGCCTCCGAAGAGGCTTACACCATAAGGTTAATACCGGAGAGACGCACGCCTTCATTCAGTGACAACAGGAAATCTGTCGGGGTGAACGGCAGGTTCATCTCATTGTACTTCTCAATTACGGCGGTCAGGTTGGCGTCAGCCGCTGGAGTAGGGTCTTTACTCCACAGGACCGTTTCAGACGCGGCCAGATCGATATCGCCCAGGCCAGCTTTCTCTGGGGCAATCAGTGACTTACGATAAGACATCATCGCTTCACCGATACTCACGACCATCTCCATGATTTCTTTATCCGGAGCACCGAAACGCGGTATCGGCATTTCCAGCTTCAAGCCATTAAGAGCAGAATGAATGTTATTCATCCGGGCCAACATCTTGGCAAGGTGAGCCGTGTCGGGAATCAGTTTATCAAAATCCGTACGCAGTTCCAATTCAGCTTTACTCAGTCCTTGCGGCGTCTGCAGAGCCATCATACGGGAACGATTATACAGGAGCTTGGCGAAGACAACCAGGCCGTCGGCACCAACTTCCAGATCCACCAAGCGAGAATGCATCTCTTGCAGCGGTGCCATTTTGGAGAAGATGTAAGCCAGGTCTGGTGTGGAGGTCAAACTGAGATACGTCAGAAGGGAGTTCACCATCTGACTTTCTTGCTCGTTGTAGAAATACAGCTCGTCAATCAGTTGCGTTAACGCCGAGTGCAACTTCTTCGGCAGTTTGTCGGTTGACACTTTGAAGTCATCCACCTCGTCCTTCGCGAGAATGTTCTTAACGAACATATCATCGGGCATCGGGTTCACGAGGTAAATCTTCAGTTCATTGAGGTACGGTAAGTTGAATCCAATGTAGCGGTTATAAAGCTCGCGATCGATGGTTTGAAGATACGGGAGAATCATAGTAAAGTCCTTAGGTTGGTTACACCTTACTTATACCTGAGCTCTGCCGCATTATGGAGGCTAAAAAAGCCCGTCCATGGGCTTTCAGTTTTAGGCCGTGTGGGCCATTAGCATACGAGTCATCGTTGCCGTGTAGTCTTCCAGCAGAATGCCGTCGCGGTAACGAACGGACATCAGTTCCGGTGTCAGCGTGCGAAGCTTAGACTCCTCCACACGGATCTCACCATCGATGAGGTACAGGAAGCGGGGACCGAACTTCGAGGCCTTGGTCGAATCCGTCGCCGGCTTCTTACCGATTGGACGACGACCATCTGCGTCACCGATTTCACACGCCTTCATGGCATAGCGTTCAGTGTCACGCACGACGTCCTGCAGCAGGGCGCCACCCATACCGAACGCCATGTTCTCGATGGAGAAGCCGTGGGCCTTCACTTCATGACAAATACGTTCGATGCTCTCTTCGTTGATACCGTCACCGTAAATCATGCGGACTTTCGGGTTCAGCACGCGGTAGCCCTTGGAGTTGATGGTGCCACCGAACTTATCCCAGAGAATATACAACACGGCCACTGACTCTTCTTCCGGTACGCCAGAATCCGGGCGGAGCACCAGGCGGGCGTTCATCGCTTTGATACGCTCGATGTTGGCCGTACCCCAGTGATCAGCGACGTTACGGTGAGCGTCGACCGAGTCAATTACCGACGCGAAGATTGGACCGTCACCGAACTGGGTGATCATGTGGTCGTTGAACGCGATTTCCTGTTCCGGAGAGAGTCCAAACGCCGTCGCCGTTGAGTGTTCAGACGCTGGGATGGTGCCGCCGCCGGTGCCAGGCTCCTGATGGTAGTAAATCCGCAGGCCGTCAACGGCTTCAACGGTGTCGGTACCACGGGCACCGGTCAGCAGGTGAGCCATACCACCCAGCATTGCGCCTTCATGGCCGGTCGCACCGCGGGCGCCGAAGTCATTCAGCATGAACGTCATCAACGAATCGACGTCATCATCGGTGGTTTCTTCCAGATGCTTACGGATAGTCGCCTGCACGGCCATGCTGACGGCACCAACGGTGGTCATGTACCACACGCCACGGAGCAGAGCGGTTTCGAACGGCGAGACCAACCACGCGAAGTCAGGATGGGTTTCCTGAACGTACACCATCGGCACACCCGGCTTCACGACACAACCTTCCGGCAGGGCCTTGATTTCCACCGGCCACTTTCCGCCAAACTCGTCGACCACACGGCGGTAGCCGGCTTCATTGAACGGGGCGCCGTACTGTGGGTTGAAAGCTTTCTGCAGATCAATGTGCTTGTGCGTCAGCGGACGCGTCATGAACTCTTTAAGGAACGGCTGGATGAAGAACGGGATCTTGCCGTGCTTGGCACCGAAACGGGCTTCGATGTAGGACAGCAGGTGGTTGGTGCCGATCGGGTACTGCAAGAACTGAGAGAACTTGTAGCCATCCATCCACGTCAACGGGTTGAAGTTGTACTCATTGAAGATGCGGTGACGTTCGTTCGGTTGGCCGTGCAGGTCAATCATCATCTTGGCCTGGTGCTGAATGTTGCTGATAAAGCTCATATCCATGGGATTATCCTTTAGCGATGTCAATAAAGAAAAGGGCTGCGTTAAACATTGCGGTACCTACCAGAATAATTCGACCGGTAAATGCCATAGGCGTGCAATTACTGCGGCCCAACGACATGAAGATAATCGTCGTCAGGAAGAACCATTCCCCGTGTGTCATTTGGTCACCATGTGGGTCGATTGGGGTGCCGCACGTTTGTCCAGAATCACCTCTAAGGCGTGGACGTAGTCGATGAGGCTGTTAAGCTGTCGGGTGTTTTCGTTGGCGTCGTTGGCGAGACGGGCAAGATCCGCTGCAGTCTGTCGAGGAAGTTCACATCTCGCTTTTGCAGCAGGCTGGCTGGCGCTCGGTCCGTGATCACCGGACACGGCGGTGGCGGCTGGAACTTCTGGGACGTACATCCCGACAGAACCGTTAAGCAAAGAATCAGTGAGAGTTTGTGCATTCTTGCGGCCCTCCTGGAGGCCTTTTTGGTACGCCGCGTCGATCTCGAAACTGGCCGTCGTGATGGCTTGCTCCTGACCACGGGCACCGTTGGTTTGTGTCACGGTCGCCGTGGCGTTCTTCAGATCATCCTTCGTGGCACGGTTGGAAACGCCAAAGTGATACACACCGATGGAATAGGCTGCGAACAGCCCAATCGCCAGAAGGTACTTAGTAGCAGGAGAAATGATCATCGAGTCTCTTCTCCTCTGCACGCTCTTCCATGAAGCAATTGGTTTCAAGCTGAATGACCGTACGGTATTCTTCATCCTCTTTGTAGAGACGGCCCGTGGTCAAGCCCCGAGAGTGCCCACGAGAGTAACCCTCACGAAAAGCAGCACGAACTTGCTCTTCGAGAGATTTCGACTCGGTCCGAGAAGGGACCAAGGAAAAATCGTCTTGTCTAGCCAGGAAGTGATAGTTACCGTCCGACACCGAGTAGAGCAGGCCGTGAGGTCCCTCCATACGGTGACCAGAGATAGTTACTGTTTGTCCGGCGACCATTACTGTACGACCTTCGACGAGGAAGTCTTTCAGGAGCCGAACCGGCGTACCGATTTGATGCATATTAACCTCGAGAGAAAACGAGACGTTTGATGATTTCAGCGTGGTCTTCGAAGAGCTCAGAATCGGCCTTCAGGATTTCACTGAACGTGAACCAGCGGACGGCTTCGGCGTCGTCGTCGGCACGTACCTTCGGACGCTTCTCGAGACCCAGGTGATCTAGGTTAAAACGAGCGGCGTGCGTAATGGTGCGGCCACGGAGCGAGCGGCCAGGATTGTCGAACACTTGGATCGGCTGCATGATTCGCAGCAGGTCGTCGTTGGCGACGGCGATACGGGTTTCTTCACGCAGCTCACGGATGATGGAGTCACGGATCCACTCTTTCGGACCCAGGAACCCTCCGGGAAGCGCCCAGAGGCCTTTGCCCGGGTTGAACTTGCGGCGAATCATCAGGATTGACGACTTGTGAGTCACGACAGCGTCGGTGGTCACGAAGGTTACCGGGTACGGTGCCATAGACCACGAGAACTTATCATCGCGGTAACGTTGTGATTCCGCCCGCATGTCAAAGTAACGCTCAGACTTCACGTAGTCTTCCAGGAACTGATGCATGCTCGCCGGAGAGTTCAGCTTCAAGTGGGTCATGTCGGGCATCATCCGCAGGATACGGGCGTACTTGCCGTCCATCTGAAAGTGCTGAATCAGACCGTACGAGTTGCCGATGAAGTCTTTGATCATCGCCGACAGCACCGGGCCGTCTTTCGGATCCAGTGCCTGCAGGATATCAAAGAGACGCGGCAGGAAGGTGTAATCCTTAGCCGGCTCTTGATCGAACAGCTCACGACGGAAGTCGGTGGCGTTCAGGTTGCGATCGTTCGGAGCGTTGTAGAAGTTCCACTGCGGGAACGAACTGAGGTAATAAGACGATTCGTCTTTCTCATGGCCAACCAGGACGACATCTTCATCTCGAATGCGATAGCCTGACTCTGGCAGTTGCTCTTCGGCGTAAGCTGCCACGGCGTTCATGACGTTGAGTTGCCACTGCTCTTCCCGGTAGTCGTCCGCCAGCGGTTTAACGGAGACCCAACGGGCTTCATGACCCATTTCCTGCAGGGCACCGTAGATAACGGCTTCGCGGTCACGGTAATTGAAAGGGTTGCTTGGAGACGGTGCCTTGTCGGCAGAGCCTACCAGAACTAAAAGTTGATCGGCCTTTTTCGCCGCTTCACGGAACAGGTGGATGTGGCCATTGTGCAGGAACTGCATGCGGCCGATTACTACAGCTAACTTGTATTGCTTCATCGTATGGTTCTCCAAAACGAGTGAGTAGGGTGTCGGTCCTCCGAGCACCCAGACAGTTTATGAGTATTTTTGAATCAGGTCAAGCAGGACATCACCGTGGCACGCACGAGGCTTACAGGAGCACCCCAGACGCTTGTCTTTGAGCTTCAGAAGCTCCTGGACTAGGTTAGGGTCCTCTTCCAGCTGGCGTTCAATGTAGGCCCGGTACAGCTCGATACAACGCTCCCGGCCGTACTCATTGACGCCAAACGGGTTGCCCCATGGGGTGCCGCGACCGATGTACACGTCGAAGGGTTCGTGATGGCGATTAACGACCGTAGCCATGGTTATTCCCCGGAGTTGGTAGATGATCCCACGCAATGGTCCAGACGGGATTATGCGTGTGTTGGTGTGGGGTGACTTTGTAGCCGGCGGCTTCCAGGTTGGATTTCAAGCCGGCCATCACTTCAGCAGAGCAAGGATGGGTAAGCTCGTGCTCGATCTTAAAGCGCCCCAGGTCGACGGCCGCGGCGATCTTACCGGCAATCTTTTTCTGATGGCCGAGGACGAACTGAGCAACCTTTTGATTGGTCTGCTCGAGAACTTGGTGGGCCGGCACCAGGGTTTGAGACTGCTGGTCATAAACAGCTGTGATTTGATCAGGATTCATAGGGTTATCCAAGGGTTAAGGGTTTACCAGAATTTCCACCAGGGTTTGTCAGGCAGCGGGCCCCACTTAATGAGGCAACTGTTGTCGGTACCGAACTCCCAGTCACCCCGAAAGAAACAAGCCCGATAGCCTTTTACCTTCAAGTTTTCAATGACGGCCTTCCGAACGTCATTACACTCTCGGTTTAAGCGCTTCGTCTCGAAGGAAGTCAAGCCTTTAGCCGCCGCCTCGAGAATTTCCCCGTGGATATAGGCTTCCGCTTTCAGCGTACTGTCAGCGAGCCCTTTTATCGTTGCGGCGAGTGCTTCCGATTGGTCTACCATAGGCGCCACCATTGCTTTTCTTCAGGTTTTTCCACCTCACCCCAGGAAATGGTGTGCCATTGGTAACCTTCCT